GAACATCCTCAATATGACAGATAAAGAGATCAGAGAGAATGCAGCAGGCGGCGGCGGAGGCGCTGGTGGAGGAGGCGGGGGAGGTAGCCTTGCTGGTGACCTCGGCGGTGGAGAAGATATCTTTGGCGGCGGCGACGAAAGCGGAGGAGACTTTGATCTTGGGGGTGACCTTGGCGGAGACGAAGCGGGCGGTGAAGAGGACACCACAGGAGGCGAAGAAGACGAAGAAGATCTCACTGCAGCTGATGATCATGATGAGGACGAAAACAACAATAGGATCCTTACGTCAGGAGACGACCAAGGAAAGTCAGAACGACTACCTGTCAAGCCCAGCGCTCGAACTACGCACAATAGAAAGGTTCGATACGCTAAGAGCGGTCATACAGACGTTGGATTGGTTGATTTTGCAAAGATGCTAAAACCAGATACGCTTGGTAGCGTCTATGATAGCGACTTCTTTAGGGTGTTTGGTAAGAATAGCGTCAGCGAAAGTGATGATCGTACAACAAAAACAACGCTTGTCATGTCGCCAGATATTGTCTCGATGCTCGAGCGCATGAGGATCAAGGTTGGCATCAAGTCCAAGGGTTCTGTTTCGTCTGGAAGCATCATCTCTGAAGGAATCGATGTCCAAGATGAGATCGATGTTACGCATACCGACGTCATCGACGGGCTAGATATTGATGATTGGAGAGAACAGAAATGAGCTCGCGAACCCACAACAAGAAGCGAAACGTGATCTTGGTGTACGAGTTCCTGATTCGAGCCATCTCGAAGGCGCTGATGGAAGACGACAAGCGTCGTCAGGCCGCGGCGCTGAAGGTCATCAGGAGGAACTTCAAGCCAGGAACTGAACTCTACAAGGAGTTTAGGCTTGCAAATGCGATGTACACGTCGACGGTCTCAACTTCTTCGGTCGCCTCATCGATCATGAGTGAGGCAAAGACCGCTGTGAGGGACATCGATGAGCGGAAGTTGAATCGAGAAAAATCGATCCTCATCCGTGAGATCAACTATTCACTTGGACAGGACGTTTACGACGAACCGATTCCAGACTATACAATTCTGGCAACAATCCAGACGTTATTCAACGAGTGGCGTCGTACTTCTGACCTCGGTCGCCTTGCGGAATACGAAGACAAAGTGAATAGGTGGTTGGTCACTGAGAAGACGCGAGAGGAGACGCCCATTTCCGATCTAGATCCAGGCACGTCGCGTCTGATGACGAGCATCATCTCTCGCAAGCTCAACGAGAAGTACGCCGATAAGCTTACGTCAGAGCAGAAAGAGATCATCAGGATCTATGCACTCAGTGAGGCGGCTGGAGCGGATACAAGGATCGAGGCGTTCCTCTCTGATATCAAGGAACGCCTCGAAATCCAGCTCGCTCATACAGATTCGAATGGAAAGCAGATCGATGAGATCAAGCAGATGCTTCTTGATGAGAACCTTGAGACCGTCGACGATGACACGATTACGAGGTTTATGCTGTACGTAAAGCTCGGTTCAGAGCTGACAGGAGGGAAGAATGTCCAATAAACGCCTCCTGAGGTCATGGCCGACATTTGAAGAACCACCCAGGCGTATCAGCGAAGCTGCAAACGTATCGAAGGAAAAGGGACGTATCGTCCTGACAGGTATCCTTCAAAAGGCAGATACGTTGAATCAGAACGGTCGCATCTATCCGTGTTCGGTGTTGAGCAGAGAAGTTGAGAACTATCAGAAGTACATCCTTGAACGTCGTGCTACTGGAGAGCTTGATCATCCCGATTCTTCTGTCGTCAGTCTGAAGAACGCCAGTCACAACATCATCGAAGCTTGGATGGAAGGCAACGTTGTCTATGGTCGTGCCATGCTGCTGAATACGCCGTCCGGAAGGATCCTGCAAAATCTGCATGAGGACGGAATTAAGCTGGGCATCTCCTCGCGAGGTGTCGGTTCGACTGAGCGTGACGGTGACTACTACATTGTTCAGGACGATTTCCAACTGATCTGTTGGGATTTTGTCAGCGAACCTTCAACGCCGGGTGCGTTCATGCTCCCGGAGCACGCAGCGTTCATGCCTGAGGGTATGGAAATCAAGGGAGAGATGACAATTGCTGAGCGCGTTCGAGAATCACGCGCGCCAGTAGATACGATAGATGCAATTGTGTCAGACCTTCTTTCAATGAGGAACAGGTGAAGAAATGCCGCTAGGTAACCCAAGTGAAGGATTCCAGAACGCTCAGGCGTACCAGGCACCTGGGCTTCCGTTCGTTCGTACGACATCGTCGCAGGAGCAGATCAAGTTTCCAAACGTATCACGATCGATCCACGTCACCGCAGACGGTGGAGACGTTGCGGTGTACTTCGCAGAAAATGCGCCAGCCACTCGTCAGTTCACAGTGAAGTCGGGTACGACGATAGAGCTATCTGTACGTGTGAAGGACCTATGGGTGAACCCTGCGTCTGCTGTGAGCGTGTTTGCAGCGCTAACGACAATTCCCAGAGATGCTATGCCTGTCTTGACGGGAAGCAACTGGGAAGGTATCGAGTGATCGTCAAACATCCATCGAAGGTGCTCGAACGTACGTGCAAGGAAGTTTTTGATTTTAATATGGCTTGGCCTATTGGTGAGGTCATGCTTGGTGCCTTGTTTGATTCGAAGGATGCTGTAGGCCTTGCGGCACCGCAGCTGAACCATTCCATACGAGTGATTGTTGTTGATCCATTTCCGAAGTTCAAGGATGGGAAGAGGATTGCAAGTGAATCAACAAGGATCATGGTAAATCCTCGTGTGATGTTTGAGTCCGTCGAACGAGACGTTGCGCTCGAGGGATGTCTTTCTTTCCCTGGACTGCAAATTCCAGTCGATCGCCCGAGAGATGTTACAATAGAGTACATGTTTAGCGATGGAGACACCTGTAAAGAGCTATTGAACGGATGGCATGCTCGTGTTGTGCAACACGAAATAGATCATCTTGACGGCGTGACGATTCTTAGCAAGGCAAACAGGCAGCTTCGTCGGTCGTATACGAAGAAGATGAGGGCACGATGAAGGTTACGAAGCAGCAGCTCAAGGCACTGATCAAGGAGTGTCTCGTTGAGATCCTTGTTGAAGGAATCGAAAAGTCGCATGCTGATGTTGTTGCTGAGGCAGCCGAACGTTCTCGAACTGTGTCTCAACGTCCTCGACAATCGCAACAGCAACCGCGTGGCCTGCAACCGAGACCTGCGCTACACGCTGCTGTCAATGAGGTTGCAGGCCACGACAATACGTTGAGAGGGATCCTGACTGACACGGTTGTCACAACGATGCCTGCACAGTATGCCGCCGAAGGTCCCATGGCAATGTCAGGTGCTGCAGCGTTAGTTGAGTCGACAGATTCAGCCACACCAGTTGAGGATGGCAACAGCGCATGGGCTGACATGGCATTCAATACATCCCGTCCTGATCCAACGAAGATTCTTGCATTGGGATTCAATCCGTCGTCGCAGGCGTGACTAGCCGCTAGCGTAAATCGGCGTAATCTCTGTGAGTGTACCTATTTACTTGTAGCACACCCGCAGGGAGACGTACAAATGATCAAGAAGATCCGCTTGGATGCCAAGGCGCTTCGCGCACTAGTTCTTGACGAAGCCAAGAAGTTCAGCAAGATGAAGGATGTTGATTCCGTTTCAGCAAAGGAAGTCGACGCTGACGAGCTTGCTAATACCTTGGAGAAGAAGCACGACTTCACGATGGAGGAGGCAAAGGATGCCGCCGTAGCCATCATTGAAGCTCGCCGGCTTAAGGAAGAGGAAGTGAAGCTCATCCAACGTATCAAGAAGGTTCGCACAAAGCGAGCAGAGATCGGTCGAAAGTTGGGAAGCATCCTGTAAGGAGTAACAGATGCCCGGACAAGGTAAGTACACAGCCTATTACGATCAGGCGTTCACTGGAAACGAAGACAAGAAGACCAAACTAGAGGAGATCTACGCAAAGGGAGTTTTCACTGAGGGAGGACCATACAACCAGTCAGACGTGATCGAGACTGGAAACGAGCGTATCCTTGCGATCGGTGATGCTGAGTCTGGGACAGGGTTTCTGCAGAAGGGTGACGCCGGCATGTTTCCAGATGGCGTTTATATGGACTTCAGGGGTTCTCCAAACAACCCCGACGAAGCAGACATCTCGACTGTTGGGTGGAAGAAAGCGGGTGATCCGCTCAACGCGTACACTCCAGACGTTCGTTCGCCTGGTCCGGCACCAGGTGTCGACCTGTCGAGTACAGACACAAGCACCATTTCCGTTAACGCAGATGCGTCCGGTGGAGACTCACGTGATGAGGCGCCTGGCGACCTTTCAAATGTTGAGGTTCTTAACCCGAACTACGATCCTGCGGAATCTGACGCTGAGAAGTACGACAACAAGGGAACGAGGAACCCGATCCACACAGGTCGCAAGATTCATGAGGTCGCAGCTGTTTCTGTTGACAGGCCGTTGAAGCTTGGAGACTCGATGCACCACGCAGATGAGTGATCGTGTGCGATTGCGTCATATAGTTAGTCTCTAGGAGAACTACGAGGATGCCAACGACTAAGGAGCTGTACACAGAGGCGCTTGCAGACGCTCGCAAGGTTCGTGAGGTCGCTGTCAAAGATGCTCAGATGTCTGTACTTGAGGCGCTGACGCCTCGGATTAGGAACCTTGTTGAAGAACAGCTCCTCGGTGAAGAGTCTGTTGAAGGACCGCCTCGTATCCCACCGGGTGAAGAGACAGATGCTGAGACATCTGCTGACCAGGGACCCGGCACTGGGGCTGCTATGGGCGACGTAGCGGTCGTTGCTACTGCACCTGTAGGTCCTGTTTCATCGGGTGAAGAGTCCCCGTGTTGTGCCGATGAAGGCATGGTTGGCGTCTCCGATCCAGTAGCTGCCATCATCAGGCAGTTTGAACTGAACATCGAAGGGATTGCTGCCCTTCAGCCGCTCCTTGAGGCAACGAGAGAGGGTGGAACGAAGGAAATCGAGCTTGCAATGTACAAGCTTGCTGAGGAAATAGGCCGTTTAAGGAAGGCAAATGCCGACCTCCTGCACACAGCAGCATTTGGTCGAAAAATCACTCAGATGATTTCTGGAATGGAGAATATGTATGACTACGTGCAGGAGGTAGTTTCCGATCCTGCACTCAAGACTTCTCTGTCAGAGAAGCTTGAAACCCACTACCAGGAACTGAAGACACTCCGAGAGGGTACGATGAAGAACCGAAATCGCAATCGCAAGTTGAATGAAGACGCCGAACTCGACGCGGTCGGTGGTTCTGAGGAAGGCGCCGGCGAAGAGACGAAGACTGTTTCTTTGAACGTTGATGTGCCCGTGGATTTGGCTGATGAGCTCGTTGATAGTCTTAGTGACATTGAAATCGAACTCGATGATGAAGGCGGCGATGACCTCGGTGGCGAAGACGACCTCGGTGGCGATGACCTCGGTGGTGGAGAAGATGATGTCCTCGACGTTGGTGGCGGAGAGGGTGAAGAGGAGGATGAATTGCAGCTCAACTCAGTACAACTTTCTGACGATACGATCGTCGAGATCGATGAGAATATGCTGCGCCGCGAGCTGAGCAGGGAGCGCAAACGCCTTAGCGAGGAGGGCTTCCCAACGCCTTCGGCAGACGGTGCAGGCGTCGATTCGGCCGCGATGGATGACTTCGGCGGTGGAGCAGACGAAGGTGAACCCTTCTCTGATCTGGATGTCGAAGCTGACTGGCCTGGCGCACGAAACGCATCGGCAACGACAGAGTCGACCCGCGCAGATCATGATTCGACACAGTCGATGACTGAGATGGACGAGCCTCCTGTCGCTGAAGGTGAAGGCATGGAAGACGAAGGCGCGACCTGCGAGAGTCTCGAGAAGAAGCTCGCCTACGAATTCCGAGTCCAGAAAGCAGCCAAGTCGAAGGGTGCAGAGCTTAAGCGCGAAGGTGCCAAGGCACGCAATGCTCGAAACACCAAGGCGTTCCAGGCCGTGAAGGCAAGGTACGTTGCGGAAGCGAAGCGCTATAGGGAAAGCGTTGAGCGTGCAAAGCAAATTAAGGCCAGCCTCACTGAGGCCAAGGCAAGGGGCCGCTCGAATAGCGGTTCGAACGCGGACGGAGACATCCGCAAGAAGTTGGCAGAATCGAATCTGAACAACGTGAAGCTGCAGTATGCAAACAAGCTCCTGCAGACTCAACTCCCGAACGCAAAGAAGCTGCAGATCGTCGAGCAGCTCGATGAGGCTAAGTCTCCTCGCGAGGCAAAGCTGATCTTCGAGAGCTCAGTGAAGCTGCTTGGTTCGGGTGAAAAGCCGAACAACCAGCGCCAGGGTGCCGGCACGGCATCGAGGGCGACGCGCTCCGGCAGCGCATCACAGACGACCCTTAATGAGGGTTTCGAGATCAACCGCTGGTCACGACTCGCGGGGATCAAGTAACGATTCTGACCAATCACGGAGAAACAAATGTCCAAGTACTTTACTCTAGAGCAGCTTAGCGAAGGCGTCATGGAGAGGCACGTCGGTGCCGAACGCTCCCGCCTCGTTGAGAAGTGGAGCCGTACGGGTCTCCTGCGAGGCCTCGAAGGCAAGCGTCGTGAAAGCATGGCGCAGCTCCTCGAGAACCAGGCTGTCCAGGTCCTCAAGGAAAGCAACGCACTGTCGACTGGTGGAGCAGGCCTGACGTCGTCCGGCCAGATCCAGGGCTTCAGCAACATCGCATTCCCGATCGTCCGCCGAGTGTTCGGTGGCCTTGTCGCGAACGAACTGGTTTCAATCCAGCCGATGTCACTGCCTTCGGGCCTGATCTTCTACATCGACTACACCTACGGGTCAAACGTCGGTGGAGACGCTGGCGTCGACCTTTCGTCATCCTCGACGAATGAGACCTACACTCGTGGCCAGTCACTGTACAACAACCCAGCAGGTAGGGGAGTCCAGAGTGGTTCTCTTGCGGCGGGTGGTATGTACGACCTCGTCGGCTCGGGTTACTCAAAGGTTCATACTGGTTCGACAGCTGTGACAGTCGCCACGACGGCAATCGGTGCATGGACCGGCGCGAATGACACATTCGTTTCCGGAACAACTGTTGCTGCATCGACTGACTTCACGGGCTCAAACGCCCAGTACGTCAGCTACGATGGCCAGATTGCAAAGGACCTCGACCTTGGCACTCTCGATCTCACCTACGTCCACCTCGCGGTCACGGACCTCGCTTCGGCGATTCCGACGGGCAACGTCCTCGACGTTGACCAGATCGCAGTCACTGGCCTTTCTGTCCCGGGCGGCGCTCAGGCATGGGGAGAGGCATACCAGGCAGGAACAGGTGTCCTCAACCTGCGTCGTCACAACAAGCGTGGTAACTTCTCTGGTGGTGTTTGGACTCCAAACCCGCTGAACGGTACGCACGTTCAGATGGCGCTTCGTCTGTCAAACGGTGGTGGAGCTCCTCAGGTCGGTACGGCAACGGTTTCGATGGCGGTTGCAGATACAGTCCAGACAGGAGACGCCGTCGGTGCTACGCTGACGATCCCGTCCTTCGAGTCTGACTTTGGCGCGACTCCTTCGCCTTCGATCCCGGACATCGACATCAAGATCGAGACGATCTCGATCACTGCAACAACCCGCAAGCTTCGTGCTCGCTGGACGCCGGAACTCGCACAGGACCTCAACGCATACCACAGCACGGATGCAGAGGTTGAGCTCACCAGCATCCTGTCTGAGCAGGTTGCGCTCGAGATCGACCGTGAGATCCTCCACGAGCTCCTCACGCAGGCCAACGGTGCAAACCTCTACTGGAGCCGCGCGCCTGGCAAGTTCGTCGATAAGGAGACAGGCAAGCCGATCCGGCTCGCGAACTCGCTGTCCGTGGGTCCTGCATTCACGGGTACGGTTCAGGATTGGTACCAGACGCTGGTTGAGACCATCGTCGATGTCGCCAACACGATTCACAGGAAGACCCTCCGCGGCGCAGCCAACTTTGTTGTGACTGGTCCGGACGTCTGCACGATCCTGGAATCCAGCGTCCTCTACAAGCCGAAGTACACGATCGATGGTGAAGGCCAGGTCGGCAACCCGATGACAATCGGTGCCGAGGCGATCGGTACTGTGTCGAATCGCTTCACGGTCTACAAGGACCCGTACTTCCCGCGTAACCGCATCCTTGTCGGTTTCAAGGGTGGAAGCTACCTCGAAACGGGCTTCGTATACGCACCTTACGTGCCGCTCATCGTCACCCCGACGATCTACGCACCTGAGGACTTCACGCCTCGCAAGGGTGTGATGACCCGCTACGGCAAGAAGATGGTCAGGAGCGATTATTATGGGACCGTTACGATTTTGGACATGAACATAATTTGACATGAATGTCATCTGAACTTTCGCTTGAGCGCCCTAGCATGTCTAGGGCGTTCGCTTTATCTTTTTAATTGTCATTCAACTCTTGAAGTGGTATAATACAAACCATGCAAGAGGAAACACTTTGTCGCGAGTGTGGACAGGAATTCGATACATCTGAACAGGTTCGTCGTCACTTAAGAAAACACAAGATGTCCTATAAAGATTACGTGTTGAAGTGGAAGTACGATAACATCAAACCAATTTGCAAGTGTGGTTGCGGCCAAGAGACGCTTTGGAACATAGCGTTGAAGGATTTTGCTGTTCACGTCCAAGGACATCACGCGTGGGGTTGTAAGAAGTCCGACGAAGAAAAGCAAAAAATTGGTCGCAAGAACAGCGAAAACATGAAGCGTTATTATGCTGAACATCATGATGAAGCAATGCGAAAAGTTGCGTTAATGAACGCGGCACATACACCAGAAGTTGAAGCAAAACGTATCAAAGCAACCCGTCGAGCCTACGAGACTATGTCGTTCGAAGACAAGCAGAAGTTTTCAGACAACACAAAAAAGCTCTGGAGAGAGTCTCGAGAACTCATGGATGCGGCACGTGAAAAAGCTGCTATAACGTTCAAAGAACGTGCTGCAAACGGTGAATATGACCTTGAAAGTCGTAACAGAAAGATTTCAAAAGCGATAACTCAACTGTACATCGACGGTGGACAAGCATGGGGCACGGGTCACTATACGTCTACAAAAACAGGAAAGACGATTTATCATCGTTCGTCTTGGGAGCTTCAATATGCTCAGCTGTTGGATGAAGATCCTGATGTACTAACATGGGAGTTTGAATGGGAAGGCATCCCATATGAAATTGATGGTGTAATTCATCATTACGTTCCTGATTTTCACGTTGTGATGAATGATAAGTCTCACCTCTTTGTTGAGGTCAAGCCCCAGGCGCTTGTTGAAACTGATGTAAATGCGGCAAAACGCAATGCAGCACTAAGGGTATGTGAACACCGAGGGTGGAAGTACGTTTCATGGGCTCCTGTTGTATAATCCATCACATGTCAAACGTCACGCAGGAAGACAAAGAAAGAAGCAAGCTACTTCAATTGCAGCATGTAATACTCGTCAGGGATTTGATGAACGAAGCCGTGATGGTCCTGCTTCGCAGAGCCGCGCTTCACGATAAGTCGAAGCTCGAGGAACCTGAGTTGTCCATATTTGCAGAATACGCCGGTCGTCTCAAGGGGCTTACATACATGAGCGACGAGTACAGGCAGTGCCTCAAAGAGATGGCACCAGCGCTTGAACACCACTATGCCGCGAACCGACATCATCCTCAACACTTTCCAAACGGGATCGATGATATGAACTTGTTTGATCTACTTGAGATGTTCATCGACTGGTACGCATCTACGAAAAGACATGACGATGGAGATATCAACGACAGCATTGACAAGAACAAGACACGGTTTGAGCTAAGCGACCAGCTTGAACGCATCCTGCGCAACACAATTGTAGAATTCGATCCAAGCGTTGAAGGAGATAGTTAGACAAGGGTTCCATGTTCACGGGTGAAGACAAGATATGACTGTTTACACTGATGAGGAAACGTACCTGGCAGGTGCGATAAAGGACCACGCTCAACGCCTCGCAATGTTGGCAGTCGCCGGAGATGAGATTGGTCTGATGAACGAGCTCGATACGATGATCACCAGCGCGATCGGTGGTGGACGTCCAAAGAAGCGTGCTGAAGATCCACGACGTCGCGTCATCAGGAACTTTGAGAAGCCATCGATACGCCAGCGTACCGAAGCTGTGATGTTTGAGTATGTTGACAAGGACGCCGTGGTTGCGGTCACAAAGATCCTCAGTGGAGAAGGATCGAAGGCAGCGAATTCAAGGATGCAGCTCGCCCAAAACATGCTTAGGGCGTACAATAGTGGGTCAAAGTCGTACATTACAATGTTCAAGCGTGCGATTCAACTCATCAAAAAGCACCTCGGTCTACTGGAAGGCATAGACGAGTTTGAGGCCGTGAAGGCGCTTCTTCGCGAAGAGGAGAACAACGCTACGACAGCAGGTCCGTCCAAGGATAGAGATACCGGTGAGATCCTCTACCACCTCGACATGGCAACGCGTCACCTTGACGTCCTTGTCGACTATACGTTGATTGCTGGACACGAAGACGAGATCACGCAGATCTCGTCAGCAGTGCAACGGCTCGCCCAGGGACTCAGGTCAGAACTCGAGGCAACTCGTACACCTTACGATGAGGTTTAACGAGAACATTCGACAGATCGTTAGATAATTCTAAAGGTCCCATAAAGGGGACAATGGGCAAGGGTACACGAATTATTTTGAGCCTTCTCGTGCCTTCTTGAGATGGCTTGTGTCGTTCGTTTGATACAACAAACGTACGCGGTGTAAGGTTTCTGTCTAAGACATACTGTTATGATCTTTCATCGAGCCAGATCGGGACACTCAGAAGGGTCATCAACAAACACTTCAATTGTTGAACATCGGTCTGCTGTGGGATATATTTTGAATGTTTGTAGTCACACTGCTGCGATGTTGGCTTGAGGTACATCTGCAGAAGAGAATGTTTACATCGCACGAGATGTTTATGAAGTTCAACAAATGATAAAACTCACGCTGACTCCAGAAGAGGTGGTTGCTCTGAACAACCACCTCGGCAAAAGGTTTTCCAGCGGGCCCAAACCACAAAGCGGGTCCGCTGACTCACAACTTCAATCGATCTCAGCAAAGGTTGCGCAGATCATTGCGATCTCTGTAAAGTTTGCAGCGGAAGAGCTCATCAATATCGGAGTGTCACTGAACGACTCCCCAGAAGAGGCACGGGTGGCGTTCAAACGCTTTCAGGCACAAGAATCAAAGAAGATCAGTGACCTGACACGTGCAAACAGGGACGTCGGTAGACAAGGCAGCAAGTTCCTGACGCTCGACGACGAGAATAGCGATGAACCAAAACAGCAGTATCCTCAACGACAGCGTCGTCGTTCAAGACGTTCATCCTAGTGTCAACGTTGACTCGTTTGTCCAGGCATAGCAGCTTGCTTCGAACGATAGCGATGTCTTCATCATCAGGATGAAACTTGGTCAGAAGACGCAGCGCGGTGAAGGCTTCAGGTGGACAACGATCGTTGTGCTCAGATTGAAACGCCCGAAGATACGTATGTTGATCTGCTCGTGATCCATCACGGTGCAACAAGCGTTTCTGATGGCGTATAGTTAGCTTTACGATAAGGGGCCGACTGGCTTCGACGTGGGAAGAGAAGGTAGGAACGATCACGTAGGGTTTCTGGGTACCCTTAACTGCTCAGGCGTAAACAACTGCGAACGATAACGCATTCGCTGACGTACCGCGAGCAATCGCTGCGTAAGCCGTCTCAGTGAATACGGCCTTTCGGTATCACTGAGGCGTCAATCCCAGAAAGGAAACCGGCGCGGTAAGGCTCATAATCCGCACGGTAAAATTTTGAGCTAGGATTGTTGCCTGCTGAATCGCAACAAACCCGCCGCAGGGTCAAGCGGCTAAGCGTGTGAACAAGGTTCTATTGGACTTTTTGCGGATTTGGGTTCGACTCCCAACGGTCCCGCCAACTTCAATTAATAACGGTTCCAAAAGGAGTAAAATTAAAATGAGGACATGCCCAACGGTTTACAATTTGTATGCTGATCAACACAATTCATAGATAGTTTAGTGGCGGTTTACGCCCCCTTGTGGGGCGTTACCTTATTTATCGTTCGGGAGAACGATAAATGTCAGCAACATCAGAACTTTTGGGTGAACGCGTCAGAGCACTCGAAACCTGCCTCGCAGAGGCAAAGGAACGAGGCGACGATGTGGAGGTCGCACGTCTTATGGCGGAGCGAGATCGGGTCAGCAGCAACTTCGCAAGCGCTACAAGTGCGCTCCGCGAGGGCAAGCAGCTACTGAAGGGATGAGGATATGAACAACTCAGCAGACCTCTATCAACCGATTGTATCGTCTCGCGTCGGACCTCCACCCGTTGTGATTAGGACAGTCGTGACGCCGAGGAACGACGGTCTTGTCGAAGGCGTTCCACAGACCACACGTCGTGGAGAGGCGTACATCCTCCTGTCAGCCCTACCTGAAGAGCTTCGGCGTCGTGTTGAGTTAGCCGCTCAGGCGATCATTGCAGCAGGATAACGCCCAGCGGCGTACGTAAACCACGAACGCTTGACCTTTGCAAGCGTCGCGATGACCATACGTTTGTCAACGCCACTGTTGAGCATCTTCCTAGCAAACGGAGTGATGCGGTCGTTGAACGCGACCTTGAATGGTCGACGTGTCTTCTTTGCGTTTAGATAAACGTCACTGACGAATGCTTCTATCTCGTTGGGATCTGTGAGGTACCGTAGCATCTCGTTGGGATCGCCCGAAAGGGCATTGTCAGGATCGTAACCAGGTTCTGCGTCACCCCTCTTTAGTTGGAGAGAGTGTTCGTATTCGTGCCGTAACACGCTCCTGAGCTTGTGATACGTCTGTTCGTAGTGATCGGGTCCAAACGTTGGGCCCAACGATACGTCCAACGTCACGCAGTCCTCGTCCGTCATGGCGTTAAACCTGATGGGATCGCGTTGTCGATCGTCGAATCCAACCTTCGTCTGAACCTCCCAGTCGTCCAACTCGTCTACGTTGTTCACGGGGGTTCCATCGAAGTTCTTGATATGATCAAATACGATTGCAACGGCAATGTTTGCCTTGCGCTCTGCGTACGACTCTGCAACGAGCACCCTTACATATCGCTCTAATAGCGACGACATGCATTTACATATGCACTCTCGCGCAACGACAATGTCCCTGGACGGAATGAATGTTGTGTTGGCTATTTAATCGCCAAGGAGCGCCAAGATGGAAGATTTTACAGTGTCAGAAAAGTTAATCGATGCCGCAACATCCGCAAGGATGACAGGTGACCTCCCAGGTGGGACAAACTACGAACAGGCACATCCTACTGTGCCTCTGTACTATGATCACAAGAGGTTAAAGCAGGTGATAGCGCTCGCTCGTGCAATCACGCCACCGTCTCAGCTGATGATGGCACAGTCGATCGCTCGAGAGGAGAGCGACAACTCGATCATTGTTGATGTCACTGGAATGTCGGGTATCGAAGCCGCGAATAAGGTGCTGACAATTGCAAGGGACAACCCCAAAAAGCACGTCTATCCGATCGACGTGTCTGAGGGATTGAAGGACATTGATGCATCTTCGATCGAAGAGTTTGAACATCAAACGATGGCACTGAACGTTGCGCTAAGCGTAAAGCGCGGTGTTTGCTCAATTGATGAGATTCCAAAACAGTATCAAAGCGAAGCCGCAGCGCTTCTCGGTGTGATCGGAGACGACGAATGAGGTTGCTCTTTAAGGGAATGCACGGCGAGGACGTTGCACGTTGGCAGTTGTTTCTCAGAGGTACAAATCCCTACAGTGAGGTCATCGTCAGTGGAGAATTTGACGATATCACTCATGAGGAGACGAAGGATTTTCAAGAGATCTACGGCCTCAAGTTGGATGGAAGGGTCGGAGGGAAGACGCTCGCCCGGGCCCTCGACAATGACTTTTACGTCTTTGATGAAGACGCTGACGTGGACTATCAGGATACATGGGGACAACACTGGCCAGCTCCTCCAGATTTTTCTCCATTGAACTACAGCGAACGAGTGAAGCTGTTTGGCAGGTTTAGCTACAAACATACTCCGATCAAGGGAATGCCAGAGCTGATCACCATCACTGACGGTTGGCAGTCAAAGAACGTGAAGTTCTTTGAAATCCCACAATTGGAAAACGTCCAGGGTGCGCCAAGAAACTGTCGAGTGCTTCTTCACCAAAAGGTGGGTGACCAGATCGTGCAGACCTTCAAGGACTGGGAGGACGCCCACCTCCATAACAAGGTCCTCGGTTGGGCGGGATCGTTCGTGCCAAGGTTTGTGAGGGGATCAAGGCAGACGCTTTCGAACCATGCACATGCAACGGCGTTTGACATCAACGTCCCATGGAACCTGATGGGGCGTACACCTGCGTTGAAGGGCAAGAAGGGTTCAGTTCGCGAGCTTGTACGGATCGCAAACAATAACGGTCTTTACTGGGGTGGGCACTTTAAGCGACCCGACGGTATGCACTTTGAGGTAGCTCGCGTCCTATAAGAAGGTCATCGGGTATTCAAGTGTGTATTTTGGTGAAACGAGTGCCAGATGACAGCGATTCGGGTCATAGAAGAACATTGTGAACTTGGGGGCATCGGTGAGACGACACACGTAGAGATCGACAATCACATCAGTGGGTCGAGCTTTCTTATCCTGTCGTCATCAACCGAACTGTCGCCGAACGCTCGTACCCTGTGCCTTGGGTACGGCCTCGTCTCTGACGATCATGGTCCACAAAATCAGTTCTGTATCTACCTTGATCCTGACGTCTTTCCGATTCCATACAGGTCGCATTGGGACCAGGCTGACGGCACGAATGGATCACAGGCTGTTACTGAATCGTTGTCTCGTACGACTACGCGTATCTCGACTCCTGCAAACGGTGAAGGTGACCCATTCAAAACAGGGGGCTGGGCGGCATCGAACCGCGATACGCACATCTCAAGCCCATTTACGCTAACTACGCCTGATTCTGTTACTGGGTTTGGGTCTGGTAGCTTCTTTGACATAGCAATCGTTGATCCCGATGGTATTGCTGTACAAGGCTGGCGTACTCCCTACCTTTCTGGATCTGGTGTGTTCACAAGCGGCGCGTTTACGTTGACGCTGACAGGTTACGATGAAGACTCAGACAGGTTTGCAGCGACGGCGAGCATATCGATCGACATAGCATCAGCGCTATCAGAATCCGGCCGCTACTACGTAACCGCAACGCACTACACAGATCCTGCTACTGACAACATCGGTCCATTCACGTATACGCAAGAGGACGTTTTCTACGATAGCAACCCAACGACGCCGTCGATCGACGGTTCAGTAGGCATATCTGAAACGTCTGGTTCTGTCGTCACGCGCCATCTATCTGGAATCGAGTACTATACCCGTCCCAGTCACTTTACGGTTGCCATCAGCGGTGTGAACAACTTGAACGAGGACACGATCAGGACATCAGCGAACCTGGTGATCGTAGGTTCTGATTACGGGCTGTCTACGTTGTCGCACAGTCCGTTTGGTGCTGGGTCATCGTATTTTTCTGGGTGGTCGAATGACAACGACAATGTCAGCGCATCGTACCTGAGGACCGATTGGGAGATAACTCAGGCGAACTACAGGTACATTGGTCCTACTGCAAACGTGTCAGCATACCCTCGCGATCCTTGGAACAACGGTACGACGAGGACGTCTGGAAACGATGACATTCTAATCGACACATACGGAATTTCATCAACGAATACGTACGAGCCTTTTAATGATGAGGACCGACGTCAGACGGAATCGTACAACAGTGGCTCATCATCCAGCGATTGGGATTCATCAAAGACGCTTGTATCTGGAGAGGCGCTGGTGTTCGGCGGCCAGCTGATGATACCCGCGTTCTCGACATACATCAGGAGTGACGGTGCGAATTCAGCGAATGCCGATTGGACAGGATACAGGCCAGATGCGTCAGGAAGCAATCCTGATTACTCGTCGTTGACAGGAAGCGCTTCCTACTACAGAACATTCCCAGACACAGTAGGATCAGACAGGGCGTCATTTACTGTTGTGATCAATGGTTCGTTTGCAAGTGGATCTGCGCTCGCGGATCTACAGTCCAACGCGCTCGAGATCGATATCAGGAAAGTTGCTGGTCTTGGTAACACAGGTTCATTGCACTCGTATCCATTGAAGCTTCACGGTGCCGTATACAACTTTGCGACGTTTGACGACGGCGTGACAGATGGCCAGTGCAGAGAGGCAACATCATCTGGGAACACTATCAACGGAACGTTTGGAGGATTCGCGATGAACGATGGGATCTATGCAATGATCAGGATCAACGACTCAAACACAAAGCTGAGCAGCGTCTCGTGGACGTTCATCTGAGGAGACACATGGAGAACAAGCATTATCCTGACGATGTCAAGTTTAAGCTCGATAAGGAACAGCGAAAGGTCATCATCAGTGTCAAGCTCGGTGATGACGCAGTGTTGTTGAAGCGTATGCCTGTCGAAGAGTTCAAGGTTCGCATCGACCAGATACGTCAAGAACTGGAGGAGCTGTAACTTCGGCTTGGTGAGTCACTGTGGGCTTCACAAATCAAGAACGAATCAACCTAAACTCTAAGGCTCTTGCTGCTAAGGTCCTCGACGCGAACGAGATTGCACAGTGGTATGAGTCACGCTTCCCGTTTGAGTTCGTTCTTGACGCAAAGAAGGTCTGGACAGAGGGAGACGCGCTCCGCGCAGCACCGGCGGCGAACGTAACGGTCGCTCGAGCCAATGCTTCAGGATCACTATCCGGCATCATTGAGGATAAAAGCCAACCAGCTGACGCTGTGAGGTTGACGCCTGTTCCTGGAACGAACAACTCTACGTACGTTGCATACGAAACTTTCAACGATCCCTCATCAGAGCGAGTTGACAACTGGTTACAACCGCAGCAAATACCCCAGTCGAACGGCGCTCCTTCGATTGGGTACTCTGTTGCGTTGTACGATGGGCATCCGTCTACGTCTGGAACGCTCGTCACGACGACAGACGGCCAGACAGGTACAGGAGTAAACAAGTCTGTCGGTTGGGTATGGGACTACGGCAACGGTTTGTTGTTCCTATCTGATGATTTTAGGGATACACTGACGTACGATGACGTCTGGGTCCTTGGTTTTCGGTACATTGGAAATACAGCGGCGGACATCTCAGGATCGAGCGGGAGTGAGGGTGCTCCTGATGACGCGCAGTACGTTGTCCTTCAACCTGACGTTGACCTCCCGAATGCCCGGCAGCTTGTCACAGGTTCCGGAATAAACATAACTGATAACGGGTCGACTGTTGAGGTTTCTGTCGATGCCGGATACATCAATTCGTTACAGGTTTGGAACGAAGTTCCATCAGGAAACGCCGATGGATTTAACACGTCGTTCAGCCTTGCAAACACGCCAAGCGGGTCAAACACGTTGATGCTATTTGTCAATGGTGTGCTTCAGTGTGAAGATGGAGACTACACTCTTACGGGAACTACGATATCGATGGCGTATTCCCCTAGGTCTGGAAGCAACATCCTCGCGACATACCCAAGGTTGTCCTAGAACACAATTGTTTGCGCTTTGGCTGACTGATACTTATCACAGTCGGAAAATCGGACTTGGAGAATACTAGATGGCGGGACGTACGTTTATCTCTCAACCAGAGCAGATCTTTGCTACCGAAGAGTATCTTGACTCTCTTGCAGCGGGCTCAGGACTTGAGACTGGATCATTAACTCTTGAATATGACCTGAATGCGCTGCGTTCACAGGTCAAGAGGATCATGTGGACTGGCCTCTCAGGAAGCTGGTACGACGACATCACACCTACTTCGGGACCGCAGCGTGGTCTTAACCTCATGAGTTCGGACCTTTACGACTTCGAGCAGCAGAGGATCATTGTTCGTACACAGAAGATCATCTCTGGCGTCAATGTTCCTGCTTCGCAGAACTGGGCGTCTCTATCGATCACCGGTTCGACGGCGCCTACGAATTTCATTGCAGTCGGTGTGACGACCCAAACGGGCTCAGTTGCAGCGGAGCTGGTGACGGGTTCCTACGATGCATGGTCGAGCGTTGTTGTCGATGGTACAACTGCAATCTCTCCGAAGAACCTTGTCCTTGTCCGAAACGCAGCAAACGGCGAGATCATCCAGGATACTGCTAACGACAATAGGGACGTTTACGGGTTGATGCAGGTCGAGTTCGGGGCGACAGACGGAACGAACTACGACGATCTTGATCAGCGTGCTCAGATTTCGTTCGTCATTGAGGTCTCTGGAACGTTGACGGCATCTTCTGTCGCCGCGATTGAAAACAAGACTATCAACTACTCGTATCCGACAAGGGTTGCGTTGAGCGAGCTACCAGAAGACGCGATGCTCTCGAACCACGTCTTCTTGGATGTTCCTGTTGATGCGCTGAACCTTTCTGGCTACGCTCAACTGACAGATATCACCCTTGATAGGGCGATTGATAACCAGGGCGCGACTCCAGTCACGCAGGACACGGACATCAACATTCAGATTGCCTCTGGATCAGCATGGAGGTACTACGACGAGGCAGGCACAGGCCTGTACATGGAAGTCGAGTCAGACTACCTCGGTCAGGGTTCTGCCGTTAGAGTTACAACTGACAACCTCATCTATTCTGGCGTCAATTCTGCACAGTTCCATCAGGGCCTGCAGGTCTATGATGACGAGCAACCAAACAAGATCATCTACATCAATACCGATCCTGGTGAGATCGGTTCGTCAGAGGACCTACACGTTGTCTCTGGAGATGGCTACGACCTGACGTTGTCAGGTGGGTTGAGCCTGCGTTTCATCGATTCTGGTTCGCTTGAATCAACATACAATGCAAATGGAATCCTCTTCTCGTCGGGTACGTCAGAGTGGAACGACTTTGCAACATACTTCAGCGTTGATGAAACGATCCTTGGCGCATTCGTGACACTGTCGGGTGCGATCGATTCTCTCTCGTCATCGCTCAACGTGACATCACTTCAGGACGCGATTGATGAACAGGGAGCGACGCCAGTCGTCCTTGGAAACGACGTCTTTATCAATGTAGGTGACCAGGTCTGGCAGTTCACTGACGATGGAAACAACGTCCTGCTGGTGTCAACGGCGTCTGTTGCCGTCAACTCTGACAACATCGCTTTGCTTTCGAATGGAAACCTTGAGTTTCTTGACTCTGGTTCATTAGAGAGCGCGTTTAGTGGAAGTACGATTCTCTTCTCGTCGGGAACGACCGAGTGGAACGATTTTCACTCGTACTTTGGACCCGAGGCGACGATCCTGAACGCGTTTACATCGATCTCAGCATCGTTATCGGCATCGAGCGGTGGCAGAACAAGGACGAACGGTGGAACGACACCTCCGCAGATTCCTGCAGGTACGAATATTGTTTATCCAACAAACATAGACGTCCAGTTCCCAGACCTTTCGGGTTACGACTTTATCAATGACATCAACATCTATCTCAATGGTGTGCTCCTCTATCCGGCGCTCACGTCAGGCGAGGGCGACGTCTATCCAGGCGCCAGCCTTGCGAACGGAGAACTGAGGTTTGAACAGAAGCTTCGCTCTGGTTCAATCATCACGGTTGAGACGTTTGGTCCGATCGCATAATAGCGCTTCCTAGTCCGTAAACTCTCGCCCATGACGACTTACATTGTTCGTCATGGGCGAGTATCATAATGGGCGCAAGACAGCCATCCACGCGGTTGGGTCGAAGGTTGAGCACAGGCTTGTTGAACAGGAAAAAGAGATTGTTCGGTTCACACACAAGATCGAAGCATTTGATGCCGCAGGCGAAAGGCTGAAGTCACTCATCATTCAGCTACGCCGCGAGATCACCAGTGGCAAGGTCCCTGTTAAGATGGGAGCTGAGGCTGAACGTTGGTTGAAGAAGGCTGCGGGCGACATCTATTCACTGCATGTGGAAACATCAGAATCAAAACAGAAGGCGGAGGGTGCACATCTCGCGTTGAAGGAAACCGTCGAATCTCTCAAGAAGATGTTTGATGAGGAAGAACGCAAGAAGTCCGAGATAGAAGAGTGGGAGTCTCGTGACAACAAGACACTTGAGGATTTTAAGGAACGACCTATCGGTGCAGAGATCGAACCCGGCGCGCTGGTAATGGCACGAGAACATCGTACGCAGATAGCGATCCAAGAGGAAGCGAAAGTTGCCGCCGCAAGAGAAAATACGTCGCAGCTTGAACTCGTTTATGATGAAAGAAAGAACGACGAGGGCACACCAGAAAAGCCCGCACGGCGTAGGAGGAAGCCAAAGGCCGATGTTCAAGAGAATCTTGAACCAAAACCTCGAAGGACCCGCCGCCGCAAGAAGGGTCAAGGAGAGCAGGCACAGGTGGAGCCCCCTGCTGCGTCGCTTGATACTTAAGATCGATGTCCGGACGAACACCAGATAGTTTTCCAGGCGTAAGGCTTGATGAAGGAATCATCCTTGACCCTATCGTTTCCGCCTCGCAAGAAGGTGAGATGCGGTACATCTCAGGTTCGTTTTCATTCTATGATTCGCAGGGAGAGTTTAATCCAAGGTCCTCTGGTTCTATTCAGGAACAGACGGGTTCATTGCCCACGCCTCAAGCAGTTGGACAGGTATTGTTTGCGCTTACGACGGCATCATTTGATAGAGCATTGCCAATAACAAGCAAGAATGGGTGGTTAGCAAATAGAGGTGGATACCTCCTGGTTAGGAAAGATTCATAATGTCATACTCTGGGTATCATGGCTCTCAGCAACCAGCGGACGGTATTCATTCGATTGCCGCGTGGTGGTTTGCGAACAATACTGATCGTGAAAACTTTTCACCGATTTACGGAGAACCGTTTACCGCTGCCCAACTAACTTCTGACGATCTAGGAAAGGTCGCGTGGGTACATTCGGACGATAGCATTTGGTTGTTGAAGGCGACGACTCCAACGTGGGTTCAGATATCATTTTCATCGGCAGACAACCAAGACGTTCTTGTCTTTGGCGCCTCGCGCGGCAATACGGCAACAAACATCTACCTCAGGTATCATCAGAACGTTCCTACGAATGTTTCTCCAATTGTCTCTCCATTTGATACTACGTTGATTGCAATATCAGCCTCCGGCGCGTCTGCGCAGACATGGCAGGCACAGGTACACTTGAGTGGTTCACTTGTAGCTGGGGCATACCTAGACATTAACGCTTCGCAGAACGCGTTTCGTAATGATCTTTCAATTGACTTCGATGCCGGCGACGCGATAGAGCTCTTCTGCTCGGGAACAGGCATACAGTTTCCAACGATAACGGCGTTCTTTAAGAAGAGGTAGGATGGCACAATTTTTAGTTACAACGACCGGCACGCAGAATCCTGTTGTATTCACTGATTTGGGCGCTCGATCGATCTCGCACCCGACGACAGACCTTGATCTTTTGCTTGAGTTTTCTCTAGAGGAACTTAGGTTGTCGAGCGATGTTCAGGCCGCGCTGACGGCTGGATACATTACGGCAAAGGATGAAAACGATCAGGTTATCACGAACATTGCCACGCAACAGGTATGGGTTACACAGAAAACATTTGATTCTCACGCGCTCGATACGTCATCGAACCCTCACGGAGTAACACCAGCACAGATCGGCGCCGAGGTAACCGGTTCTGTGTCTGCATCCATCGATGCTCACCTGTCCGCAAGCAATCCACATCCCCAGTATACAAATGTATCGGAGTTTGTCGATGACGAGTTTCGATTGTTGTCGGCCGGAGACCAGACAAAACAAATCCAATTCTTATTGTCAGCAATCTCATCTGGGACGACTAGGACACTTACGTTGCCAGATAAGGACATCACACTTAACTTCATTGATAACATGGATACTGCCGTTACAGGTTCAGGTCACATATATCAGGTGCTTGCAGCCGACGGAAGTGGGAGCGTTGACTTCATTAGCCTAGCAACATCATATGATGCCGTGGTTGCTCCCGACGGCTCGGGCGATTTTACGTCAATCGCCGCAGCGTTTGATGCTGGACATATAACCGTGTTTGCTCACGTTGGTACTTACGTAGAAACGTCAGACATCAACATACCACAAAACGGAGAGTTACACTGCGAAGAAGGAACGACAATCTCCTTTAACGGGCAACCGTATTCTATAAAGGTCGATGCCGGCGCGGACATTGAAGTTTCTGGAACGATCACTGCAACATATGGTTCACCGGTGCTCGTTGGGTCGGGAACGACGTTTACAAATGCGTCAGTGGGAGACAATATCATAGTTGATGGTATCATCCTGCTTCCGGTCGTTGCGATCAATTCAGACACCCAACTTGTTGTTGCTTTAACATGGTTGGGCCCCAGCGCCTCTGGAATGACGTACCAGTTGCGTCCTACTCGTCGTTTTCGTTTGACTGGATTTTTGGTCACTGGATCAACAACGTTTGGATTGTGGATTCGCGGTGGATCGAGCTCGTTTATCTACAAAGTGTTGAGTATGGGCAACGCTGTAAATTTGAAGCTTGAGGAGTGCGCATCTGTACAGATTGATTCGTGTGCATTTTATAGCTCAACGTCAGGGGTCAATGTTGACATTAGCAGCTGTAGTTCTATTGTCTTTGATACCATTGCGTCAATTGCTGCCGCGGTGTGTGGGTTTAAGATCGAAAATTCACAAACAACTGGCTTTAGCAAGATTTTTGCGGCGCTGAACAACTGCAATGGAATTACAGTAGGTGATGGTTGCGTAGGTACTGTTATTTCTGACTCCAACGTACGTCGAAATTTTTTGACGGGCGCAGCATTCCTTTCTGGCTCAGATAGGACGACGATTCATTCATTGTTGTCATTCGATAACGGCGGCGACGGTATCTACCTCGCAGGGTCCAACACAGTATGCGAAGGTGCCGTTGTAACAGCAAACAGCGGCAGCGGAATTTTTTGCGGTCCGAATTCCTTGTTGTCGAACAGCAAGATCAATGAAAATGTTGGTGCTGGTATCAGTATTCAAGGAGACTCTTGCGTCATTACCTCGAATGAAGTACGAAACAACAACGGTAATGGTATCGAGATTCCAGAATCTGGAGACAGCGATTATTCCATCATTTTAGGTAATCGTGTCGCGAGCAACGGAGGCACAGGGATCTTTGTTGCAGACGGAAACATTGCAAACAAGATTGGCGTCAACTACGTTAATGGACACGTAACGAACGTAGACATCAATGATGATTCAACAATCATCATCATGGAAAATCTCATAGATGATCTAACGCCGCAGCTAGGCGGAAATCTTGACGCGCAGAGCAAGAGCATCTATGACATCAAGCGAGCAAGCTTTGATCAAGAGTACGATATCGGCAATGTTTCTGGCTCTATGAGCGTCGATTGGTCGAACGGAAACATACAAGTCGCAACGCTGGTCGCCAATGTTACCTCTGTGACATTCTCAAGTTCTACGCCAGGAAGGTATTCCCTAAGGGTCGTACAAGGTGGTTCAGGAGGTTATGCCTTGTCTGGTTGGTCATCTACCAAATGGAGACAAAGCCAGGTACCAGACATTAGCTCGGGCGCGGCGGGCGATGAGTATATCTTTACGTTTGAATACAGGGGTGTCTCACCTGGCTTTTACGGCGACGTTGATTCATGGAGATAATTGATGGCAATCACTATTGATAGCGTCGTTGTTGATACTAATTCGAGTATTTCTACATGGAACAGGACGAACACCACCGTTGCCGGAGGTTCAAATCGTCGATTCATAGTAGGAGTCATCATTGAAGACGCGTCAGCAGCCGTCGTACAGTCTGTCACGATAAACGGACAACCTCTCACTCAAGACGTTAGAGAGATCATCAGTTCAGGATTTTCAGCAATCGCCGAGGTTTGGTCGATCGGTGAGGCGGCATTACCTGTAGCCGGAAATTACACGTTGTCAGTCGTCTGTGACATTACTGTAGGTGAAATTGCGGTGTTTATCTGCAACGCCAATGGTGTGAAGGACCAGGACGCTGAGGCGACAACCGGCAACAATGCGACAAACGTTACTTCGATCAGCGATACAATAACAACATTGACAGATGATGCGTTGATCTATAGCGTTTGTATAACGGGTGACGGTGGGCGCACATTGACACCAACGCAAGGCGGTCAAACGCTTCAGGGCCAGGCGGACATGTCATCGTGTGAGGGTGCTGTGAGTACCCAAATAACAACGACGGCTGGCAACTATACGCACGGGTTTACGGGTCCTTCTCAAAGCAATCGTATGGCGATTGCCTTGGCGGCGTATGAAAAGTACGTAGAAAGCGAACCAACAACGCCTCAGGTCGTCGATTCGTTTACCGGATCATCGACTGGAACTACGCTGGATATAACTGTTGATGTAAATTCATATTCAAATAGGGTCTTTGGAGCGTTCATCACATCATTAGGCAGCAATTCGACCAACAACGCAATCAGTTCTGTTGTTTTGGATCCAGGCGGGTACAGCGTTAGTTTGACGCAGGCGTTTACACAACAGAGCGGTTTGCGGTTTGGATGGAACGCACGTTCGAGCGTTTGGTACATGCTAGACAGCGCTATGCCCACACCTGGGTCGTATACGCTGAGGATTACGTCAGCTGGAACACCACGTGCTATGCTGGCGACGGTGATGTCGCTTAGGTCTACCAAGCAGGAGGCTCCATTTGCGACCGCAGGGACAGGTACAATCATTAGTACGTCATCGATATCAACAAACATCAATACTAGCCCGAACAGCACGGCTCTACTCGTAGATGTTGATACAGTCTATGGAACAGATCAAACCGGAACTTCGGGCGCCGGTCAGACAACCACGGCTGATCTATTCACGACGTACACAAATCACTTTACGAGCTATAAAACCGTATCATCGATTGGAACGTATCCGATGTCGTGGAATTTTTCTGGTACTACGTGGGCACAGGCGCACTCTGTTGTTGCGTTTGCCGTAGCACCCATTACGGCAATAGAACACTATGCAACCTGGTTTGGAGGAGGATTCTGATGGGCACTTGGTCTGGAGAAACATACTCAGCAACGTACATTGAGACAAAAAACAACAAGGTAAACGCTGCAGCGCTAGAACATCAAGTTCGCTATAGCCACTCGCTTGGATTGGGAACGATTAAGACGACAACGTTTAACTTTTTGAACGATGATAAGTCTGGAGAGAATGTTCATCTTCATTTTTGGAACGTTCCGACAGAAACCGAAAAGTTGGTCGTCGCCAACATAGTTGCTCAGCACGATGGTACGCCCATCGATCAAAACGTCATAAAGATTGATATGCCTGCTGAGCCAGACGGACGTCTTTTGACTACGCCAACACCGGCTCCTTTGGCGTGGAACATCATTTATACTAGTCATAGCGATGATCTCGTTCAGTATGCTGCGTACGTTGCGGCCGGTGGGTTTCATCCTAACGGTTCTGGAAGATGTAGTGGACCGGTACTACAAATAAATCCGCCAGGCAATGCATCGCAGCCTAATGACTTTGTTGATGGTGAATTTTCATACGCAGAGACTGTATTGATTCATGATGGTGAATTGCATTGGGAGCCTGGCATCATAGACGGAGGCGAATGGACTAACGAAGACTGGGTCAGCGTCGGTGCGAGGTTTCCCCCGAGCGAAGTTATTTCGGGAGGTGAGGCAAACGCCGTCCTACAGGAGCTCGTCCCTAGTTCAGGGATGTACATAGTGATCCCCGTTCCGGAGGGGGCGGGTACACATCAAGTCACAAAGGCGGTCCCTGTACCTGTTGCTGATCGAATGTTACGTACTGGATTTTGGACGTGGGACTTTGAAAAAGGGCCAGCTGTAACGGCAAATCGATCACAGGACGGTACACACAATCTCTACACGTTTCAGACTCCAGACGCGTGGTTTATGTCTCGAGTCTCAACGGTAGGCGTGCTGAAAAGCTTCCTTCCAGACGCGTATCGCGTTGAAGCGATACATCCGGCATGGAAAGTTGTTGTTCGAGCGTATAAAAGCTCGATTGGCACAGGAAGATTGACTGGTAGGATGACACTGTTCAGGAAGAACGTAACATGACGAGGGCTCTAGTTTTAAGTGGTGGTGGAGCAAAGGGTGCCTATCAGGTGGGTGTTATTATGCATCTAATGGGTGATCTTCATAGAGAATATGACATCTTTACAGGTGTTTCTGTTGGTGCAATCAACGCTGCTGCGGTATCACAGCACCTTGGTACGATGACACCCCATCAGGCCTCCACGTGGCTTAGAGATTTTTGGGTGTCCACGGTCAAGGATAACACTTCAGTTTACAGGAAGCGTTTTTTGTGGGAGCTTGCAGCGCTCTGGAGCACCTCAGCCTATTCGACAAAACCACTTCAGAGATTGGTGTATGAAAACATTGACCTCGATCTTTTAAAGGGTTCTGGTAAGAAGGTTGCAGTCGGCGCAGTTAGCCTTGATACGGGTGATTATGCCTATGGCCGTGAGTATAATCCGTACTTCAAAGATTGGATCCTTGCAAGCGCAGCGTTTCCGATCTTTTTAGAACCTATTAAGATCGATGGGCAGCTTTGGACTGACGGAGGCCTGAAGCGTGTCACTCCATTAGCTGAAGCGATTCGTCTTGGTGCCGACGAAGTTGATGTCATCATGTGTTCAAATTGGGAACTCCCAATCCCATGGGAGACAGGAAAAAAGTGGCAGTTCTGGAAGCGCGCAGCATTCCCAGCACAGGTCTTGCGTATCATGAAGATTTACAACGATCAGATCCTTGAAATGGATATCAAGATTACTGGGATGAAGAATGAGCTTGCTCAGGCAAATCCGAAGTATCGCCATGTGAAGATAAACCTTATTAGACCAAATAAAATACTCATGGATGATTCTTTGCAGTTTTCAAATGCAGAGGTGAAGAGGTTGATCAGCCTCGGTTACAGGGACGCAACTAACACCGTCGTGGTATAATTGAATAGTGAGCCTACTTCAGTTACGTAGCGTAAACTTTGGACGTTCGTTTTCGAATTTGACTGGTTCGACGGGCGTGGGCTACACGTTGCTAAGTACGACAGGTGCTGAGTACCAGGCTCGTACGACGACGGGCGTTTATCAGGCTGTTTCGGGAAGCGGGCTCTACTCAGCAAACATTTCGTTCCCAGACGACTGGAACGGTCAGGTTGTTTGGGACACGGGGACCGTGTTTACGGGTTCGTGTGGTGGGCCAAAGTACGCCATCGAACAGTACAACTACGAAGAGAACAACCCAAAGGTTGATGATATATTCAATATTGAATATGGCCGTTGGCGTATTGTCAATGATCAGATGATTTTCTATCTTGATGACAATACGACAGAAGTTGCAAGGTTTGACCTGTATGATGAGAACGGGCTTCCGACCGTAGACGCTGTGTTCGAGCGTAGGAGGGTCTAGTGCCTGTCAACAAGGTCGTGACGCGTGGGTTTGGTCCTGCACGTGACGGTGTCGGTAATCGAGCCGGTCCTGTGACGCGGGGATACGGTGGGCGCTTCATTAAGCAGATCGTCGAGCTCGTTGTTCGAAGGATACATGGTCGTTCTGGTCGAAAGAGCCATGAGGATGTTAATGAACTCGTCGTTTACGCAAAACTCATCGAAGTAAACGATCATGAGCCCAAACGAAAGATCGAGGGTTGGGTCAAGGTAAATGTCTCAGGAGAGTACGTCAGATCGTTAGTCGAACACATTACCTCGAAGGTGAAGGACGTCTGGGTCTCTGTGACGCGTGTCATCAGGGACTAGGGAATAGTTATCTGCCATGCAGCCGCTGAAAGAAACCATCGAATTAAACATCGATGAGTCAAACGAGCTACTCTTCAAGGTACAGGTCGAAGGAAACGATGTGGCACCAGCACGTGTCAGGTTGGTGTGTGAAGGGGAAGATATCTCGTACCATTTCAATGGTGAAGGTACAGATGAGCCTGGAATCGTGCAGTTTGTGATCCCGAACATGACCGGACGCATCAAGGAAGGCGTCTATTCTTCGTCTGTCGAAGTTCTGATTGACAACAGGTACTTTGCGCCCGTTCAGTTTGACTTGCAATTCAAGCAACCGGTCAAGGTCACTGCAGAGTCTGTAAGCGTACCGAAAAAGCGTGCCAGCAGGAAGCGGGACGTAACCGTCTCAGCGTCGCCTGTCCTTGTTGAGAAGAGCGATCGTAGGCCAAAGGTCGAGCCAACACCCACACCGAAGCCGCTTCAGATCGCCGAAGGCCGAAGGGCCCGCAAGGTAAAGATCGAGGAAACGCTTGCAAAGCTTCCACGAGACAAGCCTGGTAAAAAGGACGAAGGACCGATCTCAGACGGCGAACTCCGCGATCTCATTGAGTCGATGACTCGTAATGTCCTCAAGGAAAAGTGATGTCATACGTGCTTAGGGTCTTCGTCAGAGAGGTCATTAAAAAGTGCAAAAGGAGTGATGCGAAGGACGGTGAAAATGTCTGTCTCTATACAAAAGACGGTAAACACCTCCTCGGCAGGCACAAGACGAAGAAGGACGCGTACGACCAGGAGTATGCGATCAAGCAGCACAAGTAATACCTAATCTCGATGGCAAGTTTCATCGATACAGTCAGGCCGACGCCGTTCGGATATTTCGACGCAGACGTTGACTTTCAAACTGCTGCAGATCCGATGGTCACGTTTGTTAAGCGCCGCCTTGGTGATGACATCCTTTCCGTCGAGCTGACGAGAAAGCAGATCTGGGCGTGCTTTGAGGAGGCGTCGCTCGAGTACGCTCGACTCATTCAAGAGCTCAGGATCAAGAGCGACCTTGTCCAAGTACTCGGTCGTCCTACAGGAAGCTCTGACTACACGAACAAGTACCCTCAACAGACGCTTGAGTACCTGATGAGAATGGCTGAACCGTATGCCACTGCGGCACAGGTCGGTGGAAGCTACAATGCGGAGCTTGGATACTTCGAGATTGAATCGGGCCGGCAGGATTACAATATCTACACGGAGCTGATGTCAGACACGTCGCCGGGCGTTCCTGTGTTCGATACGCTTCCAACAGGTTCACGTGGTAAGATGCGTATCGCCGAGGTGTTTCACTTTGAACCTCTCGCTGCACAGCAGATGCTCCTCAACGCGTCGAACATCACGAATTTCCTGGCGACAAATTTCAATTACGAGAGCTATGTGAACAGCACTGTGTTCTACGTACTGCCCGTGTTCGAGGACGTCCTTCGTCGCGGCATGCTCGAGGAGGCGTTTCGCGTCAGGCGTTCGCACTACAGCTGGGAGATCATCGGTACGAACCTGCGTATTTACCCTATCCCATCGACGACGCTGAACCTCGGTAAGCTCTATGTGAGGGTCATCCCACGCATCGACCCGCTGAATCCAGCGTTCAGTGATACGCTTCCAAACGGCGGTGATGATTCGATTAGCGGCGTAAGTGGACCTCACAACGCACCGTACTCGATCATTCCGTACGCCTCGATTACAGAACCTGGTCGACAATGGATCAGGCAGTACACACTCGCGCTGTGCACTGTCACGCTTGGAAGGGTCAGAAGCAAGATCAAGACGATTCCAATTCCAAATGCCGATCTTGTCCTCGATGGTGAGCAGCTCGTCTCCGAAGGCAGAGAGGACCTTGAAAAGCTCTCTGATCAGCTGAAAGAATGGCTCGCAGAGATGACAAACGAGAAGCTTGCTGAAAGAGAGGCGAACCTCGCTGAGTCGATCAATAGGCAGCTGCGTTTCGTCCCGATCCCAGGTGGAAAAGCGATATCCATCTATTGAGGCACAGGTCCTAGTTATCACCGGATGGCTCGTCTTTTTTTGACACAGCGCGAAGTAGACTTCATTTCTGACATCACGAAGGAAGTCGTGAAGGATGTCGTGGGCCAGAAGATCTACTACTACCCAATTTCAGAAGAAAGGACGCAGGCACATCCTGTTTATGATGAAGCGATCCGAAAGATCTTCGATCAGCCGATCGAGATCGAGGCGCTGATCGACAACTCGTTCGAGAAGGATACTGTCATCAACCAGTTCGGTATCGACAAGGACTACAAGATTGAGGTCTTCATCCACTACAGGGACATGATCGAACGCGGAATCCAGTGTAGCATCGGAGACTTCTTCACGTTCTCAGACGTCATCTTTGAGGTCACTGAGGTACGTGTCATGCGAAACATCTACGGTCTAGCAGAACATCCAGAAGGTGTCAGACTCGTTGGTTCACCCGCACGTCAGGAGTCGATCGATATCTATATCAAGGGTCCAACAGACATCGGATACTCGGACGATGATGCTGTTCAGAAGACGTTTGTGCAGCAGCGCGGTTACGAGTCGAACGAGCTCGGCGACACCGCCGACCAGCGAGCGCTTGTTGATAACGGCGTGCTTGATCCTCCGTTGACGGGACCGAAGCAGGTATCGGAGAAGGGTGACGTGAAGGGCAGGAACGCGTTTTACGGTGAAGAGGATTGATGACGACTAGGTTTACAGCGAATAGTAGCGGTCTACGTTCTGGATACGACAATGCGAACGTTTCGACGGACGTAACGATCCCTGCGTGTGGTGTCGAAGACGTTGATGTTGCTGTCTTTAGTCTTTTCAATGAGGAGATCCCGCTCCAGGTGTCAGCAAAGGAGGGCCTGAAGCGCGCAAAGGTCATATTTGCAGCCGGAGAGAAGTGGGCTGTCATCAAGAAAAAGAAGGACATCCGAGACAGACAGGGGCGACTGATCCTGCCACTCGTGACAGTCGGAAGGACGAACATCGTCCAAGATCCAGTTCAAGACATCACAGGACGTGGCATCAACCAACAGACAGGTGAGCTTAGGGTCCTGCGTAGGTTATCGAAGAACGATAGGACCTATCAGAACCTCATCAATAGGCTGTTTATCAAGAACCAGATGAACCTAGCAGTGAATCCCGACCAGGGTGTATCACCGCTGCCCGGACAGCTGACAACGACACGCACAGTCGGTGACCTTGCGGCAAATCCAGACATCGTTGACGGAGCGTACCTCGCTCCTGTCAGGAACGACAACGTCTGGGAGACAATAACCATTCCAGCACCTCAGTTCTTCACCGCGAACTACGAGGTGACGTTCTGGACGCAGTACACGGCACACATGACCGAAATGGTTCAGATGTTCATTGCAGCCCAGCTTCCGCAGGGTAACGCGTTTAGGATCTCGAACCCTGCGAATGACGGGTACTGGTTCGTTGCGAACGTTGAAGGGAACGAATACAATCCTGAGAACAACTTCGACAACATGTTTGAACAGGAAAGGGTGATCAAGTACACGTTCAACCTGAGGGTACCTGCATACGTTCTTGCAACTGATACACCCGGAGCGCCTATTCCTGTCAGGCGAAACCTCAGTGCGACAAGTATTGAGTTCGAGTCTGCAATCGGTGATGTTACAAAGTCTGACGCGACCGGTGACGACGATCCCTGGTTCGGAGCAGATGATCCAACGCTTCCATACGATACGGATACACCTGAACGCCTACTTGGTATCGACAAGCGTAGGACCGGACATCCTCGGCTCGGCATCAGGACAAACGTACATCCAGACGATCCTGCGCTTCGTAGTTATCCTCGAGGAACGACTCCGGCAAAGTACCTAAAGGTCCGCGTTGTTGGGCAGGATGGGAACGTAGGAATCAGAAATGTTCGTATAACATCTACGAATCCACATACAGGTGAGTCGACGTTCTCCGCTCGAGACCTAACGCTGGGCGGATTCTCCTTGGTTGTCGTAGACGAGTGAACGGTCTTTTGGCTTCGTCGTCAATACTTATTCGAGATTCCTCACCGTTGTTAAGGAGAACGGCATGCCTGAGCAGACTTTTAGGTCCCCAAATTTCTTTGAGAGGGAAATTAACCTCTCAGCGCCCGCAGTAGGCGGTCCTGTCGGGACTCCGGCGGGTGTCATCGGTACATCGAACAGGGGACCGGCATTCGTGCCTGTTACTGTTGCCAAGATGACTGAATTTGAAGAGGTCTTTGGCACACTCGATCCGAAGAAGTTCGGGCCGTACGCAGTGAACGAATTCCTGAAACACAAGACTGCCCTGACCTTCCTGAGGGTCTTGGGTGCGGGTGCGAATGAATCCGAAGGTGACATCCTCGCCTATGAGACGACCGGCCGCGTGCGTAACGCAGGTCTAAAGGTCGAAGGTATTTCACCGGCGATTTCAGGTTCCGATGGTCAAGATAGCAGGCACACCGGAGTCGTGCAGTTCATCTCAGCTCGGCACCAGGTGACTGTAAACGAGGCATACGGAAACCCGATGTTTACCGATAACAACTCGGTGAGTGGAACAATTATCAACCTTGTTCGAGGTATGATAATCACGCCAACCGGGTCGAGGGTCATGGTGCTGGGCGGCGATGAACAGGTTACTACAGCATCATTTGTTCTGTCGGCTTCGAATACAGCGCCCTATGATTATGCTGCAACAGGATCCATTTTTGCGCCCGATAAGTTCAAACTTATCATTTCGTCTACGTTGGGCAATGTGTTCTACAACACAGACGGTCAGGCGGGTATCAAGATCTTTACTGCGTCACTTGATCCATCATCGGACGACTACTACGCCAAGATCCTCAACACCGATCCCGATAGGCTGATAACCGATCAACATGTCCTCTACGCAGACTTCCCGGTCGATGCAGAAGTGGCCGCGGCAGTTGATGTTGGAATCCTCTCTGGCACTGCAGGTACGACAGATTCTGGTGGCGAGACGACAACCTCGTTTAGAGCGCTTTTCGGTGCGTTCGATACGAGGTACACGACCCCGAAGACAACGTGGTTCATTTCGCAGCCGTTCGGCAACACCGAATACGACCTATTCTACTTCGAGACGCTCGACGACGGCGAGTATGCGAACAAGCTATTTAAGGTCTCAATCTCAAACATCCAGAAGTCTGTAGACGATTCGAACCCGTACGGAACCTTCAACGTTGAGATCAGGTCCTGGGAAGATACTGATACGAATCCTCGGGTCCTTGAACTCTTCCCAAACTGCTCGCTCGATCCAAAGTCAGACAATTACGTTGCGAAGGTCATCGGTGATAGGAAGATCTATTACAACTTTGATGCAACAGTAGAATCAGAACGTCGTGTTGCTACAAGTGGAAGGTATTCGAATGTTTCGAAGTACGTTCGCATTAGGATGGCAGACCAGGTCGATCGTAAGGTCATTCCTGGAGAGGCGCTTCCGTTTGGATTCCGCGGCGCGAAGGTTTTGAAGACCACTCCATACAACAGGGACTATGATGTCACCGCCGACGAGGCGAGGGTAGCTGGCGTCCTTTCGGGTGACGGTGAGGCGCTTTCTGGTTCGATCCTACCGCCTGTACCGATGAGGTTCAAGGTTACCCGTGGAGAGAGGCTTAATGGTGGTGGATTTGTCGGTGCGCCGAGTGTTACTGAGCTTGCGAACTCAATCTTCTATTGGGGTGTCAGGTTTGAGAGGCTGACAGATGTTCTCAATCCGAACATCATCACCGAGAAGAACGCGCTCCTTGAGAACTACACCAAGTTCCTCGGCATCGAGAAGCTTGATGTCCTTGTGACAGGTTCTGGTGCGGACGACTTCAACCATAATAAGTTCTCGCTTTCCAAGGTTGCTCTCGCGGCTGGTACAGTTTCCGATCTTACAGCGTCTGTGAACGATCATATGAAGGAAGCAGCGTACTTCAGGAACGGCAAGCTCGACCTTACGAGATACACAGTTCTTGATAATTCAAATTCATCTGGAAGCTGGAACAGGATGACCTTTGCAACGCTGCTTACGGAAGGTACAGCCGCAGAGTTTAATAGGTACAGCCCGTACGCCAAGTTCACGAACTTCTTCCAGGGAGGATACGACGGCGTCAACTTCCTCGATCGTGATGCGCGAAGGATGAACGACAAGTCAACATCGTTCGAGGCAAACGGTGGTGCAGAAGCAACGTACACGAGCCCAGGCTATGCGACGAACATGAATGGAACGGGACAGGACAACTCGAACGTCGCATCGTACAAAGCAGCGATCAATATCATGACCGATCCAATGATCGTGAACCACAACGTGCTTGTCGTCCCAGGCATCAGGGAATCGTTCCTTACAGATTTCGCGTCCGATTCAGTGAGGGACTACGGTCTGGCATACTACGTTATGGACATTGCGTCCTACAATGATGATGCGGCACGACTCTACGATGACGATACTTCAAGGCCGTCTGTCATCAAGACGTCAGCTCAGTTCGAGAGCCGCGTCGTTGACAACAACTTCGTGGGAACATATTGGCCAGACATCGTCATCGACGACGAGGTGAATAACCGTCGTGTTGCAGTTCCTGCTTCGATCGCAGCTGTCGGTGCCTTGGGCTTCAACGACAAGGTCAGGTACCCGTGGTTTGCGCCGGCTGGATTCAATAGGGCATCACTTGACTTCGTCAAGAATGTCAAGGTTCGCCTGAACGTCGGTGACCGTGATACCCTCTACGATGCACGCATCAACCCGATCGCCACCTTCCCACGCCAGGGATTCGCGATCTGGGGGCAGAAGACGTTGCAGATTAACAAGAGCGCCCTCGACCGCGTCAACGTACGTCGAATGCTGCTCGAGGTCAAGCGTATCATCATCAATATCGCTCGTCGCATCACCTTTGAGCAGAACACGCCAGAGGTCAGGAACAACTTTGTTGCACAGTCAACGCTGCAGCTTGGTGTGATCCAGGCACAGGCGGGAATCGAACAGTTCAAGGTCGTGATGAACGAATCGAACAACACACAGGAAGACATCGATCTGAACAGGCTCAACGGTCGCGTTGTGGTCGTGCCGACGAGGACAATCGAATTCATTGCGATTGACTTCATTGTGACCCGCGCCGGCGTGGAGTTCGTGTGATAATGTTCTACGTTTATGTTGACTATCGTGAGGATTCAGGCGAGCCCTTTTATGTTGGAAAATGTAAGAGAGCTCGCGTTGACGACTATGTTCGACGTAATCGTAAGTGGCATAATATTGCTGATTTTGCGGTACGTGGTTCAAAATCAAAATTTTTGTTTGAATGGGCAAAACGGCTTGGGGTTACTGGCGAATGACATGGAAGCACGTGCCATGACGTCTAAAAGGTTGATGGCACAATATCTAGTAGATAATCGGAGGCAATTTTGGCACAACTGAGATTCGGAAGCGCGGGCGTAACTGCAAGGGAAATCGATCTCTCAGCGCCGGTGAAGAGGTCACCGGTCGGAGTGCCCGCAGGTGTCATCGGAACGACAACGCGGGGCCCAGCATTCGTACCCATCACCGTCGGCCTGACGGACGACTTCTTTGCCAAGTTTGGTGCTACCGACGGTGAGAAGTTCGGCCCGCTTGCGGTCGTCGAGTGGTTGAGGAACGCCGGAGCGGTGACGTACATTCGCGTCATGGGAGTCGGCGATGGTCGCAAGAGGGTTACCGATGGTGTCCTCGCAGGTTCAGTCACGAACGCAGGGTTCGTCGTTGGTGAAGAGGAACCGAGGGAGACCGACGGCGCGCTTTCACCGAACCCGTACGCAAACGCAGGTGGATCATCAGGAAGGACCTACTTCCTTGGTTGCCTCATGAGTGAGTCGGCCGGTTCGACGGTGTTCAGCTACGCCGGTCTGCATGATTCTGGCAACGATCCCAACGCGCTTCCAATCGTTCGAGGCGTCCTGATGACGCCTTCGGGGGTCATCGCCAAGCTCGAGTCTTCCGGCACGATCGGAGCGTCAGCTCCGAATGCAGACCTAATCGCCTCTGAGACGACGGCCACCGGTTCGGTCACGGGTTCTGTCACTCTGATGGAAGGCAACACTGCGAAGCAGGAGTTCGTTGTCCTGCTGAACGGACACAAGGGTACGGACACGCTGTATCCGAACGTTCTGACGGCGTCGTTCGATATGACGGCTCCGAACTATTTCGCGAACGTGTTCAACACGGATCCATACAACTTCCAGAAGGCGGGTCACTGCCTCTACACCTACTGGGACGTTCACAGCGCCACAGCAACGGTGACGGGTTCGGGTATCTCGGTTTCTGGATCGTCTGCAGTTGCCGAGCTTGCGTTCTTGGCGAATGGTGCGCTTGACAGAAATGTCGGCAACTCTGAGGTTCCGAACTACGAAAACTTCGAAGATAGGTTCTCATACGCCAAGACGCCTTGGCTGGTCTCGCAGCGCTTTGGTGGAACGAGGTACAACCTCTTTAGGCTCCACGCATTGGATGCTGGTGCGGATATTTCGTCAGTCTACAAGTTCTCGATTGAAAACCTTGTAAACTCGACAGACCCGAATAACAAGTACGGTTCATTCGACCTTGTCATCCGAGATTGGAATGACAGGGATACAGACCAGATTCCAGTCGAGGCATGGAGAGGTCTCACGCTCGATCCGAACTCTGATCGATACATTGCAAGGGTTGTCGGTGACGCGTTCGGGTTCTTCGACTTCGACAGGACTGAGTCAGAGCAGAAGCTCGTTGTTGAGGGACAGTACGAGAACCAGTCGAACATCGTCAGGGTCGAGGTCGCAACATCAGTTGAGAACGAAGCAGTCGATCCGACAGCCCTTCCAATCGGCGTCCGTGGTCCTTACCACCTTGTGACATCAGGTTCCGCACCACTCGCAACAGGATCCGCTGACAACAGCTGGATCAAGAACGCTGTCACTCCACCTATCCCGTTCAGGTCAGACATCACTCAGGGTTCGGGAGCAAAGCAGTCTGTACAGGCCCAGTACTACTGGGGCTATCAGTTCGAGCATGTCACCAGCCTCACTACTCCGAATGCATCGACGTTGAAGAACAAGTCGATGAAGGCTCACGTGAAGTTCTTCCCGAGCTTTATGACGAACACGATGAACTTCGTGGTCGGTGATAACGAGGGCACAGTCGATACGGCAGCGAACGGAATCGTCGACGCTGATAGATTCAACAGGGGACTGTTCACGCTCGAAAACCTCCAGGTCGTCACGAGCTCTGCGGGTACTGCTGACCCGAACGCTTGGGCATCGGCAGTCTACGTCAGGGATGGTAACATCACTGCAGACGATTCAGCAAAGACACGAAGGCTTCAGACGTCAGATTTTACTCAGCCGAATAGGCGCTTCCTGAAGTTCAACTTCTTCATGCAGGGTGGCTTCGACGGAACGAACATCTTTGACAGAGACGAGGCTGCGTTGACAAACAACGCAGTCCGTGCCGATATCGACGATGTTGGTCGAGGCCAGAACAACGGTCCGAACGTCAGGGCGTTCGTCAAGGCGATCGACATCATGAGCAACGTTGTTGCGACAGACATCCAGCTGCTTGCGATCCCAGGCATCCGTACCCCGCTTGTCACCAACTACGCTGTCGAGCAGACGGAGGCTCGCTTCGATGCCATGTACATCATGGACATCGAGGAGATGGACACCCAGAACAACCGCGTCAGGTCAGGTTCACAGCCAGTGTCGGTGTCGTACACCTCGACGGACTTTGCATCACGTGCGATGGACAATAGCTTCGGTGCAGCGTACTTCCCAGACGTCCTCTTGACCGATCCGATGACAGAGACAAACCTCTTCGTCCCACCTTCGGTCGTCGTCTTGGGTGCGATGGCTCTGAACGATGCGGTTGGACACCCATGGTTCGCTCCAGCAGGTTTCACACGTGGTGCGCTTCCGACGGCACTCGAGACGAGAGTGCAGCTCAGCAAGGACAACATGGACGCGTTGTACGACGTGAACATCAACCCGCTAACGAGCTTTCCGGGCAACGCACAGTCGGGTACAAACCCAAAGGGTGGTGTCATCGTCTGGGGACAGCGTACCCTGCAACAGGCGGCATCTGCACTCGATCGTGTCAACGTGCGTCGCCTCCTGATCGACATCAGGCGCCAGGTCAGACTGATCGCTAATACGATCGTCTTTGAACCGAATCGAGAGGCGACGCTTGCGAAATTCTCTGCCGCGGTCACTCCGCGCCTGCAGAGAGTCCAGGCGCTCTCTGGGCTCGAGAGGTTCAGGGTCGTGATCGATTCAAGCACAACGACCCAGCAGGATATTGAACAGAATACAATTCGGGGCAAGATTTTTGTCCAACCTACGAAAACGGTTGAGTTTGTATCGCTGGACTTCGTGGTGGCAAATAATATTCAACAGGTTCAGTAAAGCAAACATTCTAAAATTGTTGGAAGGCGATGATTATGTCATCGCCTTCTTGTATTTTAATATTATTGTGTTATGTACGGTATCATTTATGTCATAACAAATAACGTAAACGATAAAAAGTATGTTGGATTAACAACAAAAACGATTGAAGCTCGTTTCAAACAACACCAGCGAACTGCAAACAGAGGTAGCAAATATCCAATTCATTGTGCAATTCGCAAATATGGCATTGAAAATTTCACGTATGATGTCATACAAGAGTGCAGTACGTTTGATGAACTTAACGCAGCAGAAATCGATTGGATAGCAAAGCTTTGCACAATCGAACAAGGTTATAACATCTGTGAAGGCGGAAGAGGTGTTCGAGGTACAGGAATTTGGGTCCATTCTGAAGATGCAAAAAGAAAAATTTCGATCGGAAATTCTGGAAAGGTACGTTCCCAAGAGACAAAGAAGAAGATCTCAGAATCAGTGAAACGAATAATGACAAAAGATCATAGGTTGAAGTGTACCTTAGGGTTGAGAACTCCAGAAGCGAGAAAAAAAATTGAAGAGAACAACTACGCCAAGCGAAGAAAGCCTGTGTACAGGTATAGTACGTTCGGTACTTACCTTGGTAGCTTTACGTGTTGTAGGGATGCAGGTAAAAGGTGTGAGGCAAATGCATCAAATATTCTTCAATGTTGTCATGGTAGAATTCCAACGGTACACGATAGTTTTTGGTCATTTGTTCCTTTAGATGACAACGATATAAAAAGACGTCAAGTATTTCTTGTTAAGTACAGGAAGCGCTGCGCAGTTGCTGCAATAAAGGATGATGTGGTCGTTGGCATCTTTACGTCTGCTAAGATTACTGCACGTTTTGGATTTTCACCACAGCAGGTAAAAAGGTCAATCAAGGGTTCCTGTAGGGATCATAAAGGCTACACGTGGAAGAAGGTCGCTAAATTAAGCGATAATGAACAGTTACAACTATTAGACGCAGTTTTTTGTGATTGACGTTGCCCACAACCACAAAGAGACTTACAAAATCATCAAGCGGATTTGCGTGGTGATATATTGTCGAATAGTTAACCTAGCAGGTCCAGTGATCGGCAACGAGGAAACTGACACATGAAGAAAGTCGTGAAGCTTGATGCAAAGCAGCTCGGGGCGTTGGTCACGGGTATCGTCAAAGAGGAACGCCAGAAGATCGCGTCGGTAAAGGGCGGCGTGATCCGGATGACAGAGGCCAACCTCCGTAGGATCGTCCGTGAGGAACTGACCGAGATGCTCGGTACGCAGCCTCATGGTGTTGAATTCAAGTCGGGTCAAGGTCAGAAGGGTCCGCTTGCGGGTGCAATGGATGACGCAAAGGTCGATCAACTCGCAAGCAAGCTCTCTGGGTTTGACCTCTCAGACGAGGAGATCGACGCGCTCGTCAGCAAGCTCAAGGCAGAGGCGAGGAAGCGTCGCGGTCGACGCATCTAAACAGCAAGTGAATAGACGAGGTTTGAACATCCCCAGATCTTAACAACACCTGCCTGTTCGGCTACCTGGGCCTCTGTGAGGCCCAGAGATTTATTTGCTCGGTACTTGAACCGGTCATATCGGTTAGTAAAATCAGTCCACCAGAAGCGAGGTGATGTACTCGAGACGTACTTGAATCCTGCTTGTTCGTAGCTTCTGTTCGTGCCACTAAGACGAGTATCAACGTACGTAATGATGTTAGACATTGCATTTTCACGCGCATAGCCAATCGCAACGCGTACAAGCCTGCTGAGTCCACCTGGTACAGATACAAACGTTTTTGTTGCTGACCTTGCTATCTCCAACATACCAGCGTATTTTTTGTGAACAGGTTGCCTAAGAGAGATTGCACAGACAATTTGATCGTTGTATTTTAGGCCCCATGCAATCCTACACGCGACGTCACCATCAAGGTGATTTTCATTGAAGAATTTCTTTCTTTCGGCGCGAGGAAGTCTGACGACTGTACACTTCCTCGCGCCGATCTTCGTAGGGGTCTTGCCAAGGCGGTGCATGATTGTGCTTTCAACGATGCGCCTGTTGTTCATCCAATCATCTTGGAATACATGAAGCAAACGAATGTTTTTATCGACACAGCTTTGCGTCTTGTTTGCGTGATAGATCTTGCTTTTAAACAATATCGAATGCCAGTAAAGTCCGTTGTATTCGATTGCAAACCCGTGCGAGGGAACAAAAATATCGAGCTCTAGCTTGCCTGCGAACGTCTTTCTATCGTTTGTTATGACGTTCTGGCCGCCCACGACGCTTCGAACAAACTGGTCGATCTGGCCCTGGGTCGCGCTTCCGGCAGGAGTACAGTTCCAACACCTTCCATATTGGAGCTGTCGGAGCGATGATGTAAAGTTGGTTCCACAGGTCTTGCACTTGACCTCGATCACGCGAGATGCGTCATTGACGTATTCATCTAGGCCACCGACGACTTCGAGCGTATCATGGACCTCGATCCTACCGACGATCTCATCGTGTTGGAGGCGCTTGATACCATCAAGGTACTCTCTAAGGGACTTCTCATTTAGCTTCAACGAGACCCTTGCGGCCATGTCTGCAACACGTTCGTCTGTGTCCTTTGTAAGCCCCCTGGTCCAAGGGGCGCATTCTCCAGTCGTGTACTTCTGTTTCAACGTGTCAGCTGCTTCTGCAACGCGTTCGTCTGTCTCTTTTGTCAGGCCTTTGGACCAACACGTTAGCCTGCCTTCATCAAAGGCTGCCTTTCTTCCGATTGATGTTGCCTTGGCTCGAGATGCAACACGTTCGTCTGTCTCCTTAGTCAGGCCCTTTGCCCAACCTGTCCTACCGGTCAGGCTCGCCGAACGTTTTTGGGCGATCTTTTTGGCTTCTTCTTCTGAATATACGTCGTAGATTCGAGCGTTGTGTCCCTTAAGCAATCGAGCATATCCATGCCTCCAGTTCAACCATGCAGTCTGCGATCCACAACCACAGGCACACATGTTCGTCCTTGTGTCATCGAGCCTCAACCATTCGTCCTGTGGTACGATGCCGTGAACGTCTATGAGATGTTTTTCGAAGAATGTAATTCTCTTGGTTGAGAATCCACAGATGTGGCACTTCACCGGTTCAAGAGACCTTCCTTTAACAGCACCCATCGATTCTTACCTTTCGATTTGAATTAACATCTACTACAATTTTGTGTAGTGTTTAGTACATTTTTTTGTGTACACTATTTACTACTATCGCAGGTGACGTTGCTCTGCGGTTTGGAGAATAACAATGCCAGCAGAGACACTTGATGTAACATCGATGCTCCCTAACAAATTCGAGCCAAAGCGAAAAAACCGATGGGTTTTGATGGTCGAAGGTATTGACGCATACATCTGCAAGACCACTGCGCGCCCGACCTACGAGACCGAGGAGATCGAAGTCCCGTTTGTTAACTCGCGTAGGTACCTCGCAGGGCCAACCAAGTTTGCAACGATGACCGTGACGCTTCACGATCCAATCGCGCCTTCAGGCGCTCAGCAGGTCATGGAATGGATCAGGCTTCACTTTGAGTCGGTTTCAGGCCGTGCTGGCTATGCTGACTTCTACAAGAGGGACATCCAACTGAAGGTTCTGGATCCGATCGGTACTGTTGTGGAACTTTGGGATATCAAAGGCGCATTCATCACAAACGCGACATTCGGAGAACTGACGTACGAGGACGGAACTCTCACGGAAATCTCACTTACGCTCAGGTACGATAACGCGGTTTTGCAATTTTAATGAGAGTATAATTCTTATCAAAACCATACGTCAGTATATTTTCTGGTCCATTGTGGTTATTTTACTGCATGGACCAGAGTGATATCGACTGTCAGTACTGTGGGAAAGAGTTCAAATCATTGAACTCGTTGCGTATTCATACGAGTAAACTTCACAAGAAGTCATCGGAGCAGGTCTATATCGACATGTTCTGCGATGGAAAACATCCAACATGCAAGTGTGGATGTGGTCAATCGACGAAGTTTTGGACTTTACAACGTGGATTTGCTGATTTTGTTCGTGGCCATCAGTCTCGTGTCAAAAACAACTGGGGACACAACAAGGAAGCGCTCGAACGTTCGCAGCAGGCACGCCGTGAGATGCATGATCGTGGTGAGATCAAAATCTGGAATCGTGGTAAAACAAAAGAAACAGATGATCGTATTGTGGCGTATGGAGAAAAGCTAAAGGAAACATTTAAGGTTGATGTTTGTGAACGACAAAAACGTTCACAACGAATGACAAAGAATCGCTTAACAAAGATCGTGCCAGATTTAAAGGGTAAAAATCATCCTCAATGGAAAGGCGGTGTTTCCGCTCTTCAGCCTATCGTTCGTGCTCGTCTTCATTTGTCTTGGGTCTATCCGATCCTCAAGCGTGATCAGTTTACATGTCAACGTTGTGGATCAACGAAGGAACTTTGCGTTCATCATTCTGGCGTAAGATTCCCTCGCCCGTGAAGTTCGCGACCCAATACGGTTTCCCTCTGGGCGGGTCCCTCCTTGAGATTGAGCCGATCGAGGGCGAGTCCACCCTGTTTCGGGTCGACATACGTGCGTTCAACTTTCTGCGCCTTCCTGCCGAGCAAGTTGAGAATCGCGCGAGAACCTATTGGTCAGGTGTCACTATTAGACATGATCCACTAAACATTGAAGTTCTTCTTGAAGGATCATTTGTGATTCGTTCGATTCAATATTTACAACATGGACCTCCTCATTGAATACATCAAGGAGATCGTATCGATCCTACAAGAGTATCAACGCAAAGAGGATGTCATGCAGATGCTTCAGGCTGACATCGCAAGCAGGATTAAAGCCGGCGAGATCTCTGACGATGAAGGCGTTCGAGAGTATGTTGCGACCGTGCAGATGGCTGCGAACGCACTAAAGGATGTCCCACTCATGGCGTTCAAGGTTCGTTGAAGGGTCATTGAGGCCCACAGGGCGCTCACGGTTTATTCTACGCTCGTCAGATGGATTGTTCCATTGGTCAGGGATTGGTTTATCTGGTGGGCTCGAGTTAGCATATTTGTTGTCTGACTTGTGATAGCATGCGTATTTACGCCTCGGGTCGGGTTGCTTACAATTGCGAAGGCTCAAGAGGAAATCACATGTCAGACGACCGAAAGTCAAAGAACGAAGTTTTTCAAGGCGGCAAGGGTGAAGTTCCGCCTGCGGTACAGCAGCACATCGAAGCAATCTCAAAGATGTCAGGCGACGGTGACACGCCTGCGGCGGCACCTGCTCCTCGACCTGTGATCAGGACACCTGACGGAGTTGGTGCCAACGAGAACATCATGGACATGTTGCAGAGGGACTTTGGAATCAAGATCCCGACAGAATCTGTCCCGCTACCTTCGCGAGGCCTGCTCTACCCACCGCAGCATCCGTTTCACAGGCGAGAGGTCGTTGACATCAAGATGATGACAGCTGTCGAGGAAGACATCCTCACCAGCCAGTCGCTCCTCAAGAAGGGGACGGTCATCACCGAGCTGATCAAGTCGTGTCTCGTCGACAACGTGAACCCGAACGACCTCCTTTCCGGCGATCGCAACGCGCTTATGATCGCAATCAGGATCACAGGCTACGGCGCGAGGTACGACGGAGAGGTCACGTGTTCAGAGTGTGGTGCAAAGACCCCTCGGGACTTCAACCTCGCAGACCTCGACATCAAATCCCTGAAGATCGAACCAGCAGTTGAAGGTCAGAACGTCTTTGACTTCAAGCTTCCCAGGCTCAAGGCACCCGTACAGTTCAGGTTCCTCACCGGACGTGACGAGGAGGACATCCTCAAGACGTCAGAGCGTCAGAAGAAGCTAGGTATCTCTCAGGACAACCTTGTCACGACAAACCTCATCCACAGCATCGTTTCCGTGAACGGTGTCGATGATAGAGCAAAGCTTTCTCACTTCGTCAGGATGATGCCGGCGAGCGATTCAAACGACCTGCGTAGGTACATCAAGGAGAACGAGCCTGGTGTTGACATGAAGGTCGAATCGGAGTGCAAGGCCTGTGGCCACGTCGAGGAGGTAGCGATGCCGATCGGCGTGACGTTTCTTTGGCCTAACGCCGAGTGATAAGGAAGATGTCTACTTAGAACCCGCCTTCATGCTGATGTACTACGGCGGGTTCCTCTGGTCAGAGTACCAGAGGTTGCCTGTCATCTACAAGAGATGGTTCGCTGAACGTCTCGTCAAGGAGATCAATAGATCCAGCGAGGAAGGTGATGCAACGCAGTCACGAGCTGCACACCACAATTCCCCCGAACAGCGCGCGCTGCAGAACAGAGTCCGCCAGCAGTCACCTGCGAGGCTGAGGCGCTTTACATGAGATAGTTACTTGAAGCGCCATGAAAGAAATGAGCAACAAGGCTCGCATCCTAAATGCAGCAGCGGGCACATGGGTCTTCGGGGGTCAAGACATCGGGTTCACCGGGAACAAACGACAGGTTGAGGTTGCATTAAAGGCGACAATCGCCACACGTAGGTTCAAGGATGAGCTTGAAAGATCGGGGGCGACCACGCGTTCGATCATGGAAGCACTTCACAGGAAGCACGAGGCATCCCGAGAGTTTGAGAGAGAGTTTGGAGTGAAGTGGCTGCTGTGAGGTAAGTACAGAACGTGGCAGTCGATCCCAAAGAACTGAGAGAGGTCGCAAAGGCCGCTGATGCCGCTGCTGATAACATCAGAAGCGCAACTGAAGCGTTGTCTGAGCAGGCGTCTGTCGTCGCATCGCTTACAGAGGCCTACAAGGCGTTCTCATCGGCAGAGGTGACGCAGCAGGTCGTTGATCTGACGTCTGCGCTACGTGATCTGTCTCCGATCGCTGATGAGGTCGCAAAGAGGACAAAATCAACGTCATCCTCTCTGAGGACGATGTCAAAGAACGTCGAAGGCGTAGACGCGACCGTAACGACGCTTACGGGTAGGATGAAGGACCTTTCATCCGCATTGCTTGGGCTAAATAAGGACGCCCAAGACGGGATGTTCGATCCCAAGAAGATCAAGGATCTGAACGACGACCAGTCGAAGATGCAGAAGACCCTTGTATCCATACATGACACCCTCAAGGACATGAAGGACAATGTCGAAGGGTTTGGTAAGGGTGTCATCGACTCTGCACGCAGTGTCAAGGACCTCGGGAATACGCAGGGCATGCTCAACGACATGTCTGACAGCATTCTCGGGACGAGCGACGCGCTCAAGGAAACGAAAACGTCGTCAGAACAAACTGGATCATCGCTGCGGGGTCTAGAGACGAGCCTGCTCGCTGCAGCAGCAACGGGAAATACGTTTACAGGCGCGTTGCTCGGGATAGCAACAGAGTCCAAGCTCGGTCAAAGGGCCTTGAAGTGGCTTGGTAATACGGCGTCAAAGCCGCTTACGGCGGGCATAGGTGCGGCGATTGGCGCTGTCACAGGTCTGACTTCGGGCCTGATGGGAATCGCACGAGCGACAAAGACGGTCGGCGGATTCTTTGCAAACATGATCGGCTGGGCGTTCAAGCTCGGCGCAGCAATCATAGCAATCCCAGTCAGGTTCCTTGGTGGACTCGTTGAGATGGCGGCGTCGATGAACATGGGCGCCGCCGAATACCTGCGACAGATCGAAGAAGTCAGAGACAAGTTCGGTAACTTCCGCGTGGGTCAGTCGCAGGCGATCAAGGAGATGCAGAAGTCGTTCGCCAAGACTACTGAAACTGGCTTGAACGCGTATCGCATCTATGGCTACCTTCACGAGCGCCTGAAGATGATCACCGAGCTCGTTGAAGGTCTTGGCGCCACGTGGGGTGTCTTCCAGGATGAGTTTGCCCGAGACGGGTTCCTACAGGCAAAGAGGATCGATGAGTTTAGGATGGGCCTCGGTCTTTCTCATGAGCAGTTGAAGTCGACGCTCATGATGTCAAAGGCAATGGGTAAGTCTGCTGGCGGCACGCTTACTGACCTGACGAAGCACGTCAAGGGATATGCAAAGACGCTGAACATCAGCCACAAGACTTTGACTCGCGACATCGCTGATGCATTGAAGGACGCGGGCAGGTTCGGTGGAATAGCGATCCAGGCGATCGCAAGGGCGTCTGCGTACGCACGGGCGTTGGGCCACGAGCTCAAAGAGATTGCAGGCGTCCTTGACGCGTTCGAAACGTTTGACACAGCGGCAGAAGGCGCTGCAAAGCTCGCGCAATCGTTCGGTGCGACGGTAGACGCGTTCAAGCTCGTATCAGCTCAGTCACCTGATGAGATGATCCAGCACCTCCGTGATTCGTTCTTTGCGGCTGGCAAGTCCGCAGAAAACCTCACGCGACAGGAATTGAAGCTACTGTCTCAGCAGACAGGATTAAACGAAGAGGTCGCCAGGTCGGTTTTCTCGATGCAGAACCAGGGTCGTTCCGTCGACGAGCTGAAGAAGAAGCAGGAAGAGCAGGAGAACGCGCAGGTCACTCAAGCCAAGGCGCTGCGCTCTCTCGCTGATGACATCAAGCGTCTCGTGAAGGAGATGCAGCCCCTAAAGAAGTCATTCGTCAGCATGTTCATCGACGGTATGAAGAAGGGCGTGATGCGTTCGAAGGAGTTCCTCGGTCTGATGTTCAAGATCAGGAGGGGACTGATTCTTACGTGGCGCGAGGGTTTCAAGCTCGGTCGAGTGATCATCGGGCAGGTGCCCGCATTGAAGAAACTCTTTGAAGGCCTGCACGCGTTCTTTGACCCGTCGAAGTACAAGAACCTTGCAGCAAAGATGAGGCACATCCTCCTTGATTTCTTCAAGGGCAACGGCGGTGTGTCCGACATGCTTCACAAGGCACAGGAGGCGTTTACCCATTTCTTCAACATCCAGAACCCTGCAGCAAAGAAGATGATCGAGGGCGCCAAGATGATCATGAAGCGAGTTGCCGCCGCGATCGCTGAGGGTATCACATGGGTGTCTCAACAGCTCGTCGTCGGTTTAAAGTACATCGCTGGACTCATCTCAGGGAAGAATTCGGGTGACCTTGCGCTTGCAGGAACGTTCGGTGGTCAGGCGCTTGGGTTCCTGTACGACATCCTCAAGCCGGTGATAGACGCTGTCGTTGATGCTGCTCCGCTCCTATTGAATGCGCTAGTCGATCTCATTGTTGTCGCCGGCCAGCGCCTGTGGACAGAGGTCAAGAAGGACCCCGTAAGAGGGATCCTCATAACGACAGCAAAGTACCTTGCGACTGGACTTGCGATTGCGATCGGCACAAAGATGCTGATGGGAATGGTTGCTGGCGCAATGACGTCTCTTGTCGTCGGTGGCATCAACAAGATGATCACAGGCCCAGGGAGTAAGGCAATCTCGTCAGCGGGTTCGAGCCTAGCGTCTAAGTCAGCAAAGGCAGCAAGCGCAATGCCGAAGGGTGGCGCGGCGCTTGGACACCAGACGGGTGGAATCATCGGAGGATGGGTCACAGCTGCAAAGCGTGCAAGGAAGGTGACGATACCAGGTCTTGTCAAGCTGTTCCTTGTTATCGCGACTATCGGTGCTGGCCTCGGTGCTGGTGTCTACCTCCTCGCAAAGGGTTTGAAGGTCGCGTTGGCTGAACTGAAGCCCGCTCTTCAGACACCTGGTGATGTCGTTGCAATGATTTCTCTTGTCACGACGATGCTCGTCGGTTCTACGCTCGCTGCAAACGCAGCAAAGGCCGTCAAGCCGACATACATGTTGAAGATGAGCCTCGTTTTGGTCGCCGTCGGCGCAGCACTCGCTGTCGGCGGTGTCATGCTTGCCAAGGGCGTCAAGCAGATGGTCAAGGAACTCGGCGGCGTTTCGATCGTTGAGATGGGTAAGGTCATGATCGGCCTCGCGGGATTCATGGCGTTGACTGTCGGCGTTGCTGCGGGTGCTGCACTGGTTGGTAAGATCGGAGATCCGACGAGCATCGCGATCGGTGGCCTTGTCATCGGTGTATTGGGAGTCTTCATGGTCGGCCTTCTTGTGCTGATCGGTGGCGTCGTTGCAACAATGAAGAAGTGGGGCGTGTCTGCTCAGGCGATGCTCGCTGCAACGAAGGCGATGCAGGCACTTGCAATGACGATGCTCATAATGATACCTGTCGTGCTCGCTGCAACTGCGCTCGGTGCCGCGATCGTCGCGACAAGCGGCGTCCTGGCCGTCGCAATGGCTGCAGGGTTGCAGGTTATCGCTGCCGGTGTGGCATCGCTCGCTGCGATGGCAATGTCTATCACCAAGGACCTGAACAACATGAAGGAGGCACCTGGCCTCGAGCGCAAAGCGCAGGTGTTCACGTCGGTGATGGGCGCGATCAACAACATGGTCAGCATCCTTGCAAAGATCATGAAGGAGATGTCACCAGGCCTGACCGACCTCGTCAATGTTTTGAGGGGCGGTGACATCGACTCGCGCATCAAGAGCACGACCAAGTTTATTGAGATCCTTTTACCAGAGATTCGCAGCATCGTCAAGCAGGTCATGACGGTGATCAAGGACCTTTCGAGCGGTCCCGATACGATGCTGAAGGGTGCGGAAATCTTTGCAAACATCCTTCAGGCTCTCGGTACCTTTACTCAGGCACTGGTTCCTCCAAAGGAACTTATGGAGAAAAAGACCGTCAAGTACGGGATCCTTGCCAATGAGATATCAACTGTAACGTCCTCTGCGTCTAACTTCACGGAAAAGATTTCTGGGTCTGTGAAGGAATTCATGGGTCAGATCATTGGATTCATCAAAGAGATCACGACGTTGCCGATCTCCGATGAGATGCTCCAGCAAGGAATTCCGGCGATCACAAACATCTTGAGGGCTACGGCCGGCCTGATGTCAGCGTTGGTCCCTGACGCGAATACACTTCAGCAGTTTAGAGAGACAAGAGAGGCGTCGTCTAAAATCGGTATCATGGTTGATGAACACAAGAACATCACTAAGACGCTGAACGTCGGTGCGCTCAAGAACATGCTCGACAGTACAAAGGAGAACTTTAAGGAACTGATCAAGTTCCTTACGAACGCAAGCTTCACAAAGTTCCTGAACGACGCTGCGAAAGTTGCAGACAACGAGACAAAGATCAAGTCACTGTCCGCGGTCGGAAACATCATGGGTGCCATCGCGTCTGTAATTCAGTCGCTTGCGAAGGCTGGCAGGCAGCAGAGCGTCGGAAACATTGACGCGTCTGGTGAGGGAGCGAACGTAATCATCAGGTTCCCAAAGACTGAAGGTATCAATACAACATTGAAGGAACTTTCAAAGGATCAAGGTGGCATCGCAAAGATGTTCAACCTCATCAAGAAGCTGTCAAAGGGGCTCAGCGTTGACGAAAAGCTTCAAAGCGATCTTGAAGTTCTCGGAAAGATCTTTGCGTCGATAGGAGACATCTCGAAGTTTATGAGTACGGTCTCTGCGCTGTCAAAGGGCAAAAAGGTTGCAGGGGTTACAGAGGACGCACTTAAGAAGGTTGTTGCTCCGGTGAAGCTGCTGGGAAGCTTCATCGACCAGCTTGCCGGTTCAGGTAGCGCATCGATCTCAAAGATCATCGACAAGGTTAAGACCGTTTCAGTCGGCGGCGAAGGCAGCACCGCGGCAATCGAAAACATGGCAAAGATGACAGGTGTCATCAAACAGGCGGACGAGATGCTAGGACAGGTCCAGAGGATCGCCGGAAGGTCATTCAAGAAGGACATCGTTGAAAAGGGGCTTGTACCTGCGCTTGAAGCTGTTGGTAAGATGGTCGAATCTGTCAATGAAATGAACAAGGCATTGAGCAGTGTTCAGGCCGGTAAGGCGAAGGTCGAGGTTGGCCTACGCAAGGTTGCAGGCGAGATGGGTGTCGGCGGAAAGGCAAACTATTCGATTCGTAACAACCCGATCAACATACACCTTGCGATCCAGGTTGAGATGCAGGCCGCTGAGCTCGAAAGGGTCATCGTGTTCAGGAAGGACAGCGTGATCAGGGACCAATTGAAGTGGGTACGTGGTTCGGAACTTCGTGAGGACAAGGGACCTTGGACACGCGATCAGGCAGACCTCGATGGACCTGGAAAGAACTACATCAGGCACACCGCGAATTGATATGATTAGGGCATGTTTGATGAAGACGAACTCATCAAGAGGTTCAAGCAAAACAGGCTCTATAAGGATGCGATCTCACGGTTGACGGCCGATGAAGCAAGATACGTTGAGGAAAGCGTCGAGGCGTTTTATCGTACGATGATCAGGTCACTCGCTCCGTTCGGAGCGCGTCTTGGTTCAGACCCAGAATTTCTCAAAGGCATGCAGGAGGAGCTCGATCGTCGCGCAGGTGTAGTTACTCAGAGAAAGAGTGACGAACCTGTGTCGATGACGTCCGAAAAGGACGGCAAGAAGAGAGATGCCTGATTCTACGAACAATAACATCACGAATGAGCCTGGGTTTGTCATAGAACCTGATGAGGAACGTCGTGTTCTTGTAAACGATCCTGATAGGAATGACGATATCCAAAAGGAAACCGTTATTCGTATCGGACAGTACTTGAGCGATCTGACGAACGCAAAAGTAGGTTCTTCTACACATGAAAACAGCTATCCGATCGACAGGTCTGTCGTCGAAAGATCGACTCATGATAGCACGACTGGCCGTCCTGCTGCGCTTGCTGATGCGGAAAATTCAAGAACGTATGTCGCTCGTGAGGGAGCAACAGGTACGGTCATTGACGGCACACTCCAACAACCTGATCCAGGAATCATCGGTCTCAACGATACGTGGCAGAGGGGCGAAACAAACGAACGTGATGTTCAGGACGGACACGAACTGCTTCCCGGCGCGGTCGAACAGACGAGTCCGGTTAGGACAATCCAGTCCGCAATCCTATCGAACAACAGGTTCAATACAGACCTCAGGCTCAACGAAACGGTTGCCGCCGGTGGTCGTTCCGCACCACGCAACGGATTTAATCCGACAATCAGGCTTCCAGATCCGAATTCAAGGGCTGAATCGTTAGGAAAGTACAACAGGGGCGTTGAGGATACGACATACAACAACCTCGCAAAGATCGGTATGATCCTGTCGCTTAGGGGTTCAGGTGAAGTCGGATCCAACAGCAGCGGATACAATCCATTGAACGGTGGTGAGGAGGCAAAGGCGATCCTACCGTCTCCTGCACAGCTCGGTATCGATAGAACTGAGTGGGAGAAACTATCCGTCTCAGATGTCATGAGGCAGATGTCAAACGCAGATATCTCTGACGGAGCGTTGATCGATATCGCAGAGAAGAGCTGGGGCGTGATGAACAACATCTACGACCCATTTGACGGAATCACGGCAACAGGCATGCCGATCCTTGCATTTACGCTCATTCTCGCGATGCTCGCAGTTGCCGAGCTGATCTCAACGCTTGTTGGATTGATTAGTCCGGGCAAGCCAGTGAACGCGCCGACGCTTCACACGAACGGCCGTGCAGTATTCGGCAGATGGAAGTCAGACCTGCCCGGTGATGCGCCAAGGGGTTCGTCGTTCGGTCCAACGTTGAACTTTGACTTTCCGCCTCCGGTGGGAGAAATCCTCGGTATACATGAAACAGCATACCCGTTCGGCGATTCACTCAAAAAAGGAACGTACCTGTTCTTTGGTATTGAGGCATCAGCGAGCGGTGTCGTAGGAGCGGCTGTCGGCGCCGCCGCGTCATCGTTTGGGTTGGGAGGACTTGTTGAAGAGACGCCATCGGCACCGGGATACAACGCGGTGTTTTGTCGCGCTGTGATGCGCTCAACGCTTTTGATCATCGATTCGATGAAACAGCTCGCTTCATCGCCGAACTTCATCTCAGGCGTCAAGAATTTTCTCAACATCTTTGAGGTCATCAAGCGCAGCAAGCTTATCGCGGCGATCAACGTATTCACAACGCTCGGCGACAACGCGCTTAGGCAGTCGCCTGCTGATGATGTCTCGTCTGACGGGTTGATCTATACGTCAAAGATCGATGCAATCAAGAACGATGATCCCGGTGCAACGATCTCAAAGAGCAAACTTCAGGGAACAAACAAGCTTGCATGGGCAGGTAACAGGACGCATTCATCGTTCCTGATGCCACAAACGGTGTTCGGTCTTAGCATTGCAATCGCAAACTCCAACAACCAAGGCGCGTTTGGTGGACCCGGTACGCAGGTCCTTCCTGCAGAATCGTGGTCAAAGCACCATGTTGCAATCGTTCAACCTGAGTCGCCGTCATCGATTGCCTCTGCCGGTGCAAAGATCCCGCAGGTCAGCGATGATCCAGACGGAGTATCAGTTGAAAACATTGAAAAGTTGCTCGAGGCTGAGTACGTCCCATTCTACATGCATGACCTGCGGACAAACGAAATCGTCAGCTTCCACGCATTTTTGACTGCACTCAATGAGGACTTTGCACCTGGGTGGGAGACGAGTGATGGATACGGTCGCGTCGATCCGGTTAGCATTTACAAGAATACGACGCGAAAGATCAACATTAGCTTCTGGATTGTGTCAACGGGAGCGAACGACTTCAATGACATGTGGACGAAGATCAACAAGCTCGTGACGTTCGTTTACCCACAGTTTTCGCGTGGAAGGAAGCTGTCCGTTAAGGACAAGTGGCAGTTCACCATGCCGTTTAGCCAGATCATGACATCATCACCGATCATTAGGCTGCGTATCGGTGACCTTGTTAGATCGAACTACTCGAGGTTCAATATCGCAAGGGTATTTGGGCTTACGGATCCTGACACGAAGCTCGATGGTTCTGACATAAATCTTGAAGTCAATCAGGCGGGATTGATTGCCCTACAGGGATTGTTTTGGTCGTTGAAGAAGGCACCGTGGACGCGCAAAGAACACATGTACGTCATCAAGAACGATGGCGTGAATATCGCGGCAGACCAAGGTATCTCTCTTAGTGTACCGATCCCGGTCGTCGGTTCGAGCGGAGAACCTGCAGGACAACCATGGAAGATTCCGATGGATCTTCTTCCTTACTATAAGCTGACCGCAGAGGGGCCAGCTACGCTATCGTCACAGTCATCTGCTTTGAGTGTGAACGTAAGTCTCGGTGGAGGCGGGGGCGGAGGAAGCGAACCTGACATTCCCGCAGGTATGTTCAAAATTGAGGCAATGACTTCGAGCGAGCTTCATGAAAACTATGGGTATTCGTTCGCCGACCTAGGACGTATCACCAAACGTATCAAAGACTTTGAAGACAACGGGGGAAACGCTGAGAAGACGAAGGACAGGAGGTACATCGTTCCTACGTCGATGATTGACATTGCGCCGCTATCGAAGCGAAAGATCATCGATGAAGCGAATCTCATTGCAACAGACGCCGCCGACTCGATCGTCGAATTCCTGAACCCAGAAAAGAATGCTATCGTGAAGTCTTTCGAAGAGACGGGCGGCATGGGACTTGCGTGTAGGGTAGATTCGCTTTCGTTTGATTGGCTTGATCAGACGATGTGGGAAACGAGCACACCAGGAGCAGTGGCGCCAAACCGAGTCAAGGCAACGATGTCGTTCACAGCGATCCATGACATCGCTCCTGGTCTAGACCATCAAGGTTACAACAGAGGTCCCATATATCCAGTTGGACCGTGGAACACTCGCATCGTAAGGGGATAGGATGTCAGTCAGTAGGTACATTTCTGCACCGAGGTTGTCGTTGGGCCGAAGCCTTGGTACGACGCGCACAATCTCGGCGATACGTTCAGCTGTCGCAAAGGGAAACCTCAAGTGTAAGACGATCATTGTTCGTGGTAGGGAACGCCTCGATACGATCTCATATGATGTCTACAAGGACGGACGTTACTGGTGGATCCTCGCCGCAGCATCAAACATTGGATGGGGACTTCAGGTCCCGCCTGGTACTGTTGTCAAGGTTCCAAACCTTCAAGAGGCCTTATCATTTGTGATCTAACATGCCAATACCAGCAGGACTACGTCAATTCTTCAGGATGGTCGAAACGGCAGACATCTTTGCTGCAAAGCAGATGGCCGATTCGGACGCCTATGACCGCGCATTGAAGTCAGGTGCGGGGGAGGATACGTATGCTGTCCAGGGAGTCGCTGGATTCTATCACTACCTTTTGAGCATCATGATCGAAGCGGATGCTCGAGGAGTGTATCCGATCAGAACGTTGATGGAAGTCGTTGCAGAACGTATGAAGAACGGCATCCAGAATGGTGATAAGAACATTCCGGTTGCCGACGAGCTTCTGAAGACTGTGCTTTTTGCGCTGCGCATGTATTCAACGAAGGGTAAGTTTGTTATCAATGATGCCGACATGTTGTTTCAGAATTCGTACGCTGCTCACGAGGGCGCAAAGCAGATCGACAACCTCGTAGAGATCATGGGATGGACAGACGATCAGGTTGAAGAGAACAGCGAAATCGGTGTTGTGCTTGCGACAACACCGCTCGTTACACCACACATGCGTAACGTAGACAACATCCAGTTCTGGTTGAACAGCATTCCGTCGTATGCTGCTTCACGAATGATGCCGTACTTCGATGTCAAGTTTCAGTTTCAACGCGACCAAGGAGACGAAGAAGAGGCCGCAAACACAACGTTTGGTCTTCTGAAGTTCCTTGAAGGAGCACAACTGTCTTTTCCTGAGGATTCTGCGAACAAGGCGATGTTCGATGGAAACCACTACAGCGGTGAACAGATCGCGGCAGCGGAACAGGATGCTCCACGTCACAATCACCATTACCGTGCGGGTATGGAGGTTTTTCTTTCACCGCAGACATTGGTGAATCCGAATCCTGAAGGCCACAACGACAGGTACGTTGATGTCATAGATAGGTTTCGACCGCTTGCGAGTCTAAAGTCAGCAGACATCAACATTCAACCGTTGATTGGATTCATGACGTACAAGAACGGAACATTGACGTTCGTTGTACACGATCGTTCGCGTCTTCACGAGATCGCCGATATGATCAGACCGCAGCTGTTCAAGGGGACAACGTTGTGGCTAACATACGGTTGGCGTCACCCTGAAGAACTTAACAATCCGTTTGCAAACTTCATCAACCAGACGATGCTTGTTCGTGAAGCGTTTATGGTTGTTAATGCTGAGTTTTCGTTTGACAATGTCGGTCAGGTCGAGGTAAAGCTTCACATTGCAACTCAGGGTGCACGCACCGCAGAGGTCACAAGCATCGTCGGTGAGAACAACGAAATCGATAGACAGCTTCGACAACTTGAAGACATCAGACGTAGGATCGAACACATCAAGCAGAGATTGAACCTTGTACCTCCACATGGCGTCAAGGATGAAGTTAGGGCGTATGAGCTCTTGGATGCTGCAGCGCGAGGCGCGCAGCCTGACATGGAAAAGAACGAGCTTAAGAAGGCGCTGAAGGCATTGAAGTCGTTATTGAATACTTCGGCTGCCGATGACGCGCTCGCTGCCGAACTGAACAACGTCCAGACCGCGCTCGAGAAGATGTACAGCGCAAAATCTAATGAAGACACTAAGGAAGGCTTCAACTTTGAGAATCTGAAGAACACATACGAGCAGGTCATCGCCGACAAGTTCGCAAACCTATCTTCCACGCCTGATCCATGGAAGATGACCGAAGATACTGTGCAGGCCGCTGTCGACGCCGGCGAAATACCAGATGGATTCGTTGATCAAGAGCTGCTTGGACAGTACAAGTTTGCCGATGATCCAAAGAACGCCATCGCAAACATTCAGATGCAAAATAGGGTCGTTTCGTTTGGCAAGCTGTTCATGATGTTTGTCGGTAACGCAATAGCAAACCTTGAAGAGGTCGATGAGGTTCAGGTCTGGTTTTACAAGCTAAACGATCACTGTGGTCCTGCAAGCGGAATCAACATCGCGTCGTTTCCGATCGAGGTGGCGTCGTTCCTCAGGAAGTACAACGACTATGTCTTTAGAAAGAGGTCTCAGCGTGTTTCTGTGAAGGAATTCATGAGCATCCTCATCGGGACGCAGTTTGGAGATGTCAGGGGTCTTGGATATGGGATGAGAAACTTCTACGAACCCTACGATCCCAAGAACATCGATCCAAAGGTGAAGAAAGGACAGCAAAAGGCGCTTGAGAGCGCTGTGAAAGAACGTCAGCTCAAATACGGTGTGTTTCAGAAGCCGGCGCTTCAGGTGTTCATTGAGACTGTTCACGCTAGGACGGACAAGACGTCATCTGGAATCGACCTCCTGCAGCTGCTCGACTACGTTGACTCACCAGATGCCCAGAAGTTCGGTGCCTCTCCTTCGGCGGCGGCGGGTTCATACAAACGTGTGATGCGCATCCACATTTACGACAAGGCGATGAATCCGTATCCTGCAGAGAGTCACATGCTTCGTGACAAGTTAGGAAACATCCTGGAGATCCCTGGCGGCAAGACAGGCGAATCATTCTACAACAAGCTGATCGACATCCAGCGACGTTGGGGTTCTGACAACGAGAACGCTGAGAACGCGGCACGAAATCTTGTCCTCTACAGGGGAGGGACGGAAACAGAACCTGGTACCGTTAGGTTCAAGACGCACGACATCCAACCCAACGAAGGTGACGGCGTAAACGTAAGACAGCAGTTGACAGAGATGATATCGCGACGCATGCCGTCGATCTACTACGGGAACAACGGAACTGTGATCCACAACGCGTCGCTATCGACGAAGGCGGATTCACGTGTATCGACGATCAACATGATCAGGCCCGTTGGAAATCAGGTGACGATGCAACCGAACGGTGCGGCAGTCGGCAACCTACCCGTGAGAGTCATTCCCGCGACAATGAACATGTCGTCGCTTGGTTGTCCACTTTGCGCACCTGCCCAGCTCTACTATTTTGATTTCAACACAGGAACGACGGTTGATAACCTCTACATCCTTACGCATGTGAATCATACGTTTGGTCCTGGAAAGTTTGAAACGAGCTGGCAGTTCGGGTATTCTGACGGTTACGCTCGATACGAAAACCTTCCGACGATCATGGCGAACTTTGCGAAGGAAGTCGAAGAGTTCAATGCCTGATTTATCGCCTGTAGTGTAGATGTATGCAGTGTAAAATTCCACGGTGCACTATCTGATAGACTGTGATGTTCTAGGAACGCGAGAACACCTTGTTGTCGTAGGTGACAAAAACGGTAGCAAGGCTCGCTGGATAAACTACGTACCAGAAGGTGTCTGGTACCTTTCGGGAAAGCTGAAGGACGATGGATGGTGTCTTGATACGTTGCTGCGCCTGAATCACATCAACATCGACCTTCTACCGGACGAGAGGTACAAGAACGTCATCGAGACGGTGATGTCAGGATCGAATGTTTCGCCTCCTTGGTCAAAAGTGATGAAGCGTGGCCATCACATAGACCACGTCAAAAAAATCGTTGACCAGATCAATGAGGCCATAAGCAGTCTTGATGAAAGTTATTACAGGGACACGTGGGTGCCTGAGACGGCAATATTCGATCGTCTAAACCCTGCCTACATTGATGAGGCGCTTTGGCGAGAATGGATGCTCCGTGAGGTTGGAAACAAGCATGTCATCAAGACGTTCAAGCCCACGGACGGCGTGGCGCGTCACGTTGAGTACAACAGGTTTGGAACACGCACTGGTCGCCTTACGGTCGCCCGCGGGCCGAACATACTGACGCTTCGCAAGGACGCGAGGAACATCGTCAAATCGCGTTATCCGTTTGGATCAGTCGCGATGTACGACTTTTCTGCGCTCGAGGTCAGGCTCGTACTGTACGAAGCAGGGTATAGGTGCGACGATGTTGACCTCTACGGATTCCTGAGGGACGAGCTCTACAAGGGAAAGGTCGAGAGGGACGCCATCAAGCAGGCAGTCATTTCGGAGCTCTACGGACAGAACAAGTTTGCACTCGGCGACAACCTTGGGATAGGTGGAAAGGTTCTTGATAGGTTCGTGCGCAAGATCAAGACGTACTTTCAGTTTGATAACCTCAAAAAGAGGACGAAGGATGGTTACGTCTCTACGGGATACGTGACAAACAGGTATGGTCGTCATATCACAATCGATGAACCGCTAGATCACATCATTTTCAATTCATACGTCCAGTCAACCGGTGTTGATGTGACGCTTCTCGGTTTTGAAGAGCTATGCAAGCGGTTGCCAGAAGGATGTGTTCCTCTGTACCTTTTGCATGACGCGTTGCTCATAGACTGCCCCAGCTTTGATGCGCTTGAAAAGGTCATCTGGCTAAAGGTGCCCGGTTACGTGCAGCGATGGCCCTTGAAACTTGAACAAGTGTCCGTTAATGGAGTATGTTCGCAAGAAGAGGCACAAGATGACTAAAAAAATGCAAGAAATCACACCAGAAGAAATCAATGAGAACTTTGAAAAGTTCACTGGTTTTTTGCAGAAGCTTGAGGACACTCCCGATAGAAAGGGGGCAGCGCTTCAGATGTGTGATGAGCTCGGTGAACGCCTTGCCCTCTGTCCGGCATCAGGCAGGCTCGACTATCACAACTGCTTTCCAGGCGGACTTGTTGAGCATTCGAATCGTGTTCTCGGCAATGGGCTCAGGCTTCGCAAGCAGTTCTCGAGCGTAGAAATGGTTCCTACGTCATCATTGATCATTGGGTGCCTCTTCCATGATCTAGGCAAGGTGGGCGACCTCACAGACGACTACTATATCCCTCAAGATAGTGATTGGCATCGTGATAAGCTTGGTGAGTTTTACAAGGTCAATACCGAGATGAAATATATGACCGTTCCTCACAGGAGCGTGTTCCTATGTCAACACTTCGGGCTGCGTCTTACACATGATGAGATGGTCGCGATTCTGATCCATGATGGACAGTACGTCGATGATAATAAATCGTACAAGATGAAAGAACCCGCCCTTGCTGACATCGTTCATTTGGCTGACTACCTTGCTGGCAAGGAAGAGAAAGGTATGCTTGTATGATCTACGAAAATGTTGTTGTTGAGCTCGATGGAACGCGAAACACGCAGGATATCATCGATGAGTTTACGTCTCATGGAGCGACCGTCTCACCCGATGAGACAGATCCTGACGTGTTGTATGTCTCAGGCGTTCCTCATGACCTTGTTGATTATGTTGAAGGGATCGCGGAATACGCCCCCTTTGACGGAGACACAAAGGATATGCTTGACACTTTTGAAGCGATTCAAGACGAAGAATTGTAGTTCAAACAGTACAAAATATCGCCACAAGCTTCATGGTGCGATATTTATACCGTGCGCTATGGCATTCTGAGAGAGTACGTTCGGATGCTCGTGGAGTCTGATGTAGACGATCCACGTGTGCCCGATCAGCCGTTTGATCCGGACGACATCGATAGCCAAGGCGACGTTGATTCTGAGGAAGACAAAGAGAAGCAGCTTAGAGGCAAAGAAGAGGTAGACGAGTTTTGTGCTGTCGGTGGTGCCGGAGGCCCACAGATCATGGGACACGTTGGAGCGGAAAACGGACGACGCAGGAAATAGTTAACACTCGCGCAGCATGAGGTAAAAATAGGGCATGGCTACAAAGCGGGCATTTACACCGTACGACGCGGATCTTGAGAAGCGTACGTACGACGCAGCATACTACGAGAATCACGTCAAGTACTACGAGAAGGGCATTCCGTTCTTTGAATCGTACGTACGAGACAACTTTGAGTTTGAATCGATCGCTGATTGTGGTTGCGGAACGGGTGCCTTCGTCGCCGGGTTCCAAGACGACAAGAAGGTCTTTGGATTCGACTATTCTAACGGCTCAAAGGAAGTTACATTTCTCAAACCTGAAAACTTCCATGAGGCTGACCTTACTGAATCAGGTGCAACGGCGATCGCGCAGGGGGTCGACATCGTGATCTCGCTTGAGGTGTATGAACACATCAAACCGGCGTTTGAGGACAACTACCTTGAAAACGTTTTCGGTCTTGGCGCAAAACACGTCATCATCAGCTGCGCACCACCTAAGCAGTGGGGACGACATCACTACAACTGCAAGTCAACAGATGAGGTCAAGGAAACGGTTGGAGAAAAGTTTCCTCAGTATGAGATCGACGAAGAGCGCACCGAAGCGTTCAAGAGGATCAAGAAGCTTGCGTCATTCTATCGTAAGAACACAATGGTCTTTCGTAAGAAGGGCGTCTGAACATAAACAAACGGATAAAGTAAGGTAAAAGAACCGAAAGGAACAAAGATGGCAATCGATCTTGAAGCAATTCGACGGAAGATGGAAAAACTTGGTGGAAAGCGCTCAGGAGTCCAGCTGTGGAAGCCGACGGAACCCGGCGACTACAGGATAAGGGCCCTTCCATGGCCAGACGCTCTCACCGCAGACGGTACACCGTTTGTTGAGCGTTACTTCTACTACATTGGTGACAATAGCGGAATCCTCGCACCAAAGCAGTTCGGCGAAGAAGATCCAGTCGCAGTTCTTATCGATGCACTGTTTAAGTCAGGTGAAGAAAGCGATCGTACGATCGCGAAGAAGCTACTGCCCAAGATGAGAGCGTACCTTCCGGTCATCGTCAAAGGTGAGGAAGATAAAGGCGTTCAGATCTACTCGTTCAATAGGGACGCGTACAAACGTCTTTTGTCGTTCTTTATCAACGAAGAGATCGGTGACTTCCTCGATCCGCTTGATGGCTTTGACCTCACCGTCACCTTGACCGACAACGGACGTAGGTGGAAGGATAGGACAATGTACGATCAGACGATCGATGTATCGCGCTGGCCGTCGCCGCTATCAAAGTGGTTTGATGGTGACGAGGACAAGACCGAAGAAGTCCTGAAGAAGCTTCCAAACGTTGATGATCTCTATACCAACGCACGCAAGACGCCTGCTGAGGTTAAGGAAATCCTTGATAAGTGGCTGGCTGGTGACGAAGAGGATACCGGCGAAGGCACGACTCGCGGCAAGAAGGAAGATGCGAAGCCTGAAAAGATCTCTGAGGGTAAGGGCGACAAGTCGGAGCCAGACGATGAAAAGAAGGCTCCTGATGACGAGAAGCCCAAGGCACGCAAGCGTCGCGTCAAGAAGTCAGATTCTGACGATGTTGGTGAGGAAACGAGCCAATCGCTCGACGAGGCGTTCGACGAGTTAATGGACGAGTAAGGCCTGACGTTGGAAGCTGCGCGGTACTTGTACCGCGCAGCACGTCTATGCCTGAAGTGCGTGTGCACGCCATGCAAGAGGACGAAAATGGTCAGGAAAGACGTTTACAAGGTGATCGATGGTGAAAGGACGTACCAAGACGAGAAGTGGGGTGATACACTGTCTGGCGGACGTCCTGGAAACGGTGAGAGATCCGTCGACGAATTTGTATGCTATATCGCGGGATACACTAACGACATGGTGAAGGTTGCAAGTCACTTCGGAGATACACAAGCAAAGCTTGATGTGATGCGAAAGGTCGCAGGTCTGTGCGTTGCCTGCTTCGAACAGCATGGTTGTCCAGAACGTAGGGTAGAGGAGTAAAGATGGCGGCGAAAAAGAAGAAGGAACCTCAACTTGAACTTGATCCGACTGACGACATTGCAAAGGCCCTTATCAAGGACCTGAACAAGGAATTCGGCACCAGGATCGCTTACAATCTTGCTGAAGCGTCTGCTCCGACGATCGTGAAGCACTGGATCGGCACAGGATCGCTGATGCTCAACTACGCCATTGCTAACAAACGTGGTGGAGGATATCCGGGTGGTCGCATTATCGAAGTCTCTGGTCTTGCGTCGACAGGAAAGTCACACCTTGCCTACGAGGCGGCACGGACTGTACAGCGACTCGGCGGCCTTGTTATCTACGTTGATACGGAGAACGCAACGCCTGTTGATAAGCTCGGAAGCATGGGAATCGATGTCAAGAAGCGCTTCGTTTATGTTGATACGCATTGCACTGAAGAGGTCCTCACGGTGATCGATTCGATTATCAGGAAGGCGAAGTCTGTCTCAGGAAACATCCCGATCCTTGCGATCTGGGACTCTGTCGCTGCGACGGCACCGAAGGCAGAACTCGAAGGTGAGTATGATCAGAACACAGTCGGACTGCAAGCGAGGACCCTCAGCAAAGGCATGAGGAAGATCGTCGGCGTGTTGGGTGAGCACGGTGTCACGCTTCTGTGCATCAACCAGCTTCGCACGAAGATCGGTGTGAACTTTGGTGATCCATATGTGACTCCGGGCGGCGCAGCGATACCGTTCCATTCCTCAGTCCGTGTCAGGCTTACTGGCGAAGGTTCTCCGGTCAAGGACAAGTTTGGCAACGTCATCGGTATCAGGGTGCCGTTGAAGATCATGAAGAACAAGGTTGGCCCTCCGTTCAGGAACTTCTCGATCGAGATCCACTTCGGCAAGGGGATTGTGGAGACGGATGCCTTGATCGACGTTGGGATCGAGTACTGTGTCAAGCACGGTTCTGTACGACGCGACGGCAAGCTCCTGTCGATGACGGGCAAGGGAAAGCCCTGGAAGACGTTCATGGTCACGACTGAAGACGGAGAGGTCCTGCTCGAAAAAAAGTTCCAGAAGGATTCGTTCGACAGCCTCTTGTACAATGAACCGGGCGTCAGCGACCTCATGTTGGAGTTCTACGACGGTGTACTCACGGTCGTTTACGGTGATGCAGATGTTGCCGAAGAAGATCTAAATCCAGAGACAGACGAAGAGGATATGGGCGAAGAGGAGAACGTCAAGGCGACCAAGGAAGTGGAAGATGCTGCGGAGCTATGAAGACATCAACAGGCAGCTGCATCCGAACGTTGGTGCTGTAGACGTTCACATCGAATCACCCGATCTCGTTCCGACGCTGGGATCTGAACAGGCGGCTGGTTACGATATCAAGTCGAAAGAGGACTATGTTCTGAAACCAGGAGAGCGTAGGCTCTTTAGGCAGGTGTGTTTCTAAAGCTTCCTGATGAACTTGCGGCCATGGTTTGTTCGCGTTCGGGGCTGGCCCTTAAGAAGGGCGTTTACGTGCTGAACTCACCAGGCATCATCGATACAGACTATCGTGGTGAGATCGGCGCGATCCTACACAACGTAGGTGTCAACGCCGCGATGATTCAACGTGGTGATAGAATTGCTCAGCTCGTGTTCTTCCCGCGCTTCATCGTGCGGGGTGTAGAGATACCCCTTAGCGCGCTTGAAGATTCTTCTCGAGGTGCCGGTGGGTTCGGAAGCACCGGAGAGTGATGCCTGTTCATCCAACAAGAGTTGAGGTCTCTATCGAGCTTGAAGACCTTGCGCGAAGAGTCGCAGACCTCAGGTATGATGCGTTGGCGAGGTTCCTTGGGAACCTTGTCTGTGAGCTTTCGTCGGATGCCTCGAAGGACGAGGTGAGGGGCAGAAAACAGCTTGCGGCAAAGATGGACAACGCAATCAGAAACCTGAGGTTTGCTCGCTCGCATATGGACGAGGCGTGGCGTGTTTGTGCGCCACGCATGGATGAAGGTAAATGATAGTTCTGGAAGAACTTTTAAAAGATCATAAACCTTCGATCATTGATGTTAGTCAGGTTTCTTCATTTTCAAAGAAGCGTCGTTTTGCATCGCGCATTTTACGCCTTGTTTCTTCAGAGTGTCTTTTGCCTGTCATTGGTGCGTTTTCTCGCATCCATTGTGAATGTTTTTGAGAATGTTTTTCAAAAAAACCGTTCGCTCGCTTTGTTGCTACTGCTCGAACAGCAAGTTCTTTGCGTAATCCTGGATGTTCCTCGTTGAATTTCTGGCAGCTTTCTGAAATCTTCCTACGACGTGGAGCAGGTATCTTTCGACCTCGTTGCGCATCACTGATCTTTTTACGTTGTTCAACGGGCATAGGACCGTGCTTACGTCCTTTGAGCTTTTGAGCTGATTTCTTGCCACAACCTGCTATGATCTTGCGTGCGTAGACCGTGTATTCGTCCTTGAGCTCGGCACGCAACGTACGTGTGATCTTGTTGCGTCCCAACGAGAAGATCGTCATCAATTCTGGTATTGATGTCCCTTGTTTGAACAGTGACGTCATTTCATTGATCGTCTCTGTGCTTAGTACAATTGGTCTTGCCATAAATAGTATCTTATACAAAGAAGGCTGTATGTCTAACGGCGAACGTCCAATTCTACTAGTTGATATGCTCAACCTCTTTGTCAGGTCATGGGCAGCATATCCCTCAATGTCTGCACACGGCTATCAAATGGGAGGTGTGGTTGGAACACTGAAAACACTCGCTCGTATTTGCAACGAGTTGAATCCCAGGATGGTCTACATTGCGTGGGAAGGCGGAGGATCTACGAAACGTCGGCAGATCTATTCTGAATATAAGCTGAATAGAAAGCCTGAGAAACTGAATCGCTTCTATGAAGACGACATTCCAGAGTCTGAAGAGAACAGGAAGCACCAGATCATGGTGCTGTTGGCGTTGCTGAAGCACACCCCCGTATGCCAGCTCTACGCATCGGACTGTGAAGGCGATGATATCATCGCGTACCTAGCTCGCGGCAGGTTCAAAGGTAAAAACAAGGTCATTGCGTCATCTGACAAGGACATGTATCAACTGCTTGACGATGAGTCAACGAGGATCTACAACCTTCACAAGAAGATCTATGTCGTCGCCGAAGATGTCTTTGAGGAGTTCAAAGTCCTTGCAAGCAACTTTGCAATAGCAAAGGCTCTGTGTGGAGACGTAAGCGACAATATCCCAGGCATCAAAGGTCTCGGTTTCAAGTCTCTTGTGCGTAGGCTACCTTTCGTTGGGCTGGAGCACGATATCACACTTGACAAGGTATTTGACTACTGTGAAGCACATTCAAAGGAATCAATTCACTATAGACGTATCCTTGAGGGAAAAGAAGACATCAAGAGGAACTGGCGTCTTGTGTACCTTGATGATCATACGCTTTCCAACGATCAGGCAAAACGTATAGACTACGCATTGGACACCTTTGTTCCTGGGACCAATCGCATCGAGTTTATGAGGGTCCTTACAAAAGAGGGCCTGAATGATTTTGATGTTCCGGGGTTTTACTACGCATTAAATGGGATCAGTAACTCATGATGAAGATCGTTTTTCTTGATATCGACGGTGTCTTAAATAGCAGACAGTCATTGCCGCTCGACGCAGGATCGATGCATCCGCCACTCATCTCAAAATTGAACAGACTGCTTCAGGAAACGGGCGCAAACGTAGTTATTAGCTCTTCATGGCGTATGCATACGCCGCTAAACGAACTTGCAAACTACCTTGTTAAGTCGGGATTTGAATATCCAGAACGCATCATCGGTGCAACGAGGTACCTTGACGGTCGAAGGTCGCGTGGTTACGAGATCACCCTTTGGTTGCGGCAGGTCAAGGGATGCGTTGATAGTTTTGTCGTCCTTGATGACGTTGCCGCAGGACTGGACGAAGTCAACGGTAACGTTGTGGTGACGGACAATAGGATTGGTTTGTCGGATAAAAACGTCGAAAATGCCATCAAGATCTTGAACGAAGGTAACGCATGAGTGAAGACACATTCGCAGTCTACGGAAAATCGTTTCAGGAGAAGGTCGTCCAGGCGCTGATCACTGATCATGCATGGGGGGAACAGATGCTCGAGGTATTCAATCCTGAATACCTGGAACTGAAGTACCTACAGTTCCTAGCGCGGGCATACTTTGAACACGCAAAGAAGTACCGCGTCTTTCCAACGATGCAGTTGCTTATCACGATTATCCGTGACAAACTTAAAAAAGGGTCAGACAAGATCCTTGCCGATCAGATCGTCGAGTATCTCACGAGGATGAAAGCAAATCCAGACGTAGGAGACCTTTCGTACGTCAAGGACAAGTCGCTCGATTTCTGTCGAAAACAGGCCCTGAAGAAGGCGATGGAGGACGCCATCGATCTTATGGCGACGGAGAAGTACGATGCCATCGTTGACGTGATGAAGAAGGCCGTTGTCGTAGGAACGACACCTTCTCTTGGACACGAGTTCTTTGACGAAGCGTGTAGAGAATCACGTTTCATTGAACAGTCACGCAACGCCGTTGCGACAGGTATACCAGAGCTGGATCATAGGGACATTTTAAATGGTGGGCTCGGTATGGGCGAGCTCGGTATCTGCATTGCGAACACAGGCGTCGGTAAGTCGCACATGCTTGTTCAGATCGGTGCCGCGGCACTAAGGCTAGGGATCGATGTTGTACACTACACTTGTGAGTTGTCGGAACACATCATCGGTAAGCGATACGATTCGCACCTTGCCAAAGTTGACTTCAGCGACCTGATTGATTTCAAGGAACATGTCGTCAAGTACTATGATGACAACCAAGATCTCGGGCGCCTGATCATCAAGCACTATCCTGTTGGGTTTCCGACAGCGTATACACTCAGAAGTCACATCGAACGTGCGGCAACACGTGAGTTCAAACCTGGGCTGATGATCATCGATTCGCTTGATAACATGCGTTCGACGCGACAGCTCGAAGCGCTCAGGCTCGAGCTGAAGCACGTCTATGAAGAAGTGCGAGCGTATGTTGACGAGCTTCGCATCCCGTGTTGGAGCGTCAGTCAATCAAACAAAGAAGGATCGAACAACGATATCGTTGATCTGACAAACATGTCAGAGGCATACGGAAAGGCGATGGTCGCAGACGTGGTCATCTCGATCTCACGGAAGTCTCACGAAAAAGCAAGTGGCTTCGGACGCATCTACATGGCAAAGAATAGGGCGGGTCGAGACGGTTTGGTCTGGCCAGTCAAGATCGATACCGCTCAGTCGCGGTTCACCATCGCAGGTTATGCAAATACCGCAGAGGAAGAAACGCAAAAAGATGAAAATCAAATGAAGCGTCAGATCCGTTCTAAGCTTCGCGAGCTTGAACAAGATCCGTCTCTCAGCGTCAAGAAGCCGTCTGAAGATGATCAATCAGGATCTTGAGGTTGCGGCGATAGTTAAAAGAACGGTACGCATGTTTGCTTTGATGTGTGCAAAATTTGGATCCTTCTAGGAGCAGAAATTGATGAAGACGTATACTCGCGATGAGGTGCGGCAGGCCTCACTCGCCTTTTTTTCGGGAGACGAACTTGCAACTGATGTTTTCATTGAAAAGTACGCGTTAAGAAACGAAGATGTCTACTACGAAAGTAAGCCTCCTGAAACTTCTGCTCGTCTGGCACAAGAGCTCGCTCGTGCCGAAGCCAAGTTCGCAAATCCAATGTCGCTACGCGAGGTATTCACATCATTGATGGATATCGACGAGTCGATCCCAGGCATTGAGGAACTACCATGTCTTATTGATGCCGCAACAGGTTACGGGCCGATCATGCCGCAAGGCTCGCCCACCGCCGCGGTGGGAAATCCGTTTCAGATCCAGTCGCTATCAAATTGCTTTGTTATTGAATCGCCGTACGATTCATACGGGGGTATCTGTCGTATGGACGAGGAAACGGCGCAGATCATGAAGCGCCGTGGGGGCGTTGGATTCGACATCTCTACTATCAGGCCAAAGGGACAGCCTACGACAAACGCCGCTCGCACGACAGACGGCATCGGAATCTTCATGAAGAGGTATTCTGATACGACAGAAGAGGTTGCGCAGAACGGTCGTCGTGGGGCACTCATGCTGACGATCTCGATCAATCATCCAGAGGTCGAAACGTTCATCAACATCAAGCGCAACAAGAAGAACGTTACCGGCGCAAATGTTTCTGTCAAGGTGACCGATGAGTTCATGCAGGCAGTACAGGACGATGCAGAGTTTGTGCATCGTTTTCCTGTAGACGTACCTCCTGAGGAGGCCAAGATCACGAAGGTCGTCAGGGCTCGCGATGTCTGGGATCAGATCATTGATGCAGCTTGGTATTCCGCAGAACCCGGAATCCTCTTTTGGGACACCGCGCGTTTACTATCGCCGGCAGACGCCTATGCTAGCCTTGGTTATACGTCTTTGTCGACAAATCCCTGCGGTGAAATAATTCTTAGTGCATATGATTCCTGCCGCCTGCAGGTCATTGATGTACGAAGGTTTGTCGTCAATCCATGGACTGAAAAGGCATACTTTGATCACGAGGCGTTCGACGCATGTACGCAGAAGGCCATGCGACTCATGGATGACCTCGTCGAGCTAGAGATCGAAGCTGTCGATCGAATCCTTTCAAAGATTGATTCTGACGTTGAGCCAGAACATATCAAACTGAACGAACGAACGCTCTGGGAAAGAATCAGAAATTCGGCAATAAACGGTCGTCGAACAGGGTTGGGCCCAACTGCGGTAGGAGACGCCGTCGCGATGCTAGGCGTCAAGTACGGTTCTAAGGAGAGCGTTGATCTCGTTGAACAGATCTACAGGACCCTTGCGCTCGCTACGTACAAGGCGAGCATTGACATGGCTGAAGAACGTGGATCATTTCCAATATGGAGCTGGGACGTTGACAAGCAGCATCCGTTCCTGCAACGCATCTTCAGCGCGTTGCCAAAGGAGTATGCTACAAAGTGGAAGAAGTTCGGTAGACGAAACATCGCAAACACGACAACGGCGCCCGTAGGTACGGGATCGATCGTATTGAAGAGCACGTCAGGAATCGAGCCGCTGTTCAACGTCCTACCATGGCGCCGTCGAAGGAAGATCGACTCTAATTCAAGCGTCAAACCAGACTTTGTTGACGATAATGGTGTTGCGTGGCAGGAATATGACGTCTATCATCCAGGAATCCAAGCATGGATGGACGCGACTGGAGAAACGGACGTAGCAAAGTCGCCGTACTTCGGTGCGTGTGCAGCTGACTTTGATTGGACGATGGGAGTGAAGATCCAGGCGGCAGCCCAGAAGTGGGTGTGTCATTCGATCTCTAGGACAGCAAACCTTCCAAAACACGCCACGCATGACCTGATCTCAGACGTTTACATGGATGCCTGGAGGCTTGGGTGCAAGGGCTTCACGGCGTACAGGGACGGTTCACGGACGGGTGTGCTTTTGACGGGTGCAGAGGCGCTTGGATGGATGGATGGGATCCCAAGCGAAGAGCTCGAGAAGATGATTGATGTCGGTGAGAGGTTCAAAGGATCAATGCCATCCGAATACCTCGAGTTCCTTGAAGAGGCGTCTCAAGAATTGGCAAGAAGGGTTGAAGGGGGCAATAGGCAACCTATCGAGATTTTTCAGGCAGCCAAGAAGAGGCCCAAGAAGCTGCTTTGTGACATACACAGAGTAAGGGTCATGGTGAACGGAGAATCCGAATCGTACCTTGCGCTTGTCGGTCTAATGAACGGCGAACCGTATGAAATCTTCTGTGGGCTTTCGAAACACGTTGACCTTCCGCGAAAATACACGCAGGGGTGGATCATCAAGAACGGTCGCAAGAAGGGAAACATCGCGACGTACAATCTGGTGATCGGAGAAGGCGACGACGCGATTGTCTTCAAGGATATCGTCGAACAGTTTGACAATCCGAACTACGGAGCATTCTCAAGGACGCTGTCGCTTGTGCTTCGACACAAGATCCCGATCCAGTTTCTGACAGAGCAGCTACAGAAGGACAAGCACAGCGATATTTCATCGTGGTCGAGGGCGATCGCTCGCGTCATCAAGGGATACATCCCAGACGGGACGTCAACCACGCTCGATAAGGTTTGTCCACAGTGCGGGTCAGAGGGATTAATTTATCAGTCGGGATGTCCTTCGTGTAAGGTTTGTGGATTTTCAAAATGTCTCTAACCACATTGAATACATTTCGTGCATCCAAGATATGATCATCTTGTGATCGAGTGTAATCTTTGTGATACGAAATTCACTAACAACAAGTCTGGAGCGTTTACACGTCACATTGTTGACGTTCATGAGATGTCGCTAGAAGACTATGTTGTAAAATTCGAGTTATGTGGCATTGAACCTCGATGTGCTTGTGGCTTGTGTGATGAACGACCTTTATTCAGACGCGGAAAGTTTTCAAGGTATGCGTTGGACCACGATAAGCATGAGAAACGTAGAGAACTTTACATTAGAAGGTACGGTAAACCTACGTGTGAGATTTGTGGAGCAGAGTGCAAATTTGATCGTGTAACACCACGTAAGCGATGCGATCGTTGTCGAATGATTGGTAAAGGATTTGGTGATCCTAACGTTCAACAGAAGATACGAAATGTTGTCAAAGAACGCTATGACGTAGACAACGTAGGGCAACTTGAACATGTCCGTGAGTTGAATCGTCGTCTTAAAACTGGACGACGATTCAAGTTATCTCAAAATGCAAAGAAAAGAATCTCATTAGGAATTAGTAAATGTTGGAAGAGAGTTGATTATCGTAATCGATGTTCGCAAAGCTTGAAAATAGCATGTAACACCCCAAGGGAACGTAAGCGTCGTTCTGACGCGATGAAGAAGATGTTTGCAGATGGTCGGCTTTCACCACCTGATCCACGTTGGCGTTTGTCGCGCTTGCACCAAAGGTTACGCAATGAACTTTGCCTTGATGAACTTGGATTTGTGTCCGAACAACGCATTGGATCGTTGATCGTTGATGAGCTCAATGAAGATAAAAAGATTATCATTGAAATCAATGGAGATTACATCCACGCAAATCCAAAGTTTTACAAATCTGATGATGTCATCATAACAAAATTTGGATCATACGCAGCAAGTGAGAAGTGGGCTCGTGATGTACATCGAAAGAAAGTACTTGAAGATCTTGGTTACAAGGTGATCGTTGTCTGGGAAAGCGACTGTGTTGAATTGTTGCAGAAACAAATCAATGAAAGTTTACTATGAAGATTTTTCTAGGTGTGTTGGCGATTGTGATTTTTTGGGTAGGAATTTTCTTTGCAAGGAATTCGTTTACATCAAAGAAAACACGCCAAAAATTAGCCGCAACATTCTGGGGAGCTAATCCACACATAATTCCATTTCTTGTTCGGCAACACAATTCTGCGATTGTGGGATTTGTTCTTTATGCGCTTGCGTCAACCATACAAATCATTGCTCTATTTCTGTAGAGGATAGTTATCAATCGTGACACCAGCAGAGGACGCAAAGCTACGTTTGCTCATCAGGGAACACGTCTTGTCGGCAGCTGTACCTGATTTTGTCATGATTGAGGCACTCGACATCGTCGAACAGAAGCTTAGGTTCGCGTTCGAAAAGTACATCCAACAGTACAAGTCGCACTCACCTGAAGAACGAGCGACCGCTGAAGATGCTGTGAACGTCCTGCTCGCGGGCCTCAAGGAAGACGTTAAGGAGTCCTTCGAACAGCGTCTACTCGACTTCCTACAGTCCGTGTAGTTGAACATTGGGCCTGCGTGTGTTAGTATGTGCTCATGCAAGAGCAAAGGTGCATCGATGTCCTTGATCATGGCTATGTGAAATTCATCGAATCGTGGGGGTCTGATGAACGTATCATCGAATCAGCACGCATGAGCACCGACGGAGCATTCCGTGGATGGGGACCGTACTACCAGTGTACGGTGTGTAAGTGCAAGCGGAGGGAAAACTTTGACGGCACGTGGTTGCCCTACGATGGAGACCAGCAACCAGGTCAGTGCTGTGACAACAACGACGATTTTCTCGATCGGCTTAGTAACGCCCAACCGGGAGACGAAAAGCTCCTGCGCTACCTCTACAAACACAGGCACCACACACCGTTTGAGATGGCTGGGATGACGATCGAAGTCCAAGCACCGATCTTTGTTTTCCGCGAGTGGCACAGGCACAGGACGCAGTCATACAACGAGCTTTCAGCAAGGTATACACCGCTTCCCAGCCTGTACTATATGCCAGCTCTCGATCGACTGCTGATCAACGCTCGTTCTGATAAGAACAAACAGGCTGGTCTTGCGAGGGGTGCTCGCCAGTTGACGACAGAACGAGCCCTCAGGTTCCAGGACGACCTCGAGCGCCAGTACGAAACGTTTGAAGAACACTATCAAGAAGCACTTCGTGACGGTGTTCCCAAGGAGCTCGCACGAGCAGGTATGCCGGTCGGGCACTACAGCAGGATGCGAGCGACTGCGAATCTTCGCAACTGGCTCGCATTTTTGACGCTGCGGATGGACCCAGCTGCTCAGTGGGAGATCAGGCAATTCGCAAACACTGTTGGAATGTTCATTGAATCTGAGTACCCACGTACGTGGGAGCTCTTTGTGGAAGGCAGGCAGAAATGAAGAAGGCACCTCACAAGAGGACACAGCTCATCGTGATCGAAGGTCCTGATCGCGTGGGCAAGGAAACACAGTCAAAGCTCCTCGTCAAGACGCTTCAGGGCCTCGGTTACTCTGCAACGCGTATCGAGATCCCGTTCAACGACGGTGTTACGTACAAGCTCATCTACTGGATGCTTGGCAATGGCCTCGCGAAGAAGTTCAACAACCTATTCCAGGCAATCCAGATTCTGAACAAGTACGTCTGTCAGACGCTTGAGCTACCGAGGTATGAGGAGCAGTACGACTACGTTATCCTTGATAGATGGCATCTCTCGTCTGAGGTCTATGGTGAAGCCAGCGCTGTGAACAAGGAACTTCTTGATATCGTTGCAAGGGTCCTGACAAGGGTCGATACGACGTTTGTCCTCTTGGGTCCTCCACACATGAAGGAAGGCCGCGACGTCTACGAAAGAGACACAGAATTTCAACAGAACGTCAGAAAGATCTACAAGGGCATGACAGAAAAGGACCCGAGCCTTGTTCAGATCAAGGCCGACCAACCTATAGAAAGCGTACATGATGCAATCATGTCGTACCTCTCGTTGCGAGGAAAGTTGGAATAGGATAAGTGCCCTATCAAATCATAGTAGCAGATCCGCCTTGGAAGTTCAGCGATAGGCTGAAGAACATGGGCAACAAGGTGAAACGCGGCGCTGAACACGTCTACAAAGGACACGTATTGTCGATCGCGGATATCAAGGCGCTCCCGATTAGGCAGTATGCCGATCCAAACGGTTCAGTGCTTGCGCTGTGGGTTCCGAGTACGATGCTTCAAGACGGCCTCGATACAATGAAGGCATGGGGTTTCGTGCAAAAGCAAACGTTCGTTTGGGTGAAGCTTAAAAGGGCGTTTTTGAACGAGGTCGATGCAAATCATGCTCTTCGCATGGGCATGGGTCACCTGCAGAGGCAGTGCCATGAAATCGGACTGATCGGAACGATGGGCAGCCCGTATGGGTTGCTCATGAACAGAGCACAGCGTTCAACGTTCTTCGATGAAGCGTTTGAAGAAGAAGAGCTGAAGGGAGTGACGATGTTCGATCTGAACCACCGTCACTCCCAGAAACCAGAGGTGCTACAGGATCGGTTCGATATGATGTTCCCAACGTCGCAGAAGCTCGAGCTGTTCGCAAGGCGTACCAGGCCTAGTTGGACGTGTCTCGGGAACGAAATTGATGGAAAAGACATCCGTCAGGCGCTATCAGAGATCTAGACAGAGTAGAATTGCTCTTGGAGGAAATGTATATGTCTCAGAAGTTCAAGCACAGCGACCAGGTCTGGCACAGAGTCGTGCAAATCGTGCAAGAGGCAATGATCATGGGCGTTGATTGTGTCGACCTTCTTCGACAGATTGAGGTCATGTCAGACGACAAGGACAACCTTGTTCTGACGCCAGAATACATCAGATCGGTCGGAAAGATGCACGAGAAGTGGCTCGCGGATGCCGTTCGACTTCAGGAAGATCAGACCAACGCGAAGAACGTGGTCATTGATCCGAACATGAACTAGGTATGGCGCAGGATAAGCTCAAGGCGATGTGGGATCAGCAGTTCGCGTTTATGCGGTTGCTTCAACAGGAACGCGACTTTCCGCAGTTTCCTGTTGATCTTTCTGAAAAGAAAGGACAACGGTTTTTAAAGGACATCACACATGAATGCATGGGTGAGCTCTTTGAGGCAAACCAACACCTCAAGAATTCAAAAAAGCACCGCGTCACAGAGGTCACAGAATTTGAACGTGAAAAATACATTGAAGAATTGTGCGATTCATTGCACTATTTTTTCGAAATCTGTATTGCCAGTGGGATCTCACTTGATGAATTATACACAGCGTACATGACAAAGGGTGAGATCAACGTCGAGAGAATCAAAGGCGGTTATTGAATAGGTACACAAGCATGGCCGCAAAGAAGAAGAACAGGTGAGGTCTGAAGGTCTCGTTCGACTGGTCACAGACAGACGACGATGAGAACGACATTTGAGATCGACGTACCTGGCGCTGAGGCTGCGTCGATAACGGTTGAGTTCAAGGGCAACAAGTTGATCGTCTTCGTCGAACGAGTCGGTGGTTCTGCGATCGATAGGTTCAATGTACCGCGTCGAGAGTACAATGCCCCCGCAGCGACGGCAACCTTAACGAACGGTGTGCTCACTATCGATGTACCAAAGATGTCCAAGCAGGGCGATGTGAACATCCCTGTAACAGGGTGACAAATCCTGTGTACACCACTCGATCATAGGGTACCTTGATCACACCCTGATGGAGGAAAGTATACAAGATGAGCAATCAAAACATTGAGAAGTACGGCACACAGTCCGAGTGTGATGGTGACTGTGAGAGCTGTGAGAGCTGTGAAAAGGCAGGAAGCATCCTTGCTACATTCGAAAAGGTCGGCCTTGCGCCGATCGGCGCAGCTGCCATATCACCCGTAGACCTGTTAGCGTTTCTGAAGCCACCACCACCATCGCGAGGCGACATGCCCAAGCTGTCCAACAATGTTGTCGGCAACGAGCTGATCATCACCGTCGACCTACCTGGTGTTGCAAAGGAGACCGTCAGCGTCGAGGTCCCACCGCAGGATCCCGCGGCGCTAAAGATCGGTTGGACTCGCAACAGCGAAGAACACAGGTTTGGGTACACGTCCGTTTCTCCGGAATATGATGCCACTGCGGCGCGTGCTACGCTTGCGAATGGTGTGTTATCGATCACCATTCCTGCGAAGCCTTCGGTTACGATCGAGGTCAAATAGGTATCGTTCAGCGACCGCTGCAGCAAGGTGGGTGCCCTCATTGGGCACCCATCGTCGTTTCAAAAAAGTGCGTTTAGGGCCTGTACCTTCGACGCTGTAGACTTATCATGTGTTTGCACACAAGGAGGAAACAATGTCTCTAGCTCTCTATCAAGGTGGATTGTCTACACGTTCATTTGATGACCTCTTCGACACCTTCTGGAGCGGCGCCGCGGTGTCGCTACCACGCTACACATCACGGGTCGAAGACGATACGTACGTCATTGAAGTCGACCTACCTGGCACCAAGAAGGACGACATCGATGCGACTGTGCTGAGTGGAAAAGTTCACGTAAAGGCAAAACGCGGCGGCTCTGACGTTGCGTTTGTCGTCAACATACCGCACACATATGACATCGAGACGGTTCAAGCGAGCATGTTGAACGGCGTCCTCACGCTCAAGGCAAAGAAGGTACTTGGTCGAAAGTTGGAAATCACATAGCGTCAGATCCGTGCAGAACTTCGAATGGGCTCATTTGGGCCCCTTCGTGCATTTGTGATACGCGTGGTGTAGCCTTATACACATGCACGGCATTCATACATACGCCTACAGGTCACCAGCAGTTATAGATGATGATCCTGAAGATAGGTGGACGTTTGCACGTTTCATGCGCATTGTGCATAGAAGGTCAAGGTTTCGACGTCTTTGTCGATCATTGTTGATCGTTTTGTACGGTACGTGGAAAAGCAGGTTTTACAGGTGCACGTGTGACGAATGTTACGAAAAAAGCGATAACAAAGAGGTACATCACAAGATGAGGTGCCCTGCATTGCGTTGTCAATCGGGAGCGCGGGTCCCGGTCCATGAAGGACGGTCCAAGAATGAAATTTGATATCGAGTCACGTACGATCTACCTCGCTCGGCACGGGTCTCACGCGTACGGGACAAACCTACCTACAAGCGACATTGACGTGAAGGGGATCTGTATCCCACCCCTTGCTGTGCACTTTGGGTTCCTGCATACGTTCGAGCAGTACGAACGTATGGGAAACAACGAGGGCGGCAACCTACACAGGCTTCGTGGGCTTGTGAGCAGCGACTGCGACCTTGTCATCTACTCGTTGAAGAAGTTTGCAAAGCTTGCTGCCGACTGCAACCCGAACATCATCGAGGTGCTGTTCTGTAGTGACGAGGACGTCCTCGAAGCGACTCCAGAAGGAGAATACCTCAGAAGCATCCGTGAACGCTTCTTGTCAAAGAAGGCAAAGCATACGTTCTCCGGATACGCCCACGCCCAGTTGAAGCGCATCAAGACGCATAGGGGGTGGCTGCTCAACCCTCCGATGGAGCCATCTCGAGGAGCGTTTGGCCTCAGCGAGAAGCGAGAGGTCTCGAAGTCTGACCTAGGCGCGTACAACGCTGTCGTGGAGCGAGGCGACGAGCTCAACCTCCCGCCGAATATCGTTGAGCTACTAAAGGCGGAGAACGCATACGCCCAGGCACAACGAACGTGGCAGCAGTACCTCGACTGGCAGACGAACAGGAACAGTGCTCGCCACGAGCTAGAAGCCCAGTTTGGGTATGATACGAAGCACGCGATGCACCTCATCAGGCTCATGCGGATGTGCAGGGAAATCCTGCTAGGAAAGGGTGTTATCGTCAAGCGTCCTGATGCCGAGGAGTTGCTCGAGATCCGCGCCGGACGACGCTCGTACGAAGACGTTGTCGCAGAGGCAGAGAGCCTTAACGCTGAGTGCGACGAGCTCTACAAGACAACGTCCTACCTACCACATAAGCCTGATGTCGCCGCCCTCGACGCCCAAGTCGTTGAAATGACGCTCAAGTATCACTTTCGAAAGGATTTTTCGCTTTGACCACTAAACCGAAGCACCAGACTATGTGTGGGAACACGACTGCTCAACGTCGATGACGCAGTCGCCAGAACCCATGCTGATGAAGGACGGCAAACCGTTCGAAGCGGTGAACGAGCTTCTGTGTGTCATCGAAGCAGCATCCGGTGAGGAAGCGTCTGCAATCTTCAACCTTCGCATGGGCTTCGGAGCGTACCATCCGATGGGCGAATCGCAGGAGTGTCCAAGGTGTGGAGCTTGGTTCTATCCGAGTGGTTCTGGACAGTGTTGGAGCTGCGGGCACTCGCAGTGATCGTTTAACACGATGCATCTGCGTCTGCTATTTAGATGCATGGACAACGTTGTCGACCCAGGAGCTCAGAGGATCCTCCGGCCGTTCATGCGCTACATCAGGACGGGAAACGTACCTCAGGAGTTCGATCACAATAGCAAGTTTCGTGCGCTCGCTCAGGCGCTTCGTGACTCTGGACGCTGGGAAGGCTACAAGGACGAATATTCTTCGCTGTATAATGCGTGGATCAAGCAGGATGTTACTGCGAACATGAATGATTACAAGGAACTCGAGAAGGCGGCGATGCACGACATTGAGGATCTGCAGCTCAAGCAGCGCTTTGCTGTACGGCGCTTTGTGAACACGGCGCTGTACAAGGGTCTTGGCTCTGATGCGAATCCGGTGCTCGCAGCTGCGTGGGCCGCGACAGACTTCAACATGGGCAATAGGAACGAGCTTGAGAATTCTGTCGACGCGAGGTTGCTTACGTGGTTGAAGGACAACGCATACGACCTCGCTGAGCTCGCCGAAGAGTTCGGTCGTCAGGTGAATACGCTCATCTCGAGGTACGAAAACACGCCATCGGCGCAGTCGAACGGTGGGCTACGTCGGGCGATTGAACTCGCGAACGACTATCGCCATGCGAAGAACGTCTTTTACGATCTTACCCAGGGAATGATTCGTTCGGCGCGATCGTTTACACCCGATCGCGCTCGCGACATGGCCGCAGAGTTCTGGTCGTCTGCGGCCAGCGAGAGCGATCCAGGAAACGATACGAGGATCATGGCAGTGATTGAACCGTTACTTCCACAGAGCACGTCAGCATTATCCGACCTCATCTCGTTTCTTGAGGATGCGTACAACCAGGTAGTAAACATCTTGTATTTCGGAAACGATACGTCAGATGTCCTGCAAAAGCCAGAATCGTTGCTCGTCGCGTACCTCCTTGACAGAAACAAGGACGAGCTCGTGCAGCGCTGGCAGCAATTTTTACCGATTGATGACCTTGAAACGATTGCAAACGCGTTCGGTGACACCGTCATGAATGCCTAGTGCACTTCCGTTCGTCGAGCCATACTATTGGTTGAACATCCACGGTTGGAAGGATAAGATGAGCAAAGAGAAGAATACTACGCAACGTCCTGTAAGCGATCTACGGCTGCAAAGTACCTCGCATTTCTTGAAAATGCTCCGCCAGTCGAACCTTGCGTTCTATGCGGAGCATGGAGAGGATCCTGAGGCACGTCGCAAGGCACAGAAGATCCTTGCAGGTGAACGTCTTTAAGACGCTATGAGAACTAAAACGATTCTCTTGCTTGTCGGACTTCCGGCGAGTGGCAAGTCAACATACGCTTTCGACCTGATGAAGAGGGAACGCAGGTGGAAGCGTGTTTCACGCGACGATATCAGGTTGATGCTCGATGGAGTCGAGTTCGATCCAAAGAACGAGTCATTCGTCACGAAGATTGAGGATGCCTCCGTCGAGGCGGTACTTCGTGCTGGATACGATGTTATCATCGATGCAACACATTTGAATGTGCAGTCGCGGAACAAGTGGTTGCAGTTCGCGGCGCACTTTGGTGACGTTAAGATCATTTCGAAGAACTTTGATATCAGTCTGGAAGATGCGCTGCGAAGGAACGATCTACGCAACCAAGCAGGTGCACAAAATGTTTCACCCGATGTCATTGAAAGGATGTACGATAGGTACGTCAAGAAAAACGGCCTTCCAAAGGAACTCGATGAATACTTCCCGAGTCCAGCATTCGTGCAGGCAGAGGTAGATGAATCGCTTCCTTATTGCGTCGTGTGCGACCTTGACGGGACGCTTGCGGACAACTCATGGAGGAACGTTTACGAGGCTACCGATTGTGAGCGTGATCCAGTGATCAGATATGTTAAGGATGTGCTTTTTGCCGTACATGAAAAGTTCGGCGATTCAATCATATTTGTAACAGGTCGTGAGGAACAGTTTCGTGAAGGAACAGAAGAGTTCCTTACAAATGCTGGATTTATGTGGACCAGTAGTGACAGATCTATGCGGGCAAACGAGCTTCATATGCGCTCCAACACAGATAAGCGCAAGGACTACGTTGTTAAAAAAGAAATTATCACTGAATTTCGCAAGAGGTTTAATATCAGGTTCTGCCTCGAGGACAGGCCACGAAACTGTCGCATGATGCGGTACGAACTCGGCCTTCCGGTCCTCCAGGTTGCAGATGTGGAGTTCTGATGCACGAAACAGTGAAGCAGATCATCCTTAAAAGGTCATCGACACAGTATCTACTCGCCCTGAAGGTTCGTGCAAACAGGAACGGAGGCGAAGCCGTAGAATGCGGTGGGATTGTCATCTCAGTCGAAGAACTCAAGAAGGAGCTCGCTCTGAGGCCTCACATTCCAAATAAGGCGGAATCTCCGAGCGGCAGACGTCTGCCGCTCGGAGATCAAAGGAAAGAAAGAAGCGTCGATGAACATTATTGAACGTGCCGTTGCAGGTGAGTTCGACGGGAAGCCCATTGACGAGCTCCTTGAGGCCATAGACGATGAGATTGACAAATGGCACTCGCCTGAACACGATGACGATGATTCTAAACTTCATGAGTTCCTTGGCATGTCGTGGGAAGAGTACAAGTTCTTTGTAGAAAAGCCAACATACTTCATGAGTTCCTTGGTATGTCGTGGGAAGAGTACGGGTTCTTTGTAGAAAAGCCAACATCTAAAGAGGTTCAGCAATGATTGAAAGCGACTTCTACGAACAGAGTGTCAAGAACAAGGAAAAGTTCCCACAGAATGCAATGTACATCGCCCTTGTTTTTAAGCAGGGATCTCAACACGTTCCAGCGTATGATCGCCACGATCCTCCTGAAGGCACGTACTGTCCAACGGAAGAGTGCGACGCGTATGTCTTTGGAGACAAGGAAACGCTCGACATGTTTGCCATGCGAGCGATGCACCTCAACATGAAGTACGTCATGTTTGAGCTAGGAAGCCAGCTTACAACGCATGTTACAGTCGACGTCAAACCGAAGATGGAGCCTACGCGATGATTGTTAAGTACCCGCGGACGCAACACGTCAGGGGCTCGCACCTTCAATACGGTGATGAGGACCTCGATGCGGTGTCGTTCGATGATCTGCGAGGCAAGCACCTCGTTGTCGAAGAAAAGATCGATGGAACAAACTCTGGAATCTCGTTCGAATCAGGACGACTCATGCTCCAGTCACGAGACCACTACCTACGTGGAGGCCCACGTGAAAAGCAGTTCGATCTTCTGAAGCAGTGGTCTAGCATGTGGCGGCAGGACCTGAACGACATCCTCGACGAGCGCTACGTGATGTACGGAGAGTGGATGTTCGCGAAGCACACATGTTTTTACGACATGCTTCCACACTACTTCATGGAGTTCGACGTTTGGGACAAGGAACGAGGCTTCTTTCTTGATACATCTTCTCGATACGCGCTGTTGCGTAGCAGGAATCACGGTGTAAACATCGAACCTGTTCTTGTTGTCGCTGAAGGAATGTTCGGTTCGCTCGACGCCCTGAAGGAGCTGGTGTGTGATTCACACTTCAAGTCTCGGCAGTGGCGTGCTGACCTAACAAGGCAAGCGTTGCTCGCTGATGTCGATCCTGATGTTGCCAAATTTCACACCGACATGAGTGACCTGATGGAAGGTCTCTACGTCAAGTGGGAAGAGGACGGCATCGTCAAGGGACGCTACAAGTTCGTACGTGAATCGTTTACGAACCACGTCCTCAGTCAGGACCAACACTGGCACGACAGGCCAATCATACAAAATTCGCTGCGTCCAGGTGCCTTTAACGCGATGTTTGGTACAATGTAGCAATGGCACGTTACGCTTGGGCAACAGACGTACATCTAGATCACCTGAGAGACTCGTCTCAGGTGATTGCATTTGCAGAGATGATCGTCGCAACGAACTGCGACGGGGTCATCATCTCAGGGGACATCTCGATCGCGAAGCATGTGACGTATCACCTTGCGGCGATCGAAAAGGTTCTTCAGAGGCCGATCTACTTCGTTCTTGGGAACCATGACTACTATGGCGGGACGATCGAGGCAGTTCGCAAGGAGATGAGCAACCTTGCGAGGATCTCACCGTTCCTCAAGTACCTCCCATTGCAGAGCTACCACATGCTCAACAGCTCGACGGCGATCGTCGGTCATGATTGTTGGTACGACGGGATCCTCGGCAACCCGCAGGGATCGAAGTTTCATCTGACCGATTGGAGCGCCATCAGTGATTACAGGAACGACTACATGAATCCTCGAAAGTCCGAGGAAGAGAAGCGCAACCTGATCATCGGAACATCGAGGGACCTTGCGACCGAAGGCGTCATACACATCCAGAAGGGCATCAAGGACGCGTTCAGGTACGCTCGTAGGGTGATCGTCGTCAGCCACGTCCCGCCGTATGCTGAATCACACATCTACGAAGGCAAGATCGGCAACGACGATGCGATGCCGTGGTTCACATGCAAGCTGTTGGGCGACATGCTGTCTGATGCATCGAAGGCATTCCCAGACAGGAAGATTGTTTCGCTCTCGGGTCACACACATGGCCAGTACCAAGGCAAGAAGACAGACAACCTCGACGTCCTTGTTGGTGGTGCTAGGTACGGAAATCCAATGATCGAAACAATCATTGATATCTGATGACTGACGAGATTATCAGCGTCGATGGAGGCTGGCTTATCAAAGCAGATGCGGCGGTCCAACAGACCGTCTGGGACGTGCTCGACCTCGTCGGTCAGAATAGGTGGATGATCTACACAGATCCTCCTTACGGCAGCATCGTCAAGGAGGGCTGGGACGTCAAACTTCAGGGTGAGGAACACGGTGAGTGGATGCTCAACTGGACGAACATGTGGGCGCACCACCTCAATGAAGGAGCTGCGTTCTACGTTTGGGGAGGCGTGGGAAAGCACTTGAATAGGTCGTTCTTCTACTACGCTGCGAAGGTCGAGCACCGCACACAGCTCAAGATCCAGAACGTGATCACCTGGAAGAAGCGTCGAGGCATAGGGACGGCCTACAATTATCTCTTCACGCGTGAGGAGTTGCTCTTTATGCTCAAGGAAGGCAAAAACGTGCAGCCTCTCGTGTTCAACGTGCCACTGCTAGATGAGCTCCGCGGCTATGCGGGTTACAACAACAAGTACCCAGCCAAGAGCCCGTACAAGAGGCGATCGAACGTTTGGACAGACGTCACCGAAATCCTTCGTGGTAAGAAACACCCTGCACAGAAACCCGTTCGTCTCGCGGAGATCGCGATCGAGACATCATCCCATAGGAAGGACGTCGTTGTTGACCTTTTCGCTGGTTCGGGTTCTACGGGTGTCGCCGCTCACCGCTTAGGTCGCGATTTCGTCCTTGTAGAGAACGATGACGCTACGTTTGAAGAACTCAAGCGAACCTTCTCTTGTAAAGCGTAATGCGGTGTATTAGGGTGTATCTATGACGCCCGAACAGCACAAAGAGCGCGAGAATCAACAGGCACGCCTCAAGTGGCTCGAGGAGAACCTCGCTCAATCCATCAAGGAGGAAGGCTTTGCACGTAGCCGCAAGGAACGCCAAGAAAAGCTCATGCTAAGGGTTGGTTACGCAAAGAAACCAAAACATAAGCAGGAACAGATCAGGCGTAGGCACTATAATGCAACCGTTCAAGAATCCCAGTTGTCTGAAGTTGCCCAGCTCCTTGGTTCAGAGATCGGAGGCCTCCGTCGAGAAATCGAAGGCTGAGGATGACATCATAAAGGTCGAGTTTGACCTCCTCGAACCCCTGCGTGACGCGCCCAAGTGGGGAGTCGTCACAGAGATCATCGAGTCCGCAGCTCCGTACGGAGGGTTCCTTGCGGGAGGTTTTGCTTCGCAGCTGGCAAGGATAGCACTCGCACCAAATCGTCCTCGTCGGGCGCACCTCAAGGATCTCGAATCAACGTACATTGATGTTGAAAAGGCATTTGGTCCTTCTGACATCGATATGTTTTTCGACGATAACGAATCTCTTGAGTGTTTTGTTTACACAAAACCGTTCACACGACCGAACAAGATCAACATTGTTGAAAGTTCGGGTGGAGAAGCGTACGAGTTCAAGGTCAAGGTCGGAAATGATCGTAATTCACCTCTATACGTACGTTTCCAGCTGATCAAGCGTTGGCTTGGTACACCAAAGCACGTTGTGGGTGACTTTGACCTTGTGAACGCGATGGTTGGGTACAGGCGTCTCAAGAACACCCACACGACGTTTGTTCACAAGGACTGGAAGAGGTATGAAGACGCTCGTCAGGTCCATGTTCTGAACTGGAACAGCCCGATGGTCATCAAGCGCGTCGTGAAGTACGTCAAACGCAAGGGTTACAGCGGGCTTTCGCAGGAGACCGCCGACCAGCTCAGTGCGGCATCGATGGAATTCATTAACGGGATACGTTCTGGAAAGTATTCGTTCGAGTTCTGTCCGACTGAATCGAGCTTTGCATCGAACCTGTCGACGCTCATGCCATACCTTTCGATCGATCAATTACTAACGTTGTCGATGATCAATGTGAAGTTTGATGAGTACGAACGTGACAAGACGTTCCACGAGCGCGTAATGCGGACGATCGTCGATAGACATGCGCGCGAGCTCGAGGAGCGACACGCTGCAGCAATCTCTGTGTGAACAAGCTCGTTGTGTGTTGTAGATATCGATAGGGTGCGCCACACACCCGTCGTTGCTGCTTTGCAACGAAAAGGAGAGAACCGTGAAGCGCGCACTGCTGCTGAATGCAGACTACACACCGATGCACTTCGTTGACGAGGAAGAGGCAATCTACCTGCTCTACCTCAACAAGGCGGAGATGATCACAATGTTGAACGGTACGCCCAGCTCGTGGCCTGAGGGTCACGGTCTCGTGAACGGCGGAACGTTCCCAGCTGGAGCAACGCTCAGGCTCATGGAACGTGTCACGAAGAAGTGGAAGTCACCTCGCTTCCGCAAGCGTGTCCTGTTCAACAGGGACGATTGGAAGTGCCAGTACTGTGGTACGCCAGTCACAACGTCCACGGCGACGATCGAACACGTGTTTCCACAGTCAAGGGGCGGCATGACAACGTGGCAGAACTGCGTCACTGCGTGTTCACCGTGTAACAGACGGAAGAAGAACAGGACGCCAGAAGAGGCAGGAATGTGCCTGTTGTCGCAGCCAAAGGCTCCATCGCCGCTGCACTTCTGGGACCTGAGAAGGACGAGCACCTGGCACTCTGACTGGGATACGTTCCTTCGCGTTGACAACTGATGCATACTTACTGGCTATGAGGACGACCCTCAGCCAGGTTAGGAGTATCATCAGAGAGGAATTGGCCCGCCATCTTAATGAGGAATGGTGGGCTGAGTCATATTCTGGTAAGCTGTACGATGAGCCCGCGCTTGATCCAGAAAAAGAGACGCTCTGGATCGAAAAGGATTCGAAGCGCAAGATCAAGAAGTGGATGAAGGACATGGGCCTCGCCGAGGCTGTGTCCAACAGAGACATCCTCGCAAGGCTTCAAAACCTGAGTGATAGCAATGTTGAGTACATAAAGGATCCCTTGAGCTATAGGGCCGGATCGCTCAGGTTCAACGAGCTCGAATACATCACGAGTAACGCTGATCCTACTACGATCGCGTTGAAACAACACCCATCTGCCTAAACGTTTGGGCAGGCGATGATGAGTTGAAGTTTTATCTGAACGACGGTCGCCACCGCTGGTTGCCTGCACGGATGTACGGTGCGTCAAAGATACGTGCGGATGTCACGATCGACTATAGTGAGAATGATTCGATGCCGGTCGGTGTAATGACGATCGGAATTGCTTCCGATGATCTAGGACGATTGATCAAGATCGCAGACAAGGTCTACAGAAAGGACCGCGAAAGACCTCCCGATCGCTCTTTGAGGTTCAATTGAGCGCTCGCCCGAGTCGTTATACTTATAGCGAGGAGTCCTCATGAAGTTGAAGCTGCAACAGCTGCGTGCCGTGGCACGCAGCACCTTGGTAGAAGTCAAGGCAACCGAGGCGCTGCGTAACGCTATGCCGAAGGTTTTTGGTCCTGCTATGCGCGTAGATGGTGACCTCAAGGTGCTCGCTCGTAGGGTAAACGAGCGCCTCGATGTCATGGAGCGTACAGGAAACACCGCGATCATTGAGATTGCTACGGCGGTGCTTGCGCCGCTCGCAAGGAACCGATCAGCAGAAGTACGCAAGATGGTTGCAAGGCTTCTACCCAAGAACCTTACGACGAAGCTGTGTGAGGACAGGCATCCAGCTGTTAGGGCAGCAGTAGCTCGTAGGGTTCCATACGATGCGCTTTGTAAGATGTGTGAGAGGTTTCCAAACGACGACCAGCTGACAACCATCAAGGCAGAGCGCATCGACGAGGTGCTTGAACCCGTTGAAGAGCTTGATTCAAAAGCAATAGGTGAGACAGTCATGACGAACGTCAGCGAGTTGTCGAAGCAGTGGTACATGGAGGCTGCGCGCAAGCTCCTTGAGGACTACGGCGAGTTTACGAGGACTCCGGTACTCGCCGAACGTCACTGGAACCCGAAGGCGGTCGCTCGGTACTGTGCGAGCCTGAAGGCCTCGTGGGGCGTCGAGATCGATGCAAAGAAGCTTCAGGAGGCGGTCGATATGCTGCTTAGGGAGCTCGACGATCGCAGGGAGAATCAGTATGGAAACTCGCTGTCAGAGATCAAGAAGAACCTCGAACGTCTCGTTGAAAGTGACGACCGCGGCAAGCTTCCGATCATGCCAATCGTTGCTGAAGAGCGGACAGATCCGGTCAAGTCGTTGCTCGAGAACAGGTGCACGAACGCTGAGTACTTGAAGTTCTTTGAGTCAATGTTCAATGTTCGCAAGTCAACGATTCCAGCGACGATCAGGAAGTACAGACTCGGCGAAGGAATGTCAAAGGAGACGTTCGTTCCGATGAAGGCGCAGCTTCCACACGGTGTTTTGAATGAGGTGACTGAACAGGCGCTCAACAGGTACGTTGAGTGTTGGAACGCGGCGGTTGCGCTCGCTGGTGAGCCACTGAAGCTTGGTTGGAACATTGATCCGGCGAACATTGCGTCGGTCGGATTTGACCTGGAGCTCTTCTGATGAGCAAAAAGAACATTCTAGAATCGCTCGAAGCGCAGATCATGATTCCGCCCGATGCTGACGCAAAGCTTCAGAGCCTGCTGCAGCACTGGGAAAGCACGTACTACGGAGCGCTGTCTGTCCTGCTTGCAAACCTTCGCTTCCTTGCGCTCCTTCATCAGTTTCATCACTGGACGGTTTCCGGTAGCTCGTACTACGGTGACCATCTGCTGTTTCAACGCCTCTATGAGGGCGTCACTGAAGAGATTGACAGCCTTGCAGAAAGGGCAATCGGCCTGGGTTCAGAGTGCAACGTTGACCTCAGGATGCAGTTTGATACGATCTACGCGTTCATCAAGGACTACAGCATGGCTGGGGTCACGTACGCTCGTGACGGAGACCTTGCATACAAGTCACTCGATGCAGAGTACAACTTCCTCCGTGTTGCTCAGGTAATCAGAGAGTATCTCGATGCGAACGGCATGCTGACAGGTGGCCTTGAGGACCTACTTCCTGCGATCGAAGGTAAGCACGAGGAACACATCTATCTTCTGAAACAAAGGGTTGGTGGATGACATGGAAGAGATTGCAGGAATCTGGGATGTATTAGCGCGACATGTCAAGTCGGACACAGGCAAGGAGCTGGATTCGCTTCAGCTCCAGCAGACGTTGGCCCCGTTTGATAGGCAGGACATCTCAGAAGAAGAACTTGCAAACATCGTTGCTGATGCTATCTCAGGCGGCGGTTCGTGGTTCGAAACAGACACGATCATCCAGGACATGGAACTGATGGGATTTCTGCTTCCGACGACGATTGATACGTCTGCGGCGAATCAGGTCTACACGCTCAACCTGACAGAGACGATTGACGTTGCGACAGCGTTGCTCCGTGAGAGGTTCGGTTGGCCGGTCAAGGCGACAGAACAGATGGTTGGAGTCGCTGACGAGGGCCCTGATGGAAAGACAACGTACGACGATGAGCCAAAGCCAGGAGATTGGGACGATTCTGTTTTTCGTGAGGACTTCAAGCGCTACGTCAGGTTCATCGCCGCCAGTTTGAACGATTGAACAGCGTGTGCTCGTAGCATAGAATCGGTCTATGGAACACGACGAGGAACCGATCAACGCACTGTGTAGGACGGCAAACATGGTCGATGTGTTTGCTGTTCTGATCTACAAGCACGACCCGATGTCGCTCCAGTCTCCCGATCCACTCGAGTATGAATCTGAAGCGTTATCGATCACCGCACGGTTCATTGAGTCGGGCGTGCACGCTGCAAACGATGACGTTGCTGTGCCTGCTGCAGTCGAGATCGTAAGGAACGCGTTTATCTTCTGGTTTGAAGACGATGATGCAGCACTCAGCGCTCGTGCAAAGGGAGCGGACTACGGTCCGCTCGCAAAGGAGCTTGTTGAAGCGCTTCGCACAGAATTTGTGGAGGAGTTTGCAGAGCTCGATGAAGAATCGCCCACTGGCGTGCAGGCAGAGTTTGCTGCCGCTGTTGGCTTGAACGTTGAGTTTCCGCTGAGCGAACGTACAACGCCCGGAACGCCTCGTGCCAAGGTCGTTGCAGAGGATAACATGGATCTTGATGGTCCACCAATCATCATCAGGGAGAAAAAGTGAAGAACGTTCTCATCACCGGTGCCGCAGGGTTCCTAGGTAGTCACCTTGCCCAAAGGTTCATCAACAACGGAGACTTCGTCATAGGAGTCGACAACTTTTCGACGGCACTCGGCGTAGATGCAATTCACTTCACTGCGCTTCAGGTGCAGAAGCACTTTGAGTTCTATAGGATGGACATCCGTGATCTTTTAAAGATCGGCACCCTCATCGCAAGGTTCAAGCCGTCGCTCATCCTGAACTTTGCGTGTCCAGCATCACCACCAAGGTACCAGGCTGAACCGATCCAAACCTTGATGACGAGCGTTCAGGGACTAAACAACGTGCTTTCGGCCGTCAGGCTGGCCTGTATCAGGCCCACGATCATCCACGCGTCGACCAGCGAGGTCTATGGAGACCCAGAGATGTCTCCACAACCTGAGACGTACTTCGGTCGCGTGAACTCGTATGGACCGCGTAGCTGCTACGATGAGGGCAAGCGTGCTGCAGAGGCACTGTGTTTCGACTATGCGAACCTGGGTATGGATATCAGGCCGGTCCGCATCTTCAACACCTATGGTCCTCACATGGACCCCGATGACGGCCGCGTCGTCAGCAATTTCATCTGCCAGATGCTTCGCGACGAACCGATGACAATCTACGGCGACGGTGAGCAGACGCGTTCGTTTTGCTACGTTGACGACCTCGTAGAAGGGATCTATCGTGTCAGTGAGCTTCCTGTCGGAGTATTGAACGGACCGATCAACCTGGGGAATCCAAACGAGTTCACGATCAAGGAACTCGCGTTCAAGGTTGCAAAGGCACTTGGCAAGAAGCCTCAGATCACGTTTGACGCGTTTCCCATCAACGACCCGCTTCAGCGCAAGCCTGACATCACGCTTGCGAAACAATTTCTCAATGGGTGGGGACCAAAGGTCCAGCTCGACGATGGACTTCCTCCGACGATTGAGTGGTTTAAGAATCTTCTAGAGAAGTGACGTCTTCGTAGGTACAACGTAGGAATGACCCGTCCCGCCCGAGAAGCTAGACGTGAAGCCGCCAGTAGGTACGATTCTGAGCGTCACGGAGGTGGTAGAAATTGATGCTTGGCACACCGTGAGCTCCGGGTGCTCAAGCATGGACATAGTAGGACACGTGGACCGTCACCCCAGCGAGAGCGTAGGAGGATTCAGCTTCTGACATATTAGGAATGTGTCCCTCTGCGAGCAAGCGGAAGCCCAGGTCGATCCCGCGGAGGCGCGACGCACTCCCAGGAACCATCTTGACCTTGCAGATTGAGACGACATCGAGTTCCAAGAGCGCGTCGCTCGCCACCTGGCAGGTTGGATGTTGAGGGTCGAGCCAGTGTTGCGCAGCCTCTTCAACCAACTCAGCGGTATCAGGCCGCCGGTCGAGCAACAATTCATAATCACGCGGCGTGTACTGAATCACAGCGTCGGTTTCGTTGAGTTGGTGGTCAGCGGCGAGTATCTTTCGCTTTGATCTCTTAGAGAGCCTGTTCGCCGCGTACAGGATTTTAAGCATGGTCAATTGTAGGCCTTACGCAGTGTAGCTGCACCTCACGTATGGTAGTGTTGTTGCATGGTCTATGAATACAAGTGTGCATCTTGTGGGAAGATGCACGAGATCGAACATGCAATCAGCGAAGAACCTCGAACAGTGTGTCCTGCGTGTGGTAAAGATTCACTTAGGAGGCAGATCAGTGGAGCACCCAGGTTTATCCTGAAGGGTCGTGGGTGGGCGTCAGACGGATATTCTTTGCCAGAAAAGGTGTCCTCTGACTGATCGAACTACAGCCCTGTGGCTGCATAGAGGAACGCTCAATGTTTGTTCCAATCCTAAGCACAGAAGAAGCACTAGTTCGGATTGCGTTGTTCTGGATGAAAATGGATAACTTGGGTCTGTGTCGACCTTACAACCATGTAGCTCAGCTTTGTGTTGAATCCGCGCTGGCTCGTGGTGATCAAAAAAGTGCGGAAACCTTGGTTGTTGATAACCAGCCAAGATGCAATGTTAAGCAGATTTCTAGGTTTGTCCCTGGAAGACACTACTATGCGCTTGATCGTAAGTTTTTAACCTACGATTTGGCTGTGACGTATTTACGAGATCGTGGATATACAGTTCATCCTGAGGTGTTTGAGTACAGAATCCTTAGAGAAGGAGATTGATTTGGATGCTTACGGGATAAGCAAGGAAGAACGAACATGGCAATGTCAGGGGACCTTCTTGGTCCCCTGCGTCGTATGCAGGCGATGATGCAGTGACGTATAATCAAGCTATGGTACACAGATACCTACGGACGACGTTCAGGATAGATTGACACTTGAAAAGTTTAGGAAGCTTGAAGAATTTGCTTGTCAGTTGTGAACATCCGCGTCATCTACGGTTTGTCAATTCATATTTCTCCAGGAACACTTTCAAAACTTGTTAGGTGCAGATGATATCAAACGAAAAAGAACCTCCTCACACCCTTCGGGCGTGCGAGAACCATCCAACAGTACAGAAGATCAACAAGCTCTGTGAAGTCGCTCAAGAGCTCGGTGTCTACGTTCAGTTCTTTGGGCACCGTACGTTTGTTACTGACAAAGAATTTCCTGGTCGCCTTTACGATATCAGCGACATTGGGAATTCAGACGAAGCGATCAGCGATTTCCCACCTCAGCTTGACTACAAGCTTACGTTTGAGAATCCAAAGTGGACGAACTGGAACAATGAAAATAACGCTCGCCGCGAAAAAGAACGTAGACAGGCTGAGGCTGAGGAGCGACGCGTTCGCGAGGAAGAAGAACGTCAAAAGGCACGAGCTCTCGAAGAGCGTGAGCGGCAAGAACTCGCTCGTCTGAAGGAGAAGTATAGAGATGAGTAGCATGAAGCACAAGTTCAGGTTTCCTGTCGGTGACTGGTCGGGTGACGGTCATGGTAAGTGTGAATGGTTTCAAGTTCGAAGCAACCAACCTGTCGAGAAATGGCGTGAGGCGTACTTTGCATCATTGATCAAATTCAATGAACACGACATCGCACCTGATAGTCACCACAATGGCAGGAAGGATAGAGGCTGGCCTCTGCACAAGATGCGTGAGCTCGTTGGTTTCAAATTTCCAAATACCGATTATGACTGGCAGTATGACCAGCAAAGGGGAGAAAAGATCGAAGTCATACAAGATATTCCAAGGGTTGGATTTCCGGATCCGAAGGACGCCGTAGGGTACACGCTCGCGTTCTGCCAGGCGTCTGATTCGTCGCTGAAGTTCGAGATCATTGAAAAAGAAACTGAGATGTTTCAGTTCTACGGTTTCGACGAGCAGGAAAGGCACATCGGTCACATCGGTTACGAAATCTTCATGGATGGTTGGTGATGAATTCCGTGTCATATGCGTGTACAATCGTCAGTCCACAGGAGATATTGAAGATCTGCGGAGGTACACATGAAAGCAACGGCTGAATTCACGATCATCGAGCTAGAGCCAGGTACGTATTTTTCAGGATACGTCGGTACGTTGCCTCTTACGATTGAGTGGGCAAGCGTCGGTAACCCGCTGCTTGCGACAAGAGCACAACCAGGGTCGCTCGATGCTATTAAGGAAATGTTTCCGCATGCAAGGTACATGAGGGTCGAGGCAACCGCAGAGTGCGAGTACTATGAGTGAGAAAACAATCAAGCGTGGTGCTCGAGTTGTCGATCCTGAATGCGTTTTACCGAAACGATTTGTTTCGCTTCATAACCATAGTGGATTTTCCACATATGATGGTTTGGGACCTCCGGAAGCTCACTTTGATTTTTGTATGGAAAATGGCTTAGATGCTCATGCCATTACGGATCATGGCCATATGAATGGGTATGCAGCATCTCAATTGTACTATGAGAAGCTTAAGGATCAAGGGAGAGATTTTAAGTTCATACCTGGATGTGAATTTTATGTCCATCCTGACCTCGATGACTGGGCTCGCTACAGAGCACAGGAAGAGCAGAACAAGGAAGAGCGCAAGAAGGCTGAGCGTGCTGCGAGGAAACGTGGTGATGCTCCTGATAACGATGTTGACAATGCAAATGCATTGACAGTTGAGAACGAAGAGGCGTCTAAGACCAATAAGTACCGTGACCCATTGAAGCGCCGCCATCACCTTGTGGTGCTGCCTAAGAACACAGCAGGCCTCAAGAAAATCTTTTCACTGGTCTCCTATGGCTACTTGGATGGGTTTTATCGGTTCCCTAGGATTGACATCAAGAGGATAAAGGCTGTCGCAGATGATGACATCATCCTCTCGTCGGCATGCATCGGTGGGCCCCTAGCATACGAGATCTTCGGTGTATTTGCAGACGCACAGTGGGATGAGATGGGCCCACACCTGCTCAACGACTCATCGAACTACGAAAAGGTGATGCGTGCCCTGGGCAACGCACACGACATGTACGCTGACTCTGTGGGTGTTCACAACATGTTCCTCGAGCTGCAGTTCAACAAGATGCCACAGCAGGACCTAGTAAACCTAGCGCTGCTCAGATACGCAGTCGCAAACGGCATACAGGATCAGCTCATCGTCACATGCGACGCCCACTATCCAGGACCAGACCTCTGGCGTCAGAGGATCATGTACAAGAAGCTTGGGTACCTGAACTACACAGAGATCGATCCGTCGGCGATCCCTAAGTCGAAGGACGAGCTCGAGTGTGAACTCTATCCCAAAAATGCCCAGCAGCTCTGGGAGGAGTATGTGGGTTGTAAGGCTAGGTCGTCCGAGTACGAGGCGATCGAGGGCATCGATGAGATCGTCTGTGCCGCCGTAGAGCGTACGTACGACATCGCTCATACTGTCATAGACGAGCTTCCTCCAGACAGAGAGGCAAAGTTTCCTCACATCAGTGCAGAGGGTGATAAGCCATTCAACTACCTCGTTCAGATGTGCAAGAAGGGCTTGAAGAAGCGTGGACACGCCCACAAGCTCGAATATGTTGATCGCCTAAAGGAAGAGCTCGGGGTCATGAAGGAGCTCGGAGTCTCGAGGTACTTCAACACCCTTGCTGTCGTCATGCAGCTTGCACGTACGAAGGTGCTTACGGGACCGTGCAGAGGATCTGGTGGTGGTTCGCTCGTGAACTACTGCCTGTACATCACGGATGTCGATCCGATCAAGTACGACCTGTACTTCTCGAGGTTCATGTCGGTGTACCGAAAGGGTATGCCTGACGTTGACATCGACATCGATGATCGCGATACTGTCCTTGACCTGTTGCGCAGCGAGTTTGGCTACACAAACGTCGTTCCGATCTCAAACTATAACCTCTTGAAGCTCAAGAGCCTGACAAAGGATGTGTGCAAGTTCTTTGGCGTGCCGTTCGAAGAGGTGAATGCCGCGATGCGTACCGTCGAGGACGACGTCAGGAAGTCGACCCTCAAGGAAGGCGACGACAAAAACCTGTTTCAGCTGACGTTTGACGAGGCGATGGAACATTCGCCGAGTTATCGCGAGTTCATCGAAAAGCTTGCCGAAGACTTCCCAGAGGCCGTGGAGTCAATCCAGGCGCTCTATAAAGAACAACGTTCGCTCGGACGCCATGCGGGTGGAGTCCTTGTTGTTGACGATCTGCGAGACAAGATGCCTCTCATTACCTCGGGTGGCGAACCACAGTCGCCGTGGGTCGAAGGCATGGCCGTAAAACATTTAGAAAAAATTGGTAATTTCATCAAATACGATTTATTGGGTCTACTTACTCTTCGTTTGATTAGGCGAACAATTGAATTAGTGCTTGAGAAACAGGTTCGAATTGATATTGACGGTCAAACGTTGTTTCTTGCGCCCGAGGAAAAGGTCGAACTTACAGCAGGCATGTTCAAAAAAGCCAAAGATATCATAGAAGGTGATGAAATTGACGACGATTGGCTCAGAACTTACACAGAAGGTGCTTGACGCCTCTACACGGCACACATCTGCAAACGCGATCGCCCGCGAGCTTGGAACGTCTGCATATAAGGTGCGAAGGGTCCTGAGCGATAATAACGTAACGCTTAAGCAGCACATCGATCCAAACGCGATTCCAGAACACGAACATGAGCATGTTGTTGAACTACTTCGTGGTGGTATGTCGCGTGTTGACGTTGCAAAGAGGTTCAATTCGACCATCAATGCCGTCAAAAAGGTACAAGATACCACGGGGTTTCGCAAACGTGCCGTAAGTCAGCCCAAGCGTTCCAATCACCTCGACGGCAAAGAACGCCAGATTATTGTGATGTATGAGTCTGGTTGTTCCGTCAATGAGATCGTCACCGCGCTTACAACGACAAAGACGTTTTTGAGACACAAGTTTCAAGAGCTTGGCATTATGCCATCGGAACGTCGAAAAAGAAAGGCCTTGACGAAGGCGGAGATGCTGGAATGTATCTCCCTTCGTTTGACCACCAAGGAGTCAATCAAAAGGTTGAAGACTACTCCAGCGGTGTTTCGCAAGTTCAGAAAGAAGTACGAGTTGTCATTTAGATACGATCTTGCGCCTAAGGGCGAGGACTTAGATCGTCTTATTGCGTTGTTCAAACTTGGTAAAACTGCGCATGAAATTGCTGTTGAGATTTCATCGACTCCATCCTTGGTTACACGAGCCGCACGTCAGCAAGGATTGATTTTTCGTGATCGTGTCAAGCAGAGGAAGATCATTCCAGAACATAGGATCAAAGATTTTAAACGCTTGTTCGAACGTGGGGATACAAAGCAACAGCTCGCAACCACGTTTAAAACGACGACATATGTTGTCAATGCGACTGTTGCCCACATTGGACTGTCATTTGATGCTCGTGATGTACAGATTGCGCGTAACAACGCAGTTGAGCGCATAAACACGTTCGAACATTTAAACGTCATTGATGCGTCAGCATACAGGACGATGTACGGCCTCGACATACACGTTGAGTGTCTCAAATGTGGCCATAAATGGTGGGACTGCTACAATACGCTTCGAAATGGATTCTGTAGAGGGTGTTCTGTTAGGAGCAAACCGGAACTGGAAATATCACAGTTCATCGATTCGATCGAAGGTATCTCTGTCGTTCGAAACACTCGAACGATCATTTCACCGCTCGAACTCGATGTCTATGTACCTGAACTTAAGCTTGCTGTTGAGTTCAACGGGATATACTGGCATTCTGAAAAGGCAGGTACACCAAATAACTACCACGATCAAAAGATGCGTCGATGTCTAGAAAAAGGCATCATGCTTCTGCAATTTTTTGAAGATGAATGGTGGCACAAGCGTAACATTGTTGAAAGCATGATTATGCATCGTTTGGGGCGCTCAACGCGACGCGTGTTTGCAAGAAAGACCAGTGTAGTTGAAGTTCATAGCAAACAAAGGCAGGAGTTTTTTGCTCGAAATCACATAGATGGAGACGTCCCAGCAACAAAGGCGTGGGGGCTTGAATTAGATGGTGAACTCGTATCTGTGATCAGCGTGCGGCAGCCAAAACACAAGAAATACAATAACGCGATTGAAATCGCACGTTTTGCGTCAGTGTTGGGAACCGTCGTACCCGGTGCGCTCGGCAGGTTGATGGTGCGTGTTTGTGAATTTTCTAATGACATGAACATTTCACAGATTGTTACATATGTCGATCTACGCCACGGTACAGGTAGGGGATACGAAGGCGTTGGATTTAGGCTCGATCATCTGACACCACCCAGATTTTGGTGGACAGACTTCAAACAACGCTATGATAGGTTCAAGTTCAAGGCAGACAAGGAGAATAATCTGACGCAGGAACAGGTCGCTAAGACCGCTGGAGTATGGCGAATTTTTGGTTGTTCGAATGCTTTGTATATCATGGATGTGCGCTAGTTAAAATAACACTGTGTGATATACCCCCAATCAGGAACGTTTGATGATCATACCGAGTGGAAAGAAGCACGTTGTCTGGGCACGTATAGCAAAGACGGGTTCTATGTCAACAGAAAGAACGCTCACTGCATTGGGTGTGTTTATGCCACTGCGAAACGTGCTTCGTCGCCGAGAGGCGTACAAACCAAACAAGCACATCCTTGTCGTTGATGACCTTGGAAAGCTAGCTGACGTCGGCGTGAACGTTGACGATTGCTTCATCTTTACGATCGTTCGATCGCCTTACTCACGTGCGATGTCAGCGTGGTGTGGACACACCTTCTTCAAGGAAAAGAACAGGGACAACTTTGCCGACTGCATCAGGAACCCTCCCCAGCGTCCAGACAAGGGCTACAGAGAGCTTGGGAACAAGAAGGAAAAGGCTATCGAGGGCGCATGGAGACATTTCACAAAAACGATGTCGCAGTCGACGTCAATAGACGGTGCCTTACGCGTTGACAGGATCATCAAGCTCGAGGACTACAAGAACGGGCTGACTGCGGTGCTCGAAGAGCTAGGATTCAAGAAGATCAAGTTCTTCAAGGAGAACAAGAGTCGCTTTCGCAAGAAGCGTGACCTGAAGCCGGAAGAGATCAGGCTCATCAATGCAAACTATTCTGAAGACTTCGACAATTTCAAATACGAAAAGAAAGAGGGCTGACTGCATTGTACCCGGTGACATCGTCGGCGATGAAGATGTCACCGTTGGTCCTCGCTTGTTCCTTGTGCTTTCAGTCGTGCCACGTATGTGGATGATCGATTTTACCGTGTTGAACCCTTTGGGTGGAACGCAGATATGCTGTTCAACGCCTTACAAAGGACACAAAGTCCTTTAGGGACTTACCCAACATTCCAGTTGCATACAACGCAACGCCTCAGCTGCTCAGTGGAACGTACATTACTGAAGATTAACACAGTGTAGATCGTGCCGTCGTATTGTAGGATAAACACATGGCTCTAGTAAAAGCTGTCAGGACGAGTACGCCCGACTTTCCTGAGATCCAGACGTTCTACAACGAACACCTTCATCCAGATGTGATCGACTTTGAAGACCAAGACGTCTACAAGTATGTTTTTCACGGCGGACGTTGGGCTGGCATCTTTCAGGCAACACAGAGGCCGACACAGAACTTCTTCGTCCAGTGCAAGCCGACGACCGTAACAGACCTTGCAGCGATCACATCAATCTGGCGTCCGGGTCCACTCGCCGGCAAGATGCACGAGCTGTACGTCGATGCAAAGTTCAACAAACCGTACGATTGGGGACATCCACTCCTGAACGAGACACTGGCAGATACGTACGGTCTCTTGATCTTTCAGGAGCAGATCATGCTCCTTGCAAACAAGGTTGCTGGGTATGACATGGCCCAATGTGACCAGGTCCGCCGCGCAATCCTAAAGCGCTCTCTCGCGACAGGTGAAGCAGCAAAAAAGGAGGCAGCTGAGCTCGAGGAGAGCTTTACGGACGGCTGCGTGAAGAACGGTGTGCCCCTCACCGTTGCAAAGAAGCTCTATCAAAACATCCTTGCTTGGGGTGGGTACGGTTTCAATAAAAGTCTGTGTAGAGAGGATATGGTGATAGTTAATAACTATGAAACCAAACAACTCGATCAAGTTATTCCTGGCGACCAAGTCCTTACCCGAGACGAAGAGAGCGGACAAAACGTTTATACAGAGGTGCAAGAAGTCCATGACCATGGTACGCTTGAGCTCGTGGAGGTTGAACTAGACACAGGAGAAACGATCAGGTGTACGTTGGATCACAAGTTCAGGACGAAGGAGACGGGAGAGATGCTTCCTCTATGGTTGATAGCGAAGCAGCAGTACAGCATCGTTGTAGACGATGCGGCAAAGAATTCAAATCAGATATCTGGCTGAACAAACACGAAGCCAGGTGCAATGAACCCATCTACCTTCCTGAGGAAGAAGGAAAGAAGTGGGTTGCTTGCAAAATCTGTGGTCACAAAGGCGTTCGCATTGGTAAACACCTGAAATCTGCGCACGGGCTGACGACCAAAGAATACACAGCACAATTCCCAGATGCTTTGACGTCAGCGCTCGATGAAATTCAGAAGATGAGTGAGGCGTGCAACTGGATTGATCGTGCCAAAGAAAACGGCGACGATCTCAGCGAGTATCGTCAACGAATGGGTGCTGCAGTTTCTCAGTCGATCATGTCAAATCCAGAAGAGCGAGCTCGTCGCTCGGTCCAGATGGCCGTGAACAACCAAACACCTGAAGCTCGTGAAAAGTCACGTGTTACCGCAAAGAAGACATCTCAGCGTCAAGATATACTTGATCAACGTACACATAATCTTGCAAATTGGCGTGAAAAACATCCTGATGATTTTGCAAAGTGTACAAACGCGATGTTACAAACTAGTGTTTCATCACCAGAGCTTGAGTTGTTTTACATTATTGATGTTTTATCCTCAATGAAAGTTATTTGTTGTGATGTGAAACGTCAACAAAGGATTCAAGATGTTAGTTTTACAGCAAGTAAAACACATATGTTTTGTGTTGACATTACCTGCATTTTTCAAAACGTATGTGTTCATATTGAGATTGATGGTATCCATCATTTTCAACAAATTGCAAGTTTTGATCTCAACAAACGACAACGACGTGATCAAGAATTTGAAAACTGGATCAATGCTCGAAATGATGTGATGCTTGTTCGATTGTCATACGATACGTGGGAAACACGTCGCTGGCAAGAAAACAAAGAAAAGATGAGTAGGACATTTTTCTCCCAACCTGCTCTCGAGGCCCTCTTCAGCCTTCTCAAGAATCCTAAACCTGGCGTCCACTGTATCGGCCAGGCATACGGTGAAAGGAACCTGCTGTGTGGAAGCCAATAAGCTCAATTCCTAGGAAAAAGTGTTTCGTTTTAACGCGACGGATGCACATCATTACAGTAATTCCAGATGCTGACGGTTCATGGTGCATTCCAACATCGTCGGGGTGGGAAGAGGTTTCAATTGAAAACGATCTTGCTTGGTCACCGTTTCCTGATATGGAAGAATTTGCATCATGCCTGAGCCTGTTGACAAAGAACAGTTGAAGACATTCCTTGGCGCCCTCGGCGAGGCGATCGCAAAGGGTGATTTTCCTGATTCTGACATTGTGAATGACACGTCGTTGTCAGAGGAAGAATTTGAACGTATTCTAAAAGAACGTGTTGCGGCGAGGTACAACAGACCCCGCAAGAAGCTAACGATTGAAGAGATCGAACTTGCGGTTTTAAAAGGTCCACAGCCTACAGGTAGGATCGTTTCGATCAGAGAGGTCGGCGAGCATCCTACCCGAGACCTATCTGTGGCGCATCCAGATCATCAGTTCTACCTTGCAAACGGCGTGTTAACAAGCAACAGCCATGCCACGGGATACGCGATGATCTCGTACCAGTGTGCCTACCTCATGACGTATTACGAGGCGGAATGGCTGTGTTCATACCTCGAATCGATGAGCGGGAACGAGAACTCTCGCGCAAAGGCATTCGCGGAGGTCAGGTCACTCGGATACAACATCGTTCCGATCGACATCAATTCGGCACGTGTAGGGTGGACAAGCATTCTCGGAAAGAAGTTCATGCCCTCGTTCACAACGTGCAAGGGAGTAGGTGCCGCTGCTGTCCAGGAGATCGTCGAGGCTCGCCCGTACGAGAAGTTCGAAGATGTTCTCTGGGACGACGAAGGAAATTGGCGTCACAGCAAGTTCAACAAGAGGGCGTTCGAGGCGTTGGTAAATATCGGAGCGTTTGCGAGCCTCGACTGTGTAGGTGAAGGTAAGCTCTTTGAATCGTACGCCCAGATGCACTGGGTTCTGTTTGGTTCTCACACGGCGAAGGTCAAGAAGAAGCGCAAAGGCGCTGAGGTCGAAGTGGAGAAGAAGTTCGACCATTTTGCCTGGATCAAACGTAATCCAACAATGGATCCTCACGAAGGTCGTAGGAACTTCTACGAGCTCATCAGGATGTCAAGCGGACAGATCGAACCTTGGACGCGGAGGGAGTGGGCTCTGAAGAACATCGAGCACTTCGGCTCACTCGACGTTCGAAGCCTCGTGGAGCCAAGCGTCCTTGAAGTCTTTGAAGAGAAGGGTCTACGTTCAATCGATGAGTACGAGGACGAGGACGTCTACTGGTTTTGCATTGTCAAGGTCGAAAAGAAGACAACACGGAACGGTAAGAAGTACCTCCTGTTGTACGCCCAAGGACCTGCAGGGAAGGTCTTCAGGATATACGCCTGGGGGTGGAACGGAAAGCGTATAGTTGACCTCTACGCGGTCTGTTTTGCCGAACTTAAGAAGTCGGACTTTGGGTTCGCAACGAGCATGTACAAGCTGCGTGAGCTTGAGTAGGACGATACTTAACTCTGCCATGGCAGACAAGAAGATCGTTAGGCTGACAGAAGGTCAGCTTCGCAACATCATCCGCAAGGTCCTCAATGAGGACATCGTACAGTCGAACGACATCATTGACACGATCGATACGATCGAGGATACTGATACGCTCGTTGCAATCAACGACAAGATCAAAGCGAGGTATGGGTACCTCATGCGCCTCTCACGTTCGCAGCGCCAAACGTCTCGCAAGCCTCCCCCTCCGCCTCAAAGGCGACGTTGAGCAGGCGGACACGTCAGCACCTGCTTGACTTCCTGGCGTTTGGACTACCAGGAGTTTTACTCCTGGGTCTGGATGGATACCTTTGGGTTGCGACGAACGCCGATGTCAACGGTCTTGTTGGGACGCTCATCTGTTCTTTGGCGTCCATTGGCATCTACTGCCTTGTTCTGCGTCACAGTTTGCAGTGGCGCATATTTAGGCATCATGCAGACAACGATCGGAAAGATCAGAGGGCTCGTCAGAAAGACGCTGATACTGACAGAGATGAGAGGTCCAACAGGAAACCTCCGCCGCGTTAGGAGCGGCGGCCAGCGGCACAAGATCGGAAAGATTGAAGATGAGAACAGGGAGGTTTCGTTCGCTGAAGCCGAGATGTTGTTTCCAGGTTCGACGAACGCATGGGCAGAGATCGTTCCAGAGCTGTTCCCACAGTTCCCGTTTGACGATCCGTTCTCCATTAAGAGGAATTCCGTTTTCTTCAAGGAAGGAGACGGGTTAACGGTCGCGTTTGCTGACCACCCACAGTTCAATCTCGCTACGTGGGATCCAACCAGAGAAGATTGGATCGAAAACGAGCTCGCCGGCACGGGCTGATGCAAACCACGTCCACTTATTGTAAAGTGGACGTATGGGCTTCTTTAAGAGATGGTTCGGCTACGTGCGAGTCGAGCTGTTTAAATGCGCTGGCGTCGTAACTCTTTGGAATGATGCACCGGGGTGACCACTCAATGAAACCATTTGATGGAACATCGTGGTCGCTGCACCTCGGTGTCTATCTGTCGTTCTGGGTATGGGGAAGAGCTGACGATGCCATCGAGTATGATGGCATCGTAATTCCAAATTGGGGCTTCGGTCCCCTGTTCCTCTTCAATTACTACTGATGGAACAAATGCCAAAGACACGTCAACACATCATCTGCTTCGTCGGTCCTGATATGACCGGCAAGACAAACATCTCTCGTGAGCTTTCGCGTAGGACGAGCATCCCGCGGTTCAAGGCGTCATCCGAACACATGACGTTCACCGATGAACAGGATCGTTTCCTTACTCAGCTTCGCGTTGCGGACGTCAGGCAGCTCGACCTCCTGCAGCAGGTCGGATTTTCGATGATCATGGACCGTGGTTGGCCGTGTGAATACGTGTATGCGAAGTTCTTCGATAGGACAACTGACATCGAACAGCTTCGTTCGAACGATAGGAGCTACGCAGCGCTCGGAGCACAGGTCGTCTTCTGTTATCACGATGATTATAATGGATTCCGTGACGATCTCAATCCAAAAATCGGTCCCGCTGAACTGAGGCGACTACACGACCTGTATGAAGAATTCTTTGAGCTAACTAGGTGTCCAGTAGTGCGGCTATGTGTGGATGACCTGAACCTCGATCGTCAGATGCGCGATCTAAGGGATGGGCTTCACATCGAACTTGTAAGGAAGTGATCATGTCAGAAAGAGTGATTCACTGGAGCAACTGGGCGTCTCAGCCGTGCATACAGATCGCGTGTACAGGTGAGACGTTTCATCCTTGGGGGTGCGACAGCACGTTGCCGAAGGATGTCTTCAATGCTGATTTGAAGTTTCATCCTGAAATTCTCTATGCATTCGATGAGTCCCTCGTGACGTGCAACAAGTGCAAGAAGATCGATGGCTTTCAAGAGGGGCTCGATCGCGTCCTTGCGTACAGGCAGAAGGTCAGGGAGTCCGGGTTGACCGAACGTGAATACGCAGAGCGCGAAACACGTAGGACACTCAAAATGCTGCGTGAGAAAGGAAGACTTGTACATGATGTTCTAGGAGGGTAGGTTTTCATGCATGGAAGTCTACTTTTCGCGTGACGTCGAGGCAGACGGGCCGATCCCTGGTCCAAATTCAATGCTGTCGCTTGGATGTGCGGCGTTCAAGGACGACAGGCTGCAGAATACATTCAGCGTCAACCTCGAGTTTCTCGACGGGGCAACGCCAGACGAACACACGACGGAGGAATTCTGGGACAGGAATAAATCGGCGTACGCCGCAACGAGGACAATCTCAAACGCCCCAGCACTGCGATGTTGATGTTTGTGAAGTGGGTAGAGTCGTTCAACGGGAGACCCGTGTTTGTAGGTTACCCGGCGACGTATGATTTCATGTTTGTCTACTGGTACCTGATGCGTTTCGCAGGCAGGAGCCCGTTCTCGTTCAGCGGTCTGGACATCAAGACGATGGCTATGGTGATGCTAAAGAAGGAGTTTCGGGCATCTACAAAGCGAAACATGCCGAAGCGCTGGTTTTCAAGGTCGCCTCATACGCACGTCGCTGTCGATGATGCAATCGAGCAGGGTGAGATGTTCTGCAACATGAGACAGGAGCTGTTTGGACGATGAACGACTTAGATGTTGTTATCACTGTTCGTGCAGAAGGACATGGTAATACATTTAAGATCGCAAAAATCCTTGAAGAAGTGGGCGGACTTACTGTATACACGGTGCTAAACACGACACATACGATCTTTGGGCACTGCGATAAGTCAGTGTTTGTCTTGCTGTCCGCCCACCCGAGCGTTGAGCGAATCGAAGAGAATGAGTAGCTACTGTGATCCAGGCGCAGACAGAGCGGTTCTTTTGGAGATGAAGTTCGGCCAGACTTCGGTACGTTTTCGAAAAAACGTGTTGAGGATCTATGCTGGATGGTGGGTCATCTCTACGCTGTGTGAGATCAACGATGCAGTATCACGAGTACTGTTTTAGTCGTCGGACTTCTTTTCATCCTCTGCCTGAGGGGCGATCAGGATCGTGTCAGTCGGTCCTTGGATCCATGCTATGTTGTCGTTTGTTTCGGCAACGACCATGCCATGCGTTTCATGAAAGATCGCTCGGATGACAGTACAAATTACGTCGATGTCGTCGCTTTCGATCGTGACGACGTCTGGCACCTTCTTAAGCAGGTTGTACTTCATCCTTACTTTCATCTCAATCATAAGTAAGCAACAACGTTAGGCAAACAACATGCGATTGACTGTACTGAAGAGTAAGATCCACGGCGCCATTGTTACGGGAGCAAACCAAGAGTACATGGGGAGCATCTCGATCGATCCTGTTCTCATGGAGGGCGCAAACATCCTATCGAACGAGCAGGTACACGTCTGGAACGTCACAAACGGTGAGCGCATCATTACGTATGCGATTCCGGCGTCTGAACAGCAAGGTTCGATCTGCATCAACGGCGCAGCTGCACACCTGTTCTCGTCTGGCGACAAGGTGATCATCGCTACGTTCTGTGAGATGGACGCCTGGAAGGCGAACGAATACACACCTATCGTTTTAATCATGGATGGGCTGAACAGCAACCGCGTTAAGGAGAAGCGTCAGTGATGAATGTCTTTGAAGACGATGAAGAGCCTCACGACCGCGTTGCCGACGCCGTGTTCGAACTCATTGTACATGCGTCGAGAGATGGTGAAAATGTGTGGAAGCAGATGTGGTTGAAACTGACGCCGTCTGAGGTTAGAAACGTCATCGAAGATCCTGATGCGTACACAAAGATGATCGAATCGCTCGCACCCAGGATCCACGACCAACTCGAGTCGATCGTGGACAAGATCGAGTACGTATGAAACCAACAGACGAAAGAGGAAGCATGAAGAAGCTTCTGGCGCAATTTGTGTTGCAAACTGATATTGTTGTTGAAATCAAATCAATCAACAACTAAAATACGCAAGTGATGCAATATCGTTTGGAAGGACATCAACGTGCCATTTCCCAACGATTGAAATTGATCGTGGATTTCCATAGAAACATGAAGAAATTACTGATACAAACACAATTAAGCAACTACGATACACAAGGTAAATTTATCCTTGAGTGCGATAGCGGGTACAACATGATGATGGGTAGAACTAGAGTTCTCCTTCAACAAGTTCCTGACTTGAAGGTCTTCATCACAGGTCCTCAGCTAAACCAATGTAGAACCTCGCCGTATGATCTCAACGCCGATCTGTTCAATGATTTTGGCAACAGGTTGAAGTACATCCCGCTGCTGCTGATCCCGAACGCCCTTGCTACGCGTTACGATTTTGTGTTCGAAGACATCGCACGAGCGTTGGACCTGGGCGAAGATGGGCATGAACCATTTACACACGTCTTCATCAACGATCCGATGTTGTTGAGGAACTTTCAGGCCCTGTTCTTCCTCAAGGGAAAGTACAGACCGAAGTACATCGTCCATTCGCACTTCATCGACAATCCAGAGTGTCCGAAGTTCCCGACCGAGGCTTCGCTCTGGATGGGACAGATGGAAGCAGCGTTCAAGGCTGACTTCAACTTCTGGCAGTGCGAATCGTCGCTGCAGGTGTTCCTCAAATCTGCGATGAACTGGCTGTGTGAGGACCTGGTCGCTGTGATCAGGCACAAGTCACTTCCTTGGGACGATGGGTACAGCAGTGAGGAGATAAACTCTCCAATCAATATGAACAACGTCAGGTTTGATGTAAATGACCTAGCACGAAAGACGGTAGGCAAGACTGTCGTTTTCGTACCGAACAGGATCGGTGGTTTTGGTCGCAGCAGCGACTACACGAACTGTGGAAGGTTCATGTTTGAGACGGTACCTCGTGTGCGGAAGATGAGGGACGACTTCGTCGTCATCGCTGGAAATCCGAGCCAGAAGATCCTGAACCACGAGCTCGAGGAGCTATGTCCGGCGTTCCTCAACCTTGTTCCGGATGCATTGAACAGAGACGAGTACAAGTACGTTGCAAGGCACATTCAGGACATCAGTGTCGGACTCTACAACCAGGACAGCTACGGTGGCACGGCAGCTCGTGAGCTCTGCGACGTAGGAACGATCCCACTGTGGGTCGACAACTATGAGTACACCCAGATTGCGCTCCTTGCCGGTTTACCGAAGGACATGATGATCGCTCCTGACCTCTCCAATATGGATGAGACGCTCGTGTTTATGCTTGACTGGATTTCTCAAGTCAAGCATGATGCTCCTGAAGAGATCAAAGGCTGGCATGATCGTCTTAGCGATGTTGTCTACAGGCGTTGTTCATACGAGGCGACATCCGACGAGGCGATCCGGCACATGGGTCTTTGAACACCGTGTGCGTGAGTTGTACAATATTCATGTATGTCAAAACGTGTCTTGATCACAGGTGGCGCGGGCTTCATCGGTAGCAACCTAGCCCGTCGCTGTGTTGATGAAGGATATAAGGTTGTCGTAGTCGATAACCTTTCAAATGGCCATAGGGAGTTCCTGCCCTATGGTCTCGATGAGTTTTGGGAGGACGACTTCTCGGCGGAGTGGGTCCTTGGCGTCGTCTCATCGGGGGTGTTTGATACCATTTTCCACGTCGCGGCTGTACCGCGTGTCAGCTACTCGGTCGAACACCCGATTGAGACGAACGAGACGAACGTATCGAAGACACTCGCTTTGATAGACGCTGCAAAAGAGAAGACGCGAAGGTTCATCTTTTCGTCCTCGTCAAGCGTCTACGGCGGAGCAGACGTGCTGCCGACGCCAGAGACCGAACCGTTCAACGCAAAATCACCTTACGCGTTGCAGAAGGTCATCATTGAGCAGTACCTGAAACTGTATCACGACATCTACGGGCTCGATAGCTGCAGCCTGCGCTACTTCAACGTCTTCGGACCGAACCAGCTAGGAGATTCTCCTTACGCGACTGCTGTAAGCGCGTGGTTGACGGCGATCTTCAAGGGAGGTGAATGCCGAAGTGATGGCAACGGTGGGCAGTCAAGGGATATGTGCTATGTTGACAACGTTGTTGAAGCAAACATGCTTGCGATGAAGAAGTCAAGCTACCTCGGTGCAGAATCATACAACGTTGCGTGTGGCGACAGTACGACGAATAACGAGATCCTTGAACACCTCAAGGAACGCTTCGGTAACAAGGTCAAGGTCAAGAACGCACCGTGGCGACCCGGCGATGTCATGCACACCCAGGCTGACATCACAAAGATCCACAACGACCTTGGATACGATGTGAAGGTTAGGTTTTGGGACGGCCTCGACAGGACAATCGCGTGGTTCGAGGGTTCGAAGCTTGCAAAGCTTAACGGGAAGGTGTAGGTTGTAAGCATGTCCGCTGAGCTGCTCTCCATGCTCGATGGCAAGAGAGGTACGTCTGTTTTGCTGTCAATGAACGTACACGGATACGCGTTCCTGACGCTCATGGAACCGATTGGACTCGATATGTCTCCGGGAGGAAGCATTTCGTATACGTTCGCTCCAGATGAGGACGGCCTGAGAAACGCTCGATCGTTTGTTGAATCGCTACAACAGTGGATCGAGCACATCGAGTTAACGGAAAAGAAATGAGCACATACGTGACAAGTGATGCGTGGCATCGTCTCTGCTGTGAGTTAGACCTTCGAAAAGCTGTCTTTGAAACGCTTGCAAACATTGGCAGCGAAATGAATTTTCAGCTTCCACCAGAAGAGTTACTAAAACTTGTGATGAAACGTTCGAAGGGAACATTGGATCCTGCGGTCGCAAAGACGTACATTGAAGGGCTTTACAAATGACGTTGCACATATATGAAAACTTCACCGATGCATACCGTGGCCTTCTTGAGGACGTCTATTCTTCTCCTGAATTTGTTTGCGCGCCGCGCGCGCAAAAGATAAAGGAAAAGCTCGGTGTTCGATTCGTGATTACGAATCCACTCGCCAGGCTTCCATTCATCAGACCCCGCGACTTTGCAGTCAACTACATTGTCGCTGAAGGTATCTGGTACTTCGCCGGTATTGAGCTCACAGAGTGGATCTCGTACTACAGCAAGTTCTGGGAAAAGATCAGCGATGACGGTAGGAACGCGAATTCTGCGTACGGCGCGAGGATATTCAAACCTCACAAACGAGCGGGAAAAGATCCAACAAACCAGCTTGATAGCTGGACACAGTGGGACTGGTGCATTAAGGAGCTGGTGAACGATAACGACTCGCGTAGGGCGGTCGTGCACATCAGGAACCCTCTCGATTCTCGGTACGCTGTGAAGGATGTTCCTTGTACCCTCACGTTGCAGTTTTTCCTGAGGGACGACAAGGTCCACCTCTGTGTGGCGATGCGATCGTCTGACCTTTGGTTGGGCATCGCAAATGACGTTCCGGCGTTCACGCTCTTTCAAGAGCTAATGGCGATCGACCTTGAAAAAAGGCTTCGTCGTCCAATCGACGTCGGCACGTACACCCACATCAGCAACTCACTGCACATCTACGAACGTAACTTCAAGAAAGTTGAAGAGGTGATCGAGGAACCAGAATCCGAGCGCTCTGGGTCGATATCTATGCCCAAGATGCCGTCAGCCCCGCCGCTTGAAATGCTTCTCATAGCAGAACAGGACATTCGAGGTGCTACGTCTACCGAAGAGGTTGGACGTCATGTCGCTGTCTTCTCTGATCTGGCAGCGTTGCATGGGACCATCGAACGCTACTGGGTCGATTGGATCAAGGTGCTTGCAAGTCATCGCTGCGGCAAGCTCGACGACAAAGATGCTCAGAGGCGTTTTCTTGATGAAACATCATGGGAAGGCTACCACTTCTTCGACAGGTGACACATGACATGCATCATTGGGCTTGAGTGCGACGGCGAGGTCTACGTTGGAACCGACAGTGCGTTGAGTGACACATGGACGATCTCGTCACTTGCGGCTCGTGAGAAGGTTTTCGTCAAGCACGACATGATCTTCGGAGTCTGTGGCTCGATGAGGTTGGCGCAGCTGCTACACCACGCCTTGGAGGTTCCAGAGCACGAGGAAGAAAAGGATGTCATGTCATACCTTGTTGTTGACTTTGTCGACTCTCTGAGGGAGATGCTCAAGGACAAGGGAACTCTGTACACGTCGGATGATGAAGGCAAAGTTGAGTACCTGCCGAACTCAGCGTTCATCCTTGGATACGGTGGCAAGGTCTATGTCGTTGATGAGGACATGCAGGTGTCTCGTTCGGTCGGTGGGTTCATGTGCGAAGGCTCGGGCAAGGAGGTCGCAACCGGAGCGATGCAGGTCCTAAAGGACAGGCACGACCTCACGCCCGAGGATAAGATCAGAAAGGCGCTCGAGGCGAGTGCCCTTCACACGTGCTATGTCCAAGGACCCTTCCATGTCATGAAACTGTCGGACGATGACGATGACGACTGATATTTGTGGCGTTTGTGGAGCCTTGCTGTTACGAAACAGTGGCTACAGTCTACCTTCGGACGAGATGTGTAGGGCGTCAGGGAAAAGGGGCGGTGAGCTGAAGATCTGCGCTGACGGATCGATCAAGATCTGGCACTATGGGCTACGTAAGTGGGTCGAGACCGAACCTTGCGGCACGTACGGATGCGCAAGGTTGAAGGTAAACGACCTTCTGTCGGTCGTGCATCAAAGAATACCTGGAAGATCCAGATGCATTCAAGTGAGATGAGATGAATCCTGAGTTCATAATTTATTGTGGCCCAATGTTTTCGACGAAGACCACTTCAATGTTCTTACGTCTAGAACGCTTTGAGCTCCAACATAGAGCCACACGGCTCTTCAAACCGATCGGCGATGAACGGTATAGCACCGACGAGGTCGTTACGCACTCTGGCTGGAAACGTCCGGCAACAAGGGTCTCTAAGGGCCTTGACATCCTGAAGCAGATCGAAGAGGACCCGCCGAGCATTGTTGCAGTCGATGAGGCGTTTATGATACAGGACGTCTACAAGGTCCTCCCGTGGTTGTTCAAGAACGGTGTGACGATTGTCGTCGCTAGTCTTGATCTTGCGTTCAACGGAAAGTCGTTCAAGGAGGTCGAAAAGATGCTGCCGTGGGCGACAGAGGTACACAAGTGTCCTGCGGTATGTACTGTCTGTGGCGCAAATGCGTTTTATACGCATAGAAAGACGTCTGACGATGAAGACATCATCGTAGGGGGCGCTGAGATGTACGAACCTAGATGTTTTTCTCATCACCCTGTTATAAATGAGGGATTTGGAAATGTTTCTTCGCGTTGAAAAGAATGGTCGCAAAAAGAAGCATATTATCAAATGCGATAACTGTGGTATCGAAGTTGAACGTTACGCCGCACATGCAAAAGGCAATGTTCACTTTTGCTCTAGAAGATGTAGCAATGCGGCAAAACGAGCGTCGATTCTCGTAACAAAAGCGTGTGAAACTTGCGGAAAAGAATTTATAAGGATCCCATCACTTTCTGGTCGCTATTGTTCCAAATCATGCGCAATAAAGTCACGATACGTCAACAAGTCAACTTGGACAAAGGTTGCTTGTGACACGTGTGGGAAAACAATCGAAAAACGTAAGATCCACGTTGGCCAACGTTCATACTGTTCACGAGAGTGTTTGAGTATTGGGCATGCTAAGACTCACTCTTCACATAACGTTCGATGTAACAAGGCAAAGGGTATAAAACGTGGAATCTATTTAACACTTGATGGTCGTTCGATCAAGTATGATTCTTCGTATGAACTTCGTCGTATGCGAGAATACGACTACATCATCGATGATGAACTTGAATCATGGGAACGATGTGATCTAATCGTACCTTACATCGATGTGAACGGCAAAAAGAGAAGTTATAATCCAGATTTTTTGCTTCGATACACTGATGGTTCTGTTGTTATCGAAGAAGTTAAGGGGCGTTTAACAGACAATGATGTTTTGAAATTCAACGCGTTGATTTCGTATTGTGCACATCAAGGAGATAACGTACAGGCTAGGATGTTTTCAAATCCAGATTTTGATGATATTGAGGTCAAAACAAGCGTGTACAAAAACGATTACGGTGTGTTTTCTAGGCCGACATTAGAGTACATCTTTATAAAGATGGCGCTTCTTCTCGCAGAACGTTCAACATGCCTTCGAAAGAAGGTAGGTGTTGTGTTTACAGATTCAGAGATGCGTCATGCGTACTGCGTTGGTTATAACGGAGATGAAAAGGGTGGCAAAAATCAATGTGAATCCCTTGATCCCGGGAAGTGTAACTGCATACACGCAGAAATTAACGCATTGACGAAGAATAATATTGACATTACAGGATGTACGTGTTTTGTCACCCTGGCACCATGTCCGGTTTGTGCTAAGGTTTTGATTAATCGTGGCGTCAAAAAAGTGATTTATCACGAAGCATATAGAAATTCGAGAGGATTACAACTGCTTCATCAGCGTGGTGTTGAAGTCGTAAAGTATGCTTCTTTAGAAACAACGTCTGGTTCCTAGTAGGTAAGTACTTCTATGCAACTAGATGAGGGTGTTGTCATCAGGATCATCCGCGAGGAGTATTCTCAACAGGTCGCTGAGGCGCTGAACGCTATCAAGTCTGTTTCCGGTGAGGACAAGAACGTCCTTGACGCGGGCCTGAAGCTCAAGCTAAAGAAGAACGATACAGAACGGAAGCTTCCGAAGGGCACGCTGTATACCATCAAGTCGGTCGGAAACGACGGGGTCGTTGTCATTCGTATTAAGTCTGACGAGGAACCCGAGGTCGACTCATACGAGGCAAAGGAACGAGTAGTTTCATACGAAGACCTCGAACGTGACTTTGAACTCGACTGACGCGCTATTTAAGGTGAGGACATGGGCAAGAAAAAAAACGATGAACGTCCTGTCGTGAGCATCAGTGACAACAAACTGAGGCAGTTCGTTAAGGACGCGGTATCCAAGCACGGAAACCTGAGTCCATTGGAGGAAGCGTACGTCTCTGAACCAAAGCCATTCAAGCAGGTTACAGACATGGTTTCTCAACGAACCAAGGACGGGCACCAGGAACTCTATAAGGGGTACGTTGACGCGTTGAACAGGACAGTCGCCGAGCTTGAGGCGATCGAAACGACCGGTGCAAACGCGATGCATTCCGAATATAGGTCCGCTCGCCTTGATGAAACGTATAACCTGAACGCAAAGTGGCTGCATGAACTTTACTTTGCGAACTGCTTTGACCCGAATAGCAACGTCTATATGGACTCTCAGGCGTTTATCAGGTTATCGCGCGACTTCGGAAACTTCGAACGTTGGCAGAAGGATTTCATCGCGTGTGCTCTAAGCGCCGGCGAAGGCTGGGCAGTCTGCGGCTACAACATGCACTTGAGGCGTTACACCAACACGTTCATCAGCCACCATTCTGGTGATGTGATGCTTGGGATGTTCCCGATCGTCGTCCTCGACATGTGGTCGCATGCGTATCATAAGGACTACGTCATCGACAGGCAGAGCTACATTGTTGCAATGATGCGAGAGCTGAATTGGAATGTCATTGAGGACAGGATCGGTGTGGCCGAAAAGATCGCAGGAGTATTGAAGTGAAGACACTGAGCTTTGTAAAGCAGTACCTCAAGGACATGGTCCTCAAGGACATGGTCCTCAAAGAAGCTGATGAGGGTGACGATGCCGTAACAGCTCCTGAACCTCCATCGACTGTTGAAGGCAACGATTCTCTCGATGTCCAGGTCGATGGTTACCTTTCAGGGTACGAACAGGAAGCAGCTGAGATGGCTGCTACGGCCGAGGACCCCGGATCGCAGCTTGAGCACGTCGATTTCAGGCAAATGACGCGTGAGTTCCTGTTTGAGGCACCTGAGGACGAACAACCCGACGCCGCCGAACAGCAGGACGAAGAAGAACCAACGGGTGATGAGGAAGGCGACACCCATGTCGCTCCACCCGAGCCTCAAAAAAAGACACTCGGTGAAATCGACGTGCGAACATACGCTGAAAGCGTCTCACGGCTCATTGAGAACATCAACAGCTTGATCGAGGTCAGGAATACTGTTCTGCGCCGAGCGATCAATCACCTCGGAAAGACGTACGACGAATCTGTGCAGGGGCAGCTTGAGATCGTACTTGAAGAGGAATTTGGACTTGCAGTAGGCAAGTCACAGAAGGACCTCGAGGACGAAATTCAAGCCCCTCCAGCGGCGAACGCAGGCCCGTTGGGAGGGTGACAAATTGCGAACCGATCTTTTTCAAGATCGAAAGTGCGTGCATGTAAAGCTCGAGAAGGAAACACACGCAGCGTTTCGTACGAGGTTGTTCACACATAACCTGAGCATGCAGGAAGTGTTTGACGCCTTTGCAAAGCTTGTTGTCGGTGGGGACAGCAGGGCGACAAGGATAATCGAAGACATCGTCGTCAAGAAGGTCGAAGCGCAGGTCAACGGAAAGATCAAGAGGCGACGTAAAAAGAACCATGTCTCTGAAAATGACAGGGACGTGCTGTATAACATGATAGAAGGGCAGGGACAATGCCAGGTTTGATGGACAGGGCGAAATCGCTGGTTGAAGGAGCACGAAATAGAGTCGAGGTTGCTACCTTTCATGTGCTGAGGCACGTTCCAGGGTTTCGCGCCATCTACGTCGACATCATGCGTCTTGCATACGGCGTGCAGTCGACGACTCAAGCTATCCAACACAATCACGCAATGATGGTGCGCCTCTTCAAGGAGGTTGCCGAGGCTCGAGATATGACGCAGCTCGTCCTGCGCAAGCTAGACGATGTATCGACAGACACCTCATTGCCACAGCTCTCCTCTGACAAGGTCGAGGATAAACCGAATTGAGGTGTCTTATGCTACTTTGGTGGAAGAAGTTTTGGGTTGACGCCAAGAAGTACTGGCAGTTGATTGCGCTTGGGTTGGGTCTCGTCGTCACGATGCTTTTGCTACGCACTCAGCGTACGAACTTTGCTGATAGGCTTAAGGAGATCAACGACGCCCACAAGGACGAGGTCGACCGGATCAACACCATCCGTGACACCGAACGCAAAAGGTACGAAGAGAATAGGGTCGAGCTCGAAAAGAAGCTGACAAGCATCAAACGCCAGTACGAAAAGAGGATCGCCGAGCTCGACGTGAAGACGCAGCAACGTGCTGAACAGATCCTCAAAGAAAACGAATCAGATCCAGACAGGCTTGCTGCAAAACTGTCGCAGGTACTTGGGTTCGAGATCGAAACAGGAGGTTGAAGTGAAGAAGTTTATCGCTGCTGTACTGATTGCGTTGACGTTGCTGTCACCTGCGACGGCATTCGCCGATCCACCCGTCCAACCACCGGGAAAGATCGCCCCACTACATGAAACAGACCCCGCACCGTTCGACGGCGTGTTGTTTTCTGCAGAAGCTGTGGCGTGGGTCGCCGCACAGTCAGAATCATTTGAGGAACGCGTTCAGATCGAACGTCAGGATGCGACCGCTCAGGCCACAGCACACTGCGACCGCAGGATCGCTGATGCTGATGCCAGATCTGAGGCGGACCGCGCAACGATGCAGGCGCAGCTGGACGCCCAACAGGCCCGACTCGAGACGATGGAACGGGCGCTTCGAGACGAAGAAAAGAAGCGCAAACCCGGTACGATTGCGCTCTGGACATCACTTGGCACCGGCGGAGGTATCCTACTTACGCTGGGAACCATCTTTCTGGTAAACCAGGCGACCAAGTGAGCCAGTGCTGCCTATTTAGACCTGAGGCAGCACATGTCTGAAGAAACAAAAGAAGAGACGGCAGTCGTTCCTGCCGACGAAGTAAAAGTGCCAGACACCTGGTTCTGGATCCGTGACAGCAAGGGCTACGGCTCGGTTACAGTCACGTTCGTCACGATCGCGTTCTGGGTTACGACCCTCGCATACGTGGCGTCGATCTTTTCGAAGATCGGGCCCGTTGAGATCAGGCCTTTCGATGTCGCTGCGTGCAGCGCGTACTTCATCCCAATTTTGACCCTATACTTCGGTCGCAAGTTCACTGAAGCGAAGTGGGGACACGGTCCAGGGCCAGGGAGCACCAACAAGGCAGAGTGATGCACGGGATCACGGTCACTGAGGGTGCGATCAGAAAACTCGTCAGGAAGGCGCTTAATGGAACACAACGGCTTGCTGAGATGGGTGGACTACAACCTCAGGAACCAGTCAGGGTCGTCAATGTTGTCGACCCTCAGGCTGCAGAAACAGACCCAAAGAATCCGAGGTACCTTCCTCAAGATAAGGTAGAATTTACTGTAGCGATACGCCAGCTCCTGGATGCAAACCCAGAGGCTGACTACCAAGAGATTTTCCGAATCGTCAAGATGAAGCTCGACGACGATGAGGGCGGAGGAGAAACAATGAACGTCAAGGAACAGGTGGAGGCAGCTCTTCGCAGGAAGGTTCGAGCTGTCATCAAGGAGGCGATGCCGGCGTACGCGCGAGGCGGCCAGTACGGTCAGGAAGACTTCGAACGCGACAAGGCGTGGTTGCAGCGTAAGTTTGGAGAAGAGGAAGAGCCTGAAGGCAAGGACAACTACACGCCGAAACGTGTCCGCGGAAGCAAAAATAACGACGAACAAGCGTCACAGATCATTCGGGTGCTGAACTCTGAGTTCGGCATCGATATGAAGGGTTCGCAGTTCCAGTCGTTCGACAAAGCAACGAAGCTTCGTTGGTTTGCGACTGCGTACATCTCGGAACACGATCCTCGGTTCCTGGAACGCACAGTCGCCGACTACATCGAAGCGCTCGAAGAGGCCGCGGATGAGTCGGGCGTCCTAGACGATACACTCATCGAGGAATTGAAGGACCTTGAGAGGGAACTGCTGAAGAATCCGTCGATCTCTGATGCGTTCTCAGAGTACCTCCAACAAGAGGTCCAGACGACGATCAACTCGATGGATCCAGAGCAGTACAAGACGTTCATGGGTCTAGCACAGCTCGCGTTCGACGATGTACCAGGCGGCATCATGAAGTTTGGTGCCGGCGGCGCTGAGAAGCCAGAGGATGTACGTACCTGGGCAGCTCGTCGTCAATCGAGCAAGCAGTTCACAGGAGGCGGAGATCCGAAGACCGGTGGCGGAAGCGCAGTTGACAGATTCAGAGCGGCCGTTGATCATCCGGCGGTCCCACCAGAGAAGTAGGTGATTTTTCACCTGGATGCAAGACGAGGGATCTATGGGCGTGTTGTTGGAGATGCATGAGCGGCTCGCTTCCGACGTAGGAAGCACAATAGCACCCAGGTTTCCAGTCGTTCCACAGAATCCTTCTGCGCCTGTTGTGAAGACGAACAGGTGGATCGTCTCTCGTGATGATGTCATGGGCGGTGTTCAGAAGCTCAGCAAGACGTACGACTTTGATGATTCGTTCCAACGAAACATGTTTGTCAGTGAGCTGTTTTCGTACGAAGAACGTACGCAGCACCGTGCAGACATCTCCATCAGGAACAACGAAGACTCTCCAATGTTCACGGTCGCTGTGACGCTGTGGACGAGAAACATCGGCCAGGTGACAAACCTCGACAAGGAATACGCAGCCTACGCTGATTCCATTTACCGCGAGGTGATGTACAATCTAATGAATGAATCGATCTGAAGTTAGGCCTGATGCCGATTCGTCGCTCCTCATGTCGCAGGAACTGTACGACGAGATCGACCTAGAGGATGGAGCGAAGGAGCTCATCCAGGCGCGGTCGAAGATCATCGTCCTGAAGATCAAGACGAAGGACGGCAAGAACGACCTTGTTCTTGCTCCACTTCGTGGTATGGGGTCCGCAATCGAGGACGAGCTGCTTACGCTCGAGCTCGAGCTTCCAGAGGCCCAGGCTCTCGAGTTCCTCCTTGACATTCGTAGCGGTGGGACAGGTATTTACGGGATCGACATGCACTGGCGTCAGGATGTTGTCACGATCCTTAAGGAGAGCGACGAACGCTACAGTATACAGAAGGTGAACATCTACGATGTCTCTGTAGAATCAGAGGCATCTACGTTGGTCATCGTGCTCAATGATGCGTTTCATTGAAGGTCGGCCTATTTAGAGATCACGGGTCATCATGTTAGAAGAAGGTACACAGTTTGATAAGTTCATGGACGATATCCTCATAAAAGAGGCTCGTCAGGTCAAGCGCGATGCAAAGGAAGAGGAACTACCTCTACATGTCAGAGCAAACGGTCTTCGTCGCGAGAATCCAGGTCACCTGATCAGGTACGGTGGAACATTCTCCAGGCATCCTGGGATCAGGTACAGAGGGTGAACCGAGTGGAACTCAGAACGGCAAAATCGATCGAGCAATTCATCGATGGGATCACTACGTCTGTGCTGCGGCATCGGCTACGGGAAGGTCTAGACGATGACCTAAAGGTCATTAAGCCCGACGTAAAGAAGGACCCCAACACCGCGAATGTCAGCGGACAGGCAAAGACTGTCGGCGATGAGCGCGACGGTGAGATCATGTCTCAGGGAGACGTTGAGGTCGGTGACATCATCGAAAAGCTCAACGCAATCAGGGCAGGACGTTCGGTCCGCAACCCGGCCATCGCTCAGGAGCTCGAAACGTACTTTGGCGACCTCGACGCTGAAGAGAGGATCGCCTTGTTTGCGTATTTGAAGGGAATCGCTGAAGTCGTAAGTGGCGAGCATCCTGGTAAGAGTGCCGAAGAACCCAGCGATCCAGACCCTAGGATCGAAATGGACCGCGAAGGTGGATCGTCTGACAAGGCCCGGGTGACAGTCAAGTCAGGAGGCGGGGGCGAAGATACGTCTCCTCCTGTGCCTATTGCGGTGAAAAATCGATAGCTTGGAAAGTAGAATGGTAGAAATGGAAGCTAGAAAGATCAACCTGCCAAAGGGTGAGACGCTCGAAATCGAGATGGATCCAAAGTTCTTGAGCTATGTGGCCCGGCATTTTGGTCTTCCTGGGACTTCTGCTGTGAAGGATGATCACATCCGAATGTTCATCTGGGGAGCCACCAAGAATGCCATCGACAAGTCCGAAAAACAGCAAGCGATCGCCCATGTCAGGTAGTCGAACAAAGACAAGCATCGATCACATCTACTGCAATTCAACCCTCACGCTTCAGGACGTGAAGGACATCACATGGCTCGCCTTACGAGGCAAGCTCAATACTCCGACGGAGAAGGTTGATGGAAGCAACTTGTATGTGACGTACGACGGACACGCTGTCTACGTTGCACGCAGGAAGCAAGATATCATCGATGGAGGGCTTGATTCATCGAGGATCAATGAGTTGTACAAGGACCACCCGAAGGTCCGAGACGCGTTTCTCCACGCGATGGAAACAGTCGAGCTTGCGATCAAACGACTCTTACCAAGGTTCATTGGGCACCTCACCGAGGACGTCTTTGCAAACGGTGATCGTTGGTTATCGATCGAGGTCGTCTATCCCAACCTAGATCACATCATTGCATACGACAAGAACTGCGTGATCGTACATCGCACTCCAACGCTTTTCTTCTATGACGGTGAGGTCGTAGTTGAGGACAGCAATATGAGCGCGTTGAACCTGCTGTTGAACATGCTGTACGACGAAGAAGAACGTAGCTTTGACATGTTCCAAGTTGAGAACGGATGGTTCTTCTCAGGACCGTTGATCGCCGAGCTCACCGACCTGGGCGAAGAGCTTGCGAGCTCATACACAGACGGGTTGGACGCAGCGATGCGTATCGTCGGTGCAACGAACGACGATACGATCAAGGATTTCATCATCGCTTGCGCGACAAACACGATCAAGAAGACGATCGTCAACGACGAAGCAGTCGCTCGCAAGGTTGCAGAACGCTTCGCAGGGTTCCCAGGCGGCCCGAACGTACGTGCGTTGAAGAAGCTGTTCGAGGAGAAGGGCTACGATCCAAACGTCATCGATGAGCTCAGGGCGAATCAGAACGACGTCGCTCGTATGTTCAGGGCAACGCTTGAGCTGTTCGTCCACGCGGTTGCGCTCGAAGTCCTGAGCCACGTCAAGCCGTCACTAAAGTCGAACGTTGACTCTGTCAAGCGCACCCTTCTCAAGGTCATCGAAAGGCTGACAGCAGCCCCACGTGGTACCATCGTTGCCCTCACGCGGCAGCTAGAAAAATTGGGACCCATCGAGGGTATTGTTCCCCTTGAGGGCATCGTATTTTTCTACAATGGTCACCAGTATAAGCTCACTGGGAACTTTGCTCCTGCGAACCAGATCATGAACATTTACCGTCGAGCCGTTAGGGAAGGCTACGTCCAGGCGCTCGCGTAGCAAGGAGTGAAACATGGGCGGAAATGCTTTCGGGAGCGTGTCATCGATTGACGTTGACACGCTCCGCGAGGAGTACAGGCGCATCGTCATCTTCCTCGAAGGCCATGGATTCAGTAACGTAAATGCGATCGGTTCGACGTTCAAAAAGGACGTCATGAGCGACGTAGACGTTGTTGCCGAGTTCGATGGAACGCGTGACGATGCGTACGCCGAGCTCCTCAAAGACATGTCCGAAGATCAGCTTCGTCGCATCGGATCGAACATCGTTAGCATCGCTTGGCAGCGCGCCGATGAGAAGTGGGTTCAGGTTGACATCGTTGTTGGAAATGTTGATCTTGTCAAATGGACAAGGTTCGGACCCTTCGACTCGAACTTCAAGGGCACGATGCGTCAGGTTTTCCTGTCTGCGATCCTTACAGCAATGTCTGAGAGGGACTTTGGTAAGGAGTGGACGGATGATCACCGTATGAAGTACGTGCTCGATCTCGACAACGGAATGTTCAAGGTCGTTCAGACAAAGCGCGGCGTCCGCGGAGGTATGCTTCGTAAGTGGAAGACGATCAAACGTGAGTTGGTGTCTCGCTCTCCTCGAGACATTGTTAGGATCGTCTTTCACGGTGGCGTGATGCCCGAGGATGTGTTATCCTTTGAAAGTGCTGTTTACGAATCCAAAAAGTCTGCCCAGCTGCGACCCATCGAGACAAGGATTGTTGAGATCTTTTGTGAGGATGTGGATGAAATTGCGAAAAAACAACCCTTGCGTATCGCAAGGACACGGAACGATGCACTTGCTCAGGCTTTCGTTGCAAAACAGCTATTGAAGGACTCTATCATGAAAAAACCAAGTTCGGTCGGAGGTTCACAGTGAACGCTAAATGTCCACTCTGCAATGCTACCCTCTACAACGAGCGTCGCAAAGAACATCATTCCATCGATTACCAGGCACCCGCGTTGGCGGTCAGTTGGATTTGTGCTGGTTGTGGAGTCGAGGTCACCGCTCAGCGCGGTTGCGTTCCTTGTTCGCAACTTCCACCAACAATCGTAGCTGCGGCGAAACGCCCAGGTGAGTTAGGCGACAGGGGTAGCAAATGGCCAGCTGTGTGGTTTGAGGAGAGAGGTGACCTGCATGGACCATTTTAGGCAACCTTATGGAGGTAACAGGTGATAGTCGATAAAAAGGTTATACCTCAACTCGATTTTTCGGTCTACAAACCAAAAGAAGAGTACTTCAAGGCGTATGCTGAGCTCGGCAAGGCACAGGCGGCCCGGCAGCTGATCGGTGAGATCAAGTTTGCGTATTTGAATGTCTATTCACACCTGAGGTCGACGTTCCTCGACGGCGAAGAGTTGAAGCCAAACGATGAGATCATCACGAGGGTGTATTCTGGCAAACACCTCGTTATCTTGGACGATGACAAGCTCGTAAAGTACACAAACTTCCTGCGTGACAACTGGCCCAAGCGCGGAACCACGCTCGTGAACTCATCGTCAACGCTCTTTGACATCAAGAAGGCGGTTACGAGTTCGACAAGACGCGTCCCAGAATACAAGCAACACCCCAAGGCAGGTGAACCTGTCGTCTACAAGTCGACGAACAAGGCAAAGGGATACGTAAAAGGCGAGCAGCAGGTTGACAAGGATGGAAATCCAAAGTTCTATCCAATGAAGGTGAAGACAGGCTGGCGGTACGTGATCGACAGAAAAGCGATCCGTTTGTGGCTCGATATGTGGAGCCGACAGGAGGAACTCCTTGATGCTGAAGTCCACAACAGGACTCACGCTGTAGATACTGTTGTCAAGGCGATCGACAAGTTTGAAGTGAATACCGGCAGCATCAAATTCGAACGCAACGCGTCGACGGATGTGAAGCCTCCGGACCCGCGAGCACACAGGTGGATCTCACTTGCCGGCCTTGTTCCACTGATGTGGTATGAGTGGCCGAAGGGCATCGACATCTACTCTGACACAAGGTTCAGATCGTCAGAATCGGGCATCGGCGCGGGAGAAAGGTGGCTTGGGTTCCTCCTCGGTGCACAGGTCCAGGGCCCAACAATTACGTTTGATCTCGCAGTTCCTGGAGAGGCAGGGTTCGACTCATGGGAGGTCAAGGAGTACGATGAAAAGATCAGAGTCGTCAGGTTGGGTTCGTGTGGCACTGATACCGTTGCCGCAATGGCCGATGATGTCTCTGACATCATCAGGCAGATTAAGAACATCGTCACTGCATACGATACGCTTAATATTCGCAGCGTCTATGGTCCCGAGACGTGGTTGGGTAGGTTCGTTATAAGCCTCAACGACTATATCGATGAACGATACAAGAAGATCGTCATCCGCGGCGAGCTAGGCAACTCTGAGCTCCGTGAGCTGCAGTACGTAGCGAACGGCGTTGCCAAGATGTTCAGGTTGATCCACGAGAACCACGCTGTCTCAATAGACACCGTCAAGGTCAGAGAGCAGAGGATCAACCTGACACCGTCACAGTACGCGCGGATGCTCTACCTCGTACACAGCGAAGAACCGATGGCGCTCTCGCACGATGAACGGATGTTCGCGTTTGGATCATGCGTGGAACACGCATTGCTCAAGGGCGAGATGACATTCGACGACTACCTACATGAGTGGTTGTCTACGCTGAAGCCTAGCGATGCGTTCGGAAACGTCAAGGGTGTGTTCCTCGTCAACAAGAAGGGATTCATGCTCGTCCCGAACGACAGGTTGAACGATGTCTTCAGTTACTACAGGATGTCCCAAGGTCGTCGATTAAACTTCAAGGTGAACAACATCCCATCGCTGGATGAAGCGATACAGTTATCGAGCATGTTGCCGCTGTCTGGCATGTTTGAGTACCCGCCAGTAGACGTTGACAGCGGCATATTTGAAGGTATCGACGAATATGTACTCGCAGGAGGACCTCCAATGCCGTCCGAAGAGTCGCCTTGGTTTGAGCCTGAGTTTGTTTGGACGATCCGAGAAGAGGATTTCGTCGTGCTGCCCTTCGACGATGAGACGTTGCTCTACGATCCACGCAGGTTCGTCAATGTTGATGCATTCTTGCATTGATGACACGAGCGTGGAGCTTGCACCAGATCGCGTGCTTCTCGCTTTCGTTGAGCACATCAGGTAGGTTCGTTTTGAACGACGCCTCGTCGCTGTTCCACAGGAACCGTCGCATCATCGTTCCAGAGATGTTGCTTGTCTCTGACCGCGGGACCCTGCGAACGCTGACGCGCTCGACGATGTCTGGTACGTAGCGCCTGAAGTGTTCTGTCGAAAATTTTTGTTCAACGTCGGTATCGTCACCTACGAAGATCAAGATCTCTAGGTCCTTGGATTCCAACGTGCCAAGCTCAGCTATGTTGCCGAGCGCGCTCCATGTTTTTCTGATGGGTGAAACCTCGCTGAGGTAAACGGTGACGTTTCCTGGGATGTGATGAAGGATGTACTCTTGCCAGATGTCCTCCATGTCTCGTCCAAGGATCGTGTGTTCGCCACGCCGCACCCTATCGGTCGTGGAGACAAAGACGATGACGCTTTCACATTCTGTTGCGGCTGTAACAATCAGGTTGTGATGCCCACGTTGGTAGGGTTTTGCCGACATCGGTATAAGACCTAGCTTCATGTGTTGTACTATACAACAGATGGTTGAGCGCGACACACGAGTTGATGAAGAGATTATCGATGCAATGAATTTATTTTGCGGTTACGCCCCCTTCGTCAACTCGTGGATCGACGTCAAAAAGAACCTGCTGTTGTTGCTGCCGCCGAAGAAACGTTCGTTGTTCTCACGCAGGGACGAGAAAACAAAGCAGCAGATTCCCAACGCGATGGAATATGAACTGATGCAGATGTGGGCCGACCTCACGGGTCGTCCGGTCATATTTACCAATGATGGACAACATGGACAGATCGATCCTACGTGAGTACGTCCGTTCTGTCATCGTTGAGGACGGTGACGGCGGTGGAGCCGGTGACGGCTTCGGCGGCTGGGGAGGCATGGGCGGTTACGGCGGTGGAATGGGAGGCATGGGCGGAGGTTTTGGCATCGGTGATGACGTCATCTATAGGACGTTTGTCGCTGGGTGGGTTGACCTCTTCAAGACTGCTACGTCTGCAACGAAATCGGTCCTCGGCTCAGCGTATGCCACTGCACGAGTTGTCTTTGATTCAATCGCATCATCTGTGATCCCTTTCTACAGATCGAGGTACAAGGCGATCGCTGAACAACACCGCGAGACGCAAGAACAAATCAGGAACGAACACCATGCGGCGTATAGCTCGATCACGAGCGCCCTCGTCAGCAACGATGACTTCCTGGTCAGTGCATTCATGTTCGATCCGGCGAGGTTCTTTAAGACTGCGTTGTCGAACCCATCGGCGTTCGTTACAGCAGTAGGCGTAGCAAACGCACCTGACGCGATCGCAAATACGTTTGACGTCCTGTCGGGTGGTGGGATGCTCGGCAGGATTATCAAGCGTGCCCACGCTGAGAAGTCGGATTGGGAGTCGATTCAAGACAAGCTCAAGCATGTCCTTGGTGAAAAGACGCTTAGGGGCATGTTCGGAGAGTCAACCGGCAGGCGAGTGAATCCAAGCCAGTTTATCATCGTTGAAGAAGACGCTCCGCGAAAGCGCGACAAGGAACCCGAAAAGGGGCAAAACCTTGAAGAGGACCAACTCGACGTCATCAAAATCCTGCTCGATCCAGCGGTGATCGACATGGTCATGCAGGGTCGTGAGGCTGAAGCGATGTCAAGGGACATGCGCAAGGCAACAGAGAAGTTCCTTAAAAAGATCGTTGAAACCGTGGAGCAGTCACGGCAGATCAGGTCCCTCGATGATGTCCAAAAGATCACCGGCAAGCCGATCAAGGGTGACGAAGACTTGACGCCTGAGGTTGAGGAACGCATGGTTCAAGAGACGAAGAAATCGATCAAGAAGATGTACGCTGAGATGCTTGCTGCGGAGGCGAAACATGTCGCGAAAGTGCTCGATCCTGATCACGATATGGTGAAGGCATACAAGGTGGCGCTCAAGGCGATACACGACGCGTGACTGTTGTAGGATCGGAGCATGGCTAGAGTGGCTAAGAAGGCTCCGAAGCAGTACAACATCGCGAACCTCCAACCCGATGAGATCAACGACCTGCGTCGTGTGGTGCGTGAGTACGCGCAACGCAAACAGAACATTTTAAACGAGATTGAAACTCTCAAGGAGGACCTCAAGACGCTGGACCAGGAGTTCGCCGAGAAGCTCGACCTGAAGACGTTAAAGCTTGTCGAACGACACCTCAACGTGATGCAAGGCGTTGCTCACAAGGATACCTTCGATCTTTTTGTTGAGGCATTGGAGGATCAAATATGCTAACAGAGACAACCGGATCGCTGCCGGTTGATCGCTCTACGAGCGAAGGTCCAACGCTCCTGTCTGTTGCACAGGAGCCCAACGGCGGGTGGTCGTTTGGGATTCCACCCGTGCCAAACATCAATGTCGAAGAAGAAGTATCAGTTCCAGACACCGTTTACGAACCGATCAGGGAACCGCGAAGCCTTCATATACTCAGGTTGACGACAGTCGAGCTCATACACCTACGTGACATCCTTAGCATCGCCCTACCACCCGCGCTCGAAAAGACAGTGTCTCAGGCACTCGCTGAGAAGGAAAACCACGTGCTTTCGGAAGCAAACCTTTGGAAGAAGGTCACCTCCGCGTGCGTAGACGCGGAGGTGCCGATCAACGACAACGCACCTGACTTTATCGTTGCACCTGGTGGGATGCCTGAGATGCGTGTTTTTGAGATCTCAGCAGAACCTATGGATCAGTCAGATGAAGGTTCGGGTCTTGTTGTCGACCCGTTCGGGTCGAAGAAGGGAAGCGATGATTAGGTTAAAGGTTGGGCAGATCGTCTACGTCCTGTTCGAAGAGCACAGGACCGTGCTCCCCGCGCGGGTCGTTGCTGAGAACAGGGCAAAGACCCTTGAAGGGACAAAGATCACATACGAGATCGTCCTAGGTGCTGGTGACCAACGTAAGGAGATGCAGGTCAACGATTCGAACTGTGAACGTGTCTTTGATTCTGCAAAGAAGGTCCAAAACTACCTGACGCAGCAGGCGACGACTTCGATCGGTGAGATCGTTTCTCAGGCAGAGAACCTTGCCGAGGAGTGGTACGGGGGTGATGCTCCTGCGTCTGCGGACGATGATGAAGAAGACGAACAACCTCGCAAACCTCTTACTCCCACCCGACCCATGCATCCTGGGCCAAAGGTCGATCTTGGCAATGGTCAGGTTGCTAACATCATTGTCAGTGAGCCTCGCTCAGAATAACGAGTGTAGCACTACGAGGCTCGGTGTAGAATGGTCGAGATGGCCACAATTGAAGCCGACCAACACTACAAGAACGTAAAACAGCAGGTTATGGCGTGGCATAGGACGATGCTTTGTCAGCCTTCGTGGGATGAGGTAAGAGAGTTCCATGCGATCATGGTGCTCGGCTACTACACGATGTCGATGAAGTCGTTCGAGCCGAAGATACAGGTGATTGAAAAGGGTTACGTCAAGGCGCTTGAATGGATTGCAAGGTGTAAGCAACACGGTATCTGGATCTTTGGAATTTACGATACCGCAGCAATAAACTACGAGACAGAATATGGGCCACGCGATGTGTGGCCGCTCGAACCCGCGTCGGCATTCACAGATGTGAATGGATCGATCGTTGAATTAAGACAAAGCTACAGAAAGAACCTGCGAGAGGCAACGAAGGAACATGGCAGTACTACTGAAAAGGGTAAGATACGCAGTTAGGAAGCCGATGTCTGACACTGACATCAACGGAGATAGCATCACGTCGGTGCCGACGTTTCCGTACAATCCAGAGTCAAAGACGCAGCCAACGACCGCAAAACGTTGGGCAACGTCGGGTTGGATGATCGGAGGAGCCAAATTCGTTGCACCGGAGGTTGAGTTCAACAACGACCCATTCTCAGTTCGCATCATCGCGCTCGACAAGCGTGCCGAAGGCGGTCGAGCGTACAAGGTCATTGACGATCAGGGACGTAAGTTTGACCTCCGTGAAGATCAGCTGATGGAGGCGATCAGGCTTGGAGGCATCGAGGCAGGTGGTCAGATCATCGGTGGTTTCGTCTGGGGAATTCGTGGTAGCCAGATGACGCTGACGTTCCACGGAGGTAGGCTTTACGAGGAGATGAAGGCCGAACTCGACAAGAGAGAGAGCAAGAAGACGCCCGAAGGAAAGAAGAGCCTGATTACGGCACGAAATGTGGTTGCTGGTGGAATTTACCTTGGGAAGCAAAGGCGCTATGGTACAGACGCCTTCATCTACGTCGGCAGGTTGAGGATCCCCGGTGAGAAGACACCCAAACATGCTGTTGTCGAGTTCTACAATACCATGCACAGAAACGACGGGCGGTACGTCTGGCAGGACAAGGTTCCGGCTGATATTGATATATCAAAGCTAACAGACGAGCAGCTCTTCAAATACGTATGTGAGTTCGACAAAAGATTCATCAATGAGCGACTACAGTCGACCCAACGTGGTCCACACTTCTACTGCCTCTACCTTCGCGGAAACGTTTCGTTTGAGGAACAGGTCGGTAAAGTCAACGATGTAACACCGCTCAGGGAGCTCGCGGCGGCTGGAACGATGCAGTTTACAAACGGTCACCACAATGACTATGCTAAAAAGGCATACATTGCAAACAAGAGTGAAGAAGATCCCAAGCCTGATGGCAGCGCACCACCCTACCAGGGGTGGAGCAGCCACGTCTACGAACGTTATCGAAAAAACACGGCTTTTTGGGAAGAGCACGCAAAGGCGTGGTTCATCGAGAACATGCAATGGGCAGACAAGAAGTGAACGATCCAGAGCTGCTGCGGGCAATGACACTGTTTGTTTCGGCGATCAGGCGATCTACAGAGACTAGATACGTTTGGTACGACAAACACACGATCGTCATGGCGTGTGCTGAGAACTCTGAAAAGGTTGATGACGTCGATCCTGCGTGTCATCCGCTACAGGCGCTCGTCAACCTCGCTCACACGCACAACTACGAGTATGCAGCAAGCACGCTGTCACACGAGATGTCGATTGCCCTCGTTGCAGGACTCATCAGCCGGGAGTGTCCGACGTACACACACTTCATCGTCAGGATCTCACCAAGGCTCGCGAACAAGTACCTCTCTGGGCCTGATGAGCGGGAACTCGCGCTCAAGATCGTAAAGAGATACTTCGAGGAGATCAAGACAAGATGACGGTCCTCATCATCGACGGTCACAACTTCATACACCGTGCCCGAACTGGATTCGGCAAGGGCGAGTTCAACGTTGTCTTCAACTTCTTCAGGAACCTACGATACTTTGTTGGGCTTATGAAGCCAACGCGTGTCATCTTCCCGCTCGAAGGACACCCGCAGCATCGTTATGACCTGCTACCCGAGTACAAGGGAAACAGGATCGTCGTCGAAGGGACACCTGCTCACGAGGAGCTGGCGGACTTCCACCGCCAAAAGGACCTGATCGTCGACCTGATGATGAGGCACTTTCCTGTCTCAATCATGCGGCATCCACGGTTCGAGTGTGACGATGTTGTCTTCAACATCATCAACAACGCAGCGACATCAACTCAGTTCGTCGTCGCATCGAACGATAGCGATTTTATTCAATTGCTGCAGCATTTCGACAACGTCCGATTGTACAACCCGATGCAGAAGAAGTACATTGATGAAGGTCCGCCGTACGACTACGTCTCGTGGAAGGCGCTCGTAGGAGACGGTAGCGACAATATCGATGGCTTCAAGAGCATAGGAGGCAAGCGTGCTAAGGCTCTTCTGGATGATAATCAGCTTCTTGAGAGGTTTTTTCGCGAGGATCCTACACGGGCTACGAAGTTCCTGCGAAACAGAAAACTCATCAAGTTCGCAAGGTGGTCCGAGTCAGACGCAATGGAAGCAACCAGTTCGAATCCAACCCGAAACTGGGACGTTGTTCGAACAACGTTCTACAGGTGGGGATTCAACTCGATCGCAAATGACAAGTCCTGGGCAAAGTACGTTTCAACATTCGATCCACTCTGGGGTGAGGAAGAGGCTGTACAACGATCCGAAGATGGCTGAGCGCGAGCGTTGGATTAAGCTGCATAATAACCTGACAGATGAGAAGCGCGCAGCAGCAAAGTGTAAGTGTTGCAGCGACACCGGTGTCGTGATTGCATTCTCTATATTTGGTTCTTCTGCGATGGCGACGTGCACATGTTCTGCATCAAAGAACGTGTTGCACTGAAAAGGACGATCTATCGCAGTCCTTTAATTTAGTTAATGATCGGAGGTTGAAGCAATGTGGAACAAGGTACTGAGCGTACTTGGATACCTGAACGCTTCACCGATCACGCTGATCGGGTTCATCTACGTGCTGTTCTGCACCATGATGGGATGGTTCAGATTCGTCGGATCAAAGGAACACGCACTCGTTTGGGCGACATGTCCAGAAAACATGCCCAAGTGGTTGTACAGGCGTTGGGAAGGTGAGAAGTTCGACCTCTACGGTCGGTGTATCGGTAACGTTGTTATTCTCGATTCGAGTGACTTCAAGATCGATAGCCCAAACGACATCAAGAACATCAGAACATTCACGCACGAGATGGGTCACGTGATCCAGTGCATGAGGATGGGAATTTTTCAGCCGATCTTCTATGGGTTGAATTGGCTTGGGATTAAGTGGGGTTGTCCGAACTCACATGCGTACTATGATCTGACATTTGAAATCGACGCTCGACGACGAGCGTGTCAGACGATCGATGTTGTAGGTGTCAGGAAGAAGCTTGATGAGAAGCTTCAAAGAAATGCAAAATCGTAAGTAACGGAAATGTTTATCATAATGTTGTAATCCAAAAATCCACATATTATGATAAACGAATATAAAGTTGTCGTCGCGTAAAGCAGTATTTGTTATAGCAGTGCTGACGTCTGTGTTGGTGACGTGTTGTTTACAATCTTCAATTAGGAGGATGCCCGCGCCAGCAGCGACGGTGTGTGATCCACATCATACGCCAGAGCAGACACATCTTGCCAGGATACTTTGGAACGTTCAGTTTGAGTGTCCGGCTGCGATAAACATTAGGATTGAAAAGATCGATGAATGCACGTGTGAATCAAATGGTGCCCTGTGGTGCGTGGGAAAGTGTCTCGACAAACAAATCATAATTGACCCTAGAATATCAGAAGAGTTTGTTGATCTTCTCATCGCACATGAGGTGGGTCATGCGCTCGGAAGACACCATTCAAAGTCAGTGTGTTCCGTAATGTATCCCATAATTGATAAGATCGATCGTCGGTGCGTACGAGATGTTGAGTGACATGAACCCGTATCGCACCAACGCAGCCCCGCGACGGCCGCAATGTATAAAAACGCTTTCGAATAGAATTAGACGGTTCAAGCGTAAGGTCCTACTCTTTGAGAATGGGAATCAGCGCGCTTTTCTGTTGCAGCAGACAAACAGGTTACGCTACTAAACGTAGACGCTATGAAGGATGACGACATTAATGCAGCCCATCGGCGGCTGTAGTAGTAGTATGCCATATGCTGATTCTAAATGGTATTCAAAGCTACAGTGATCCTCGGCAGGAGACGTTTCGTGTCGCTATCGATGAAATCGAGAAGAATTTTGATGAGCTTCCACCCGTCTCAGTTGCAAACGTCCAAGTTGGATTTCCGGCATCGTGCGTTGACCTTGGCTGGTTGAAGGACAAGATCCTAACGTTCTGGCGAGAGGCCTACAATGATGTAACTCGTGATGAGCTGTGCGTCCTGCTACGGAGGGAACTACCGTACGCCGTCCAACGTTTAAAGTACCTCAGCGTAAGGCTAGATGTTAATGTGGTGCGTATCGTTCTCAAGACGAAGGACGATATGGGTTGGTATGCCTATGAATTCAATGTTGCTCTCAATGTACCACACCTACGTCTCGTCAAGTAAACAAAAAAGTTTCTCTGACAACACGTCATTGATTTATCAGTGTGTTAGGTAAGAAATGTCCGAAGAACCCAAGAACGTGACTAGGCTCATATTCGGAAAACAACACATCACAATCCTCAGTGATGAACGTAATCCTCGAGTCATAGAACGACCCAAGCGTTCATCACCATGTAACTGTTCAGTGATCTCCATGCCGGCAAAAGGGCGACGGTCGGTTGCTTATAAATTGTACCAGCGCGCGATGATCCTCGATGAGAATCCTACAACTGTAGACGAAGCAGAACGCCTTTACAAGGAGGTAATTCAACTTGATCCATGGTTAGATCTTGCCTATACTAACTTAGGCAAGATCAAATACGATTATTATCACGATTTGCAGAGCGCTAGGGAATGGTTCCAGAAGGCTATTTCAATAAATCCCAAACAGGCCGAGGCGTTGTACAACCTTGGTCATGTGTTGAACAGTCAGGGAGACAATAAACAGGCAATTTTACTGTTGCTAGATGCCATAGCTCTTGATCCAAGTTTTGCCGACGCACACTACAACCTTGCGGTGGCATACGATCAAATTGGAGACTACAGACAAGCTCGACCATATTGGGAATCCTTCATTGAGCTTTCTCGAAAGAATCAAAGTGTTGATCGATACGTTGAACATGCAAAAATGACGCTGTCAAGGACAGCCTATAGGTTTTGAACGTCTTCTTGCAGAAGGTGGCATAGTTGTCGTCGGTCATTGGTACAGCTATTTGGCAACTTTGGCAGCAATTTTGTTGATTCTGAACATGTGTTTCAACCTGTTTTAGAAGGATTACAATTTATTGGGTATGATTTGAAGGGCAACACATGACAAGTCCTAGCGACATTAGATGGGGCAAATACACTGACAGCAAGGGAACGAAGTTCGAGGGCCCGTACTTTCATGGCAACTGGAAGTTCGAGCTCTCGGAATCTCCTACGATCAATGAATGTATCGTCTATGCGATCACCGCTACAGAGGGCGGCACGTATGATGCCGTAAACATGTACGACGTGTGCGTGATGACAGTGGGTGTCGTGCAGTGGTGCGACAGATTCCACCTCGTCTCAAAGATGCTTGGATACGTTGCTGACAAGTGTGGCGTTCAGGCAGTGTCTGTCCCACTTGCGGACGCCATGTCAGCTTCAGGCGCGATATTTAAGAGGAACAGAAACGCACAGTGGAGGTTCTTTCAACACGGTGTTGAGTGCTCAACACCGTCTCAATTGAGGAACCTCTACTTCGGCGGGTCGTCAGGTTTGCTTGGGCAATGGACAGAATCGCAGAAGCTCATTGCACGAAAATGGGCCGCGGGGATGGCGAACATCTGGAACGATGAGAAGGCTCGTGTCGCTCAGCTCGAATACACAAAGTCTCGGATCTCGATGTTTACGCTTGAGGACAGCAGGAAGATCATGCTCGACTCGAACGACTCCTGGGAAGGGCTCGTCGGTGCGACCAAGGCAATCTACATTTCGTATTCCGCGAATAATCCTACGACGGCTGATGGGCTTGTGAAGGCGGCTGTGTTCGAGCTTGAGGGTACGCCTGAGTGGTCGGAGGACTGGTGCGTCGGGATCATCAAGAAGCTAGCACTCGATTCAAGCATCAGGATCTGGCCTGGACGCTACGACAAGGTCAGCAAGGCGGTGAACAAGATCTTCGGAACAAAGCTTCCAGAGAGTCACAATGTCCTTGCTACGTGGACGCCTTCACAGCCAGACCCGCTACTCGAGTTAGAGCCGATCGATAAACCAGTTCTTCCAGATGTTGAGCCCGACACTGAACCTGAACCTCCGTCATTCGACGTTAACGTTCCAGGCATCGATCAAGTTGTAGATACGCAACCTAGCATCGATGTACTAGAGATCCCAGAGGAACACGAACAGCACGATACTGACCCTTCACCTGCTCCGATTGTCCGGTACAGAAGCGGGTGGAGCATTATCGATTTTATCGTGATGTTCATCAGGAAGATTTTTGAGACCTGGGTACATTCAAGGAATAGGTGATCGAGCACGATCGGACATACTTAGATACAGTATGTCCATCAAGCCGAAACTAGATTCCTGGCTGCTTGATCCAGAACCGAGCAGCATGCACCCAGCGTATGAGGACAAGGCGGCCGGTGTCGTCATTGTTGAAGGAAGTTCAACCGAGGTTGACCTTCGAAAGTTCGCCTCGCCCGTCGAAGACCAGCGTTGGCTGAACTCGTGCGTCGGCAACGCCGTGGTCGGAGGCCTTGAGCTTCTGCGGCTCGCCTCTGGTCACGATCACGTTGACCTTTCAAGGTTGTTCGTCTACTACAATGCTCGCAATGAGCACAGCGCGCAGACACTCGACAAGGGTACATACATTCGCTCTGCGATGCTGACGCTTCAGAAGCTTGGCGTTTGTAAGGAAGAAACCTGGGCGTACAACATGAACAAGGTCTTCGTCAGGCCATCGTGGAATTCGTATAGGGAGGCGTACCTCAACAAGATCGATGACTACTACAGGATCAGGTCGTATGGATCGAGCAGGCTCGATGCCATCGAGACAGCGCTTCGCGCTCGGCATCCGGTTGCGTTCGGTATGAAGGTCGATGATAAGTTTGTCGAGAACAGAGACGGTCATCCGAAGTTCACTTCGTCGAGCAAGTGGGAAGGTCGTCACGCGATGTTGATTGTTGGGTTCAATAAAACATCAAAAACCTTGATCGTTAGGAATTCGTGGGGCACAAGTTGGGGTGACGACGGCTACTGCTACCTTCCGTACGACGCGCTCCAGGCAGCCGAGAGCGATGATTTTTGGGTGATGACGGGACTCTCGTGAGGTGTTCAAAAAGGTCAAAAACACCGATGTTTTTGAGGTCTTTGGACGAACGTACGCCCTGCTAGGTGTCAGTGGCAAGCCGAAGAAGATTCCATCGTGGTTGATAAAACCGGGCTGGTTGTTTACGATGAACGAATCGGGAAGCGTGATATTCATGTGGAACCGAAGACGTTCTGGCGTGGAGATGTTGGCACTCGATGTGCTGGACAATCTAGAAGATTACGTTTGATAAACTGTGCAGCTCGCGCCCTCGTGATGTACTGTTGCTACATGAACAAGGCAACAGACACATCATTTCATGACACCATAAACGTAGACATGGCGAACGAGGTCTTTTTACGACCAACGTTGCCCAACACCCCCGCCGCCAAGAAGGCAAAATCGCCTGAGTACTCGCTCGGTGCAAGCGGCGAACTCGTCGATAGGTACACGCAGATTAACACGAGAAACATCAAAAACAGAAGGTAGGAGTGGCTGTCGTCGACCAATCCACGTATGTTGTGTGTATACGTACGCGATTTCCTTTGAAGTTGTACAATATGTACGTACGACATTATATTTGGTCACGATGACGAAGCGAAATACAAGAAGGTGGTTGCAGAGGTTGGTTGCGGCGCTTGGACCGATTGCACTCGGGTTCACGCTGTCGACGGCCTCGTGCGGTCCAAAGAAGCCTCGAACGCCGACAGACGAGGACTTCTATGTTCCTGGTCCACCTCCACCAGTGTTACCTACGCACGATTGTGGTACTGCTTGTCAGAACCTTCGGGACCTCAAGTGTGTGCAGGGAGAGGATCTGAACATGGATGTCACGTGTGAGACATTCTGCGAGGAGACGATCAGGAACGGCGTCTGGTTGGATCCAGACTGCGTTTCAACGCTTACAGACGAGGACGTTACCCCGCCCGAGTGTCCTGAGATTGAAGAGTGTGCCGTCAGAGACGATAGGGATCCTGTCTCGGCACCACCACCTGCGTACGGCAACCAGGTTGTGATCGAGGAACCAGTGACAATCATCGAAAAATGAAGTTCCTCAGGCAGTACATCAGGACGCTCATCTGTGAGGCGGTCATGTCGTGGCCGTCGATTACGCACCCGCGCCACATCAAGTCACAGCCGTTCGAAATGAATCACTATGACAATCAGGTCTGGAGCGCTGCGACACGTCCAAACGCGGGCCACATACCGACAGAGCCCCTACGAGCAGCGTGCTGCCTTATCATTCACCCTGATAACGGGAAGATTCTCGCAGTTTCTCGAAAGGATGACCCAAATGACTGGGGAATGCCTGGTGGGCACGTGGATCCGGGCGAAACTCCGGAAGCAGCGGCTGCACGTGAGCTCAAGGAAGAAACTGGGCTTGCTGCGACAGCATTGAAGCCAGTGTTCACGCTTCTAGACGATCATGGATTTGAGACATCAACGTTTCAATGTGATTATATTGGAGAATTTTTCACAGATGAAACGGGCAGGATCGCGTGGGTCGATCCGAGCGTGCTCGTAAGTTCAAAGAGCTCACAGTTTGCCAGCTACAACGTTGAACTCTTTCAGCACATCGGGATCGATCCTACAACAACTGCATGATCGAAAACGGTTCCGGTAACAAAAACATCCCGACTCGGGCGGCAATTGCTGTTCTAGGGGCGAATGGCCTACTGGAGACGAAGTAGAAAGAAACATTGTCTGTGCAGGCACTTTGAAGTATGATTGTAACCTTGAGTAAGGTAGGCCAGTGTTTTTGTAAACCGGCGTATTAAATCGTATGATCTTTGTATCATGTTAGACGATTCAGTAGATACTACCAAGACACGTAAATTCATCTGCCCGCTCGATGTCGAAACGACGGGTCTCGATCCCGAAATTCACCAGATCACGGAGCTGTGCTTCGTGAGGATGTCATTCGTACCGGGAACTGATTGGTTTTCAACGTTGAAGGAAGAGGCTCGTGTCTGTCACAAGACGCTGCTGCGTCCGGGGACGTTCGTTGATCCAACGGTCGCAAGCATCAACAAGTACGATCCGGAGGTATGGGCAAAGGAGGCGATTCACCTTGCCGATGCACTCAGCCAGGCGCTCCCGCTTCTAAGGGACGCGTATCCGATAGCGAGCAAACCTCAGTTCGACATGGGTTTCATCGCAAAGGCGGTTAAAGATCTCTGCTGGCAGATGCCTAGGATGGCGGGTCATCACCCCATCGACATAACTAGCGCGTTTGTACGTCTCTACTTTGAAGGTAAGATCGATCGCATCGGGCAGGATTACGTGACGCGGCTCCTCTTCAACAAGACGGCCGATCACCTCGCAGAACCTGATGTTGATGATATGATCAAGCTGATGTCTCATGTCTGAATTCATTGTATCTCTTTGCGCCGGTCTCCTGCTCCTCGCAACGCACGTCATCGTGTGGATGTGGGGGTACGCTGCTGCGTGTAACGCGTGGGCAGCGATCGCAAACACAGGCAAGTTCATCGTTTGGGATGAGAGTGAATTCCGTGTCCAGTACAACAATATTGACCACGAACTGGATAAGTGTTTGAGAAACATTCCAGAGGAAGAAGAGCATGGATCCCAATAAACACGACAGTGACTCTTCCGTTGATAGCATTTGTTGAGCGACACTCGCGCTACCGCGCCTATGCTGAGCTAAAACGTCGAGGCTATTCACACAACCAGGCACGGCAGATGGCTAACAAGAAATACAGGATAGCGATATGGTCAACATCGTAAAAAAAGGATGTTCTGATTGTCCATTTAGGCGGACGCAGCATCCCTACGGGTGTTGGGCAGGTGGAAAGGTTTCCGTCTACTCAAATACAGTCGGTGATGATTGTCCGCTTCTGGTTGAACCTGTTGCTGTATCACTTGGCGCTCAACGCAATGATTCCACCCCGTAGTCCATTTTCTCTGATCCAAGAAGACCTTTGGCCGTCGACGTGGCTCGTGCTCGTCTCGTGCATCCTGCTGAACTGTACGTCTCGAAAGCAGGTCCAGCGGGTGATGCCAAGGTTCATCGACGAGTGGGATACGCCAGCAAGGTTTCTCGATGCAGATGAAGGAACAGTCAAGGAACACATCAGGTTGCTCGGGTTCTCTAATCGACGGCTCGATCGTCTCAGGAGACTTGCACGAGACCTTGCCGCAGGACATTGGACAGATCCTCGACACCTATCAGGCGTTGGAGAATACGCTGCAAGAGCATACGAGATCTTCTGTAGATGTGAATTGGGCGAAGACGCACCGAACGACGGAAGCCTTGCAACGTACTGGCGATGGGCAAAGAAGAATTATGAAGCCCAAGCGCTGTAAGCTATACCGGATCCGTTCAGACGTGAAGTTATTCGCGTCGATTGCATTCCTCGTTATAGACGGATCGATCGAGGATCTAGAAGGAAGGGAGTTCGGTCGCATCAAGCTTGAGCCGAACGAACCCGTACTCCTCATCGACAGGTACTATAGCACAAGCTGGTACGTCTGCCTTATGCGCAACAAGATTGTTGTAGTCAACAAGTTGGACCTCTGTGATGGTAAAGAAAGACGATAAGAAGTCGAACTCGCCGTACAGGCATGTCCCGCTGTGGGGGCCTACACGCAAGACGATCAAGATCACACCTCAGAACTCTGGTAGCTTTGTCGACGCTGTCGTCAGAGACGAGGACGGTAACAAGAAGCTCGACGCCGGCGTGGGTGACAGGATCATCGTCCAAAGGTTCAACTCTCTTGCAGATTCGAGGATGGACCTCAACGAAGGGATCATCGTTGGTCTGGGAGACGACGGGCTCGTAAGGTGGTTCGACGAGGTACGCGAGCAGTGGTTCTTCTTCTACTGGAACATTGAAAAGCGTCCGTTGCTGCTCAAACGCGTTGATTCGAGCGGCGTAACACGGCAGAAAGGCCGACGTCGGAGGAGGAAGGTCGATGATGCGCCTAAGGCGTCTGAAAAAGAAGTCGTCAGCTACGATAGGCTCGATCATCCGATGGGATCGTTCGTATTCGACCCTCCGATGACAGTCGAATTCAAGCTCGGAAACAACGACAACGGAATCAATGGGGCAATCAAAGAAATCGATTTGCCCGTTGCCGGCGAGGGGGCTGAATCCCTACACGATGACATCGGCCTGAAGCTGAACTTCATCTGGGACCGTTTCTGCGTACCTGATCCGTTGACGCTCGACGAGGCACAGGTCGCTCTTCGCGAAAGATTTTTAACATTTGCCAGGAAGGTTGACAAGGAGGAACATGTCACCAAAGTACGAGACATTGCCAATAAGGACGACAAGGTACAAGCTGAAGAGCGTCCTAGCACACTTCAGGAGCAGCAAGGCGCAGCAGGTCATCAAGACTAGCGCGTTCATCTTTCACGCACTGAACAACTTCACCCAGAAGCCCGGCATCTTTGCGTTCGGTACGCTCGTAACAAGCGTGGCGGAACACTTCATCGATGGATCATATAGGTACGCTAACGTTAGCTTCTTCACAGATATGGGATGGGTGAAGGGATTCTCGAACTCGATCGGTGCGTTGATAGCGCAGGAGTGTATGGGATACGTGTACGATACGTATGAGTTTTCGGATTCGACGACGTTTGTTGCAAAGTTCGCTGAGTTGGAAGGTGTCAAGTTCGGGTGGATCGAGGTGAGGGAATCATTATCGAAAACAAAGTTCATGTATGACGATGATGGGGCGAACATCTTCATTGAAGCAAACATGCTTGAGCGCGCGCATGAGGTGATCAGGGCGCTCTTCTGGCGCAAGTTCCAGGACAAATCGATCGTGCTCAATCAGGACTTTGATCCGTTCTTTAGACACACGAAGATGAAGTTCAACGTGGACGAGCTCGTAGGCGCACTACCGTCAAGACTTGCAGAAGAGTACGCTGATGATTTCAGGCAGGCGTTTGCTGTCAACGAGTCCCGTGCGCTGATGCTGTACGGACCTCCTGGATCAGGGAAGTCAACGATCGCTCGCCAGGTCGCGGACATGCTGAAACTTCGTAGCTTTAGGTTGAGGGTCGATAGCCTTGACAACGATTCTGAACTGCTGTACAACGTCATCGAGCTCTTCAGACCTGACTGCATCATTCTTGATGATTTTGATCGTGTTAACAACCAGGAACACCTCCTCGAGATGATCTCGAAGATCAGGAAGTTCGTCAAGCTGATCATCGCTACAGCAAATAACAGATCGAACATCGACGAGGCGATTATGAGGCCAGAACGCTTTGACGAGCTGGGATACGTCAAGTGCCTCGACGATGACGTTGTCAGAAACATGCTTGGAGACGCAGGACACATGTTCGAAGCAGTCGCTGGATGGCCGATCGCGTTCATCTCAGAACTTCGTCGTCGCCAAAAGTGGCAGACCCCAGAGAAGGCAGCATCCTCCATCGCCGAGCTTGCGGGTAGGGTCGAACGCCTGAAGGCGTACGAGGATGACGACAACTATGTGAATATCGCAAGGAAGTCGGGTACGAAGAAGCTAGCGACCTGCGAGGTGTACGAAAAGTGCGAATCAACCAGCAGAGAATCGTCGAGGTAAAGTCCCTGAACGTTGACAGCTAGACAAGGTGCAACAAGCGTCCTCTTAAGATACGATATAACCGCTAAGAGGGCATTTGTTGCCTTTTACGCAAAAGGAAACCATGTTAGTTGCGCTCGAAGCAATCATCGTCCTCTGTCTTTTGGCAGCCATAATCGAAGTCGTCCAGGGGTTCAACCGACGTAGCATGAAGCGCCTAGAGCAGAAGGACCAGGCGATCAGGCTCGCCCTCAGGGCGTTGGAATCTACGAACCCTGCGAATGTCAAGAGGACGTTCCACGTTGCGGGTGAGTTGATGCCCGACGATACGAAAGCTGCTCTCGAAGAACACCTGAACGACCTTGAGTTCGGTGACCACGACTACGTAAGGCGCCTCGAGGCAGCGGTCGAAAGGTCACGGCAAGAAAAATGATCAGCTACCATGCATGTGATGTACTCAGGCACGTCGGACCCGCGTCCTGTTTGCATTTTTTGCCGGGAGACCTCGTTGAACTTAGATGGAAGGATCCAGGCGCCACGCGCGGCATCATCGTCAACATAAGTTCAGATGAGATGGTAGCGTGTGTCCTTTGGGCGAAGAAAAAGAAGGACTGGAGGGCTGGATTGAGTACTTTGTCTTTCCTATCGAAGGGTGAAGTTTCCTTCATTCCGATGACAATGCCGTTTGGTTCGCTGTTCTACACGCATTACAAATACGGAGCCAATAAGGATGATAAGGACGTACAGTGACGTCACAAGCGTAACGCCTGTCGAAGAAAAAAGACTGCTACGATACAGTGAAATCATCGAGCCTGGAACGATGGTGAGGTGGTGGCTCGATTTCTTTAAGAAGACGTGTGGGATGGCCATTGCCCAGTCAGAACGTGGTATCACGGTTATCTGGGCTTGTCCACCTTCAAAGGACGTCGAAATACTAACTCCGAGTGCTTTTGCTAACCTTAATGGCTATGATTCACACAGCGCTGGTGTTCCTAAAAGAAGCTTCAGAAAAGCTGATTTTGGTGACACCATTGATAACGAATACGACTTCAAGATGAAGATCATGAAGAAGCGAACCATTACTTCGCCGTTCAATATCTTCATAGATGATGGGGCACGTGCACTTTACACCAGCACGACGTAGAACGTCTACGGCATGAGGTTTCCGCTACCACGCCAGAGGATCGTTGCCATCGTTGATCGTTCGGGGTCGATGCGACCGATCGCTGAAGAAGTCGTTGCGGCACACAACGAGTTCATCACTTCTCAACGCCATACAGCGCCGGGTGGTTTGACGCGAGTGCTGTTCAGCAGCATGTGCGAAGTTGATGCGATTGACGTTGATATCAATGATAAATGTGCGTTGCTTGATATCGACGCGTATGCCCCCAGTGGAAAGACAGCGCTCTTTGACGCGATCGGTGTCGGCATTGAGTTAGGTTCTCGAGCAAACGAACCCGTCATCGTGTTCGTTGTCACCGATGGGTTCGATAACATGTCAAAGACCTACGGGAGGAACAGCCTGAAGGCACTCATTGATGAATGCAAGGAAGCAGGCTGGAAGTTCTTCTTCATGGGTGGAGGGGATGTAGACGCCCAGCGCGACCAGGCCCGAGAAATTGGGATCGACGATTACGAGGGATTTGAGATGAACGCTGGATCGCTCAGGTCCGCAAGTAGGACGATTTCGGAGAGGATCTCCGCTGCGCGATCAGGCTCCGAATAGGCCGACGTCTGAGATGACGAGTTCGCCCGTATCGGGACGTACCATGATGTTCGATTCGTGCAGGTCGTGCCACTCGAACTCGTACGTCTCTTCGAGGTACTCGAGCGTGCGTACAAGCGACTGGACGTTTCTATCATCGATAAACGACTTTGCAAGTTGCGGGTTGTCGCCGTAGCGCCTCGACGTCGGGAAGATGCGACCTAACACAATGTTCAGCAACATGCCCTTTAGGATGTGGGAGAACTCGTTCCAGTCAAAGTCATCGTCTATGAACGCTCCTGCTTCGCTACCTGCGTGCTTTACGTTCGTTGAGACATAGAAGTCAACGATGTTGGAGATCTCGTCCGGCTTCGTACCCGGTTCGTAGAGCTCGTCGGCTATCGTTAGATCGTCTATCGTAGACACAACAACGTTCCTGACGAACGGGCTAAGGGCTTCGTCTGCGTGCATCGAGGATAACACGCCCTTTGTCAACTTATTTAGCAGGCTCGAGTTCTTCGTAAGTCCAGACATCCTCTTTTGGGTGATGTCCGCCCTTGTGTCCTTGCTTTTTGATTTCCACAACGAGCTGGCGACGTTCCTCGGGACCGGGATGAGGTACTCAACAAGCACACATCTGTTGAACTCCTTGTTGTATACGTCCCCAGCTTCACGTGTTGTTTTTTCATCAACATTGAAGATTTCGAATATCGTAGGAAGGTGACGCCCGTAGACACGCGGCACGTGTTGTTTGATCTCCATCGCCTTTGTGTAAATCGGCGATTCGTTCGTTGGAATGAACTTTGCAACATGCCTCTTTCCGCGCCAAACAACCTCGTACGCTCGGGCGGCGATACCCTTGCCAAGGAACGAGTCTTTTTCTCCTGATGGAATCGGCACGATATCGTGCGAAATGAGCCAGTGCACGAGCGGATCGTCCGATCCTTCGGCCCACTGCCGCAACATGTCGACGTTGCCCTTCTCCTCGAGAAGCACTGAGAGGATGTAGTGGCGTACGAGGCTGTTGTCCATTGTTAGATTAACTACCCTGTAAATCATGCCTTTTGTAGATGCACATAAGGTTGGTTGGTAGTATAATAATTCCAATACCTTGGAACG